ACATGAAGGGACAAACAAAGCTTACCGTCAACCGTACTATAAAGAACATGAAAACATTAAAAGAAAAAGAATAACAATATTAAAAGATTTAAAAATAAACTCATGAATATATTAATTAATAAGAGATTATAAGGTGTTTTTAGTTTAATAACAAATTGAAACGTCTTATAATCGACCTGACAGCTTTAAAATACCATTATGTGAGGTGTGAATTATAATAAAATAAAAGATTGATTTTATTAGGAGGGATAAAATGAGATATGTATTAAAAACAAAATCTAACAAAGAATTATTAGTTACAAATATAATATTAACAAATGATTGTATGTATGCTAAATGTGTTAATTATTTAAACCCATACATATATGGTATGGAAATACTAAAAATGAAAAATATGGTAGATTATGAAATTGATATTTATAGTTTTATAGATGATATTAGCGATTTTCTTAAAAAAGATAAACTTATAAGTATAAATAAATTAGAAAATCTTGAAGATTATGTTGAAACGTTTTATGAAATGATGGTAGATAATTATGGTTTATATTTTAATAAGTTTAATAAGTAATAAATAAGGAGGAATAAAATGGAACAAAATAAATTAATGTGTAGTTGGTGTCAATATCATATTCATGAAGGCATAGGTTATAAACCTTGTCCTAATTTAGACCATGATAAAATACAGTTAAGACCTAAAGTTTTTGGTGGTTATGATAAAGCATATTATGTTTGTGAAATATGTTCATATTATAAACCAGCTAAATGGATTAAATATCCTTCATTTACAAATATAGAAGATTATATAGAGTTCTTAGACAAAGAGTTTTATGAGCCTAGTAATTATCAAAAGAAACTAGGCATAAGTAAAATTAAACAATTTGGATATGTAAGTATAAGAATACCTTCTGAAGATTTAGAAATTGAAGTTCCTTTAATCCATTGGTTAAAAGGGACTTGGAGAGAAGGTAATAAAATAAGATATAAAAAAGTTAGCAAATTAATAAAAAATACAAAAGGTAAATATTATAAAATGGAATTAATAGACAGTGTTGATGTAAAAACTGATGAAGTTTACAATGGTAAATTTAAATGGTATGAGTTAAAGGAGGAATAATTATGAATACAGAAATTTTTGATATGAATAAGATGTATAGATTTAATAAAGAATTAAGTAATGGTGGAAAATGGACTGAATTATGTGATGGATTAATTGTTGAAGTAGAATCTGAAAACTTAGGCAAAATAAAAGTCAATAGTGAAGAATATACAGTATTTCCAAGACAATGTAATCTAGTTGAAGTAGATTCTACTAGCACAGAAGAAGGTAATTGTTATAAAGAAAAGCTTATTATTGAAGACATTATAAAGAAAATAGATAATTGCTTTACAGATTCAATGAAACAAGATCCATATTTTACAAAATATATCAAAGGATATACTTATGTATTTGATATAATGAATGTACCTAATGAAGATTTAGAAGGTTGGATGTTTAAAATAGATGAAAATAAAGCGTTAACAATAGTAAATGAAAATAAATGCATCGTAGAAGATTATGATGGTATTGTACATGAAATCCCTAGAATATTTGCTGAAGCAATAGAAATATTTGAAAGTGGTAAGAATTATGAGCTATGTTACGATTTAATACCTATACAAAAAAGATTATTGAAAAAATATAAACCATTAGAAGAATGTGATGGTATGATTGTTAATCCAGTTAATCAATTTGAAGCTATAATAGAGCATGAGGAAGAAGAATATATAATAGATAGAGAATGGTGTTTAGAAGTAGATGAAGAAGAATTTTAGGAGGGTGATAAATTTGAAAAAAGAAGAATATGTTTGGATAAAAGGATATAAAGGTTTAAGCTGTAATTTTTATGATGGGAATTTTGTATTTAGAAATGTATATTCAATCATTAACAATGAATATGAAAGTAAACAACCTGTTAAAGTATATACTAACATGAAAGATGTATTAAAAGATTTTCCATTAGGTACAAAGAAAAATAATAAATATTTCCAAGTTGAATGTTTAGTATTAGAGTCTGAAAAAGATAATCCAATATTATTATCTAAGAAAATTAAATTTATAAGTGAAATTCTTCAATCAGATTTAATATCATTATATAATTTAGATAACGTATTGTATTCATCATTAGATTATGTTGATTCAGATGATAAAAAATCATATTATCTAAATTTCGACATAAAAGATGTTTACGTAAATAGATTAGTAAAATTAGGATATAGTGAAAGCTTTTCTGAATTATTAATGAATGAATCTGATATAAGGAAAATAAGAATTAATTGCGAAATTAAAGAATGGAAAGTTGATACAGCCAAAAAAGTTTATACATTAGCAAAAGCACTGCATGATGAAAATGTAAGTAAAGATTTAAAAGTGTATTTATTGATGAAAGAAATAGAGAAGGAATATTAAATATATTATATATCTGAAATATTTTGTAAAAATATAGAAAATAAATGTATAAAATATATAAAAATAGGTAATTATATAAATATAAGGGTAATTATTTATCCTATAACAAAGAATGGAGGAATTAATTATGAATAATAGTGAAACAATTTACAAACCAAAGGATGTAGCTAAGATTTTAGGCGTAACAACAAAAACCCTTATTAATTGGGAGAAATCTAATAAATTAGTAGCATATAGAAGTCCAACAAATAGAAGATTCTATAAACAAGATCAAATTGATGAAATATTAGGTATTAAAAGAAAATGTGTGATAAATAAAAATACCACAATGGAAGAATTAGAAAAGATAGTTGGAAATGCATTAGAAGGTAATTTAAAAGACATTTATATTGAAGGCGATAATAAATTTAAGGAAATTGTAGAAAGATTATTTAGTAACTACGATATCGAAATTGTATCAATATAGAAATTAATAAGGGGGAGTAAAAATGTATTTTAACGAAGAACATAATCAAAGAGTAATTGACAGAGGAGACAATTATACTTATATAGGTAGTTATAAATGCAACGAAGTAACAATAGATAATAAAAATAAAAGTGGTAAGAGAAGTTATATTAGAGTTCAATGTCCATATTGTAGTAAAGAATATGATGTTCTATTACAATATTTTAAGAGGGGTGATAAATGTTCATATTGTTGTAATAGTTATGAAAACAGTTTTGCTTATCACATAGAAGTTGAACTTGGTAAAAAAATAAAAGATTACTGGGATTTTGAAGAAAATAGCAGATTGGAAATTAATCCTTATCTAATTTATAAAACTACAAATAAAGTTAAAGTGTGGATATGGTGTCAAGATAAATGGTATCATGGTAGTTATGATATAACACCTAATAGTTTTTATAATGGAAGCAGGTGTGGATATTGTAACAATAAAAGAGTACATCCTAAAGATAGTTTTGCACAATGGGCGATAAATAATATAGATGAGGATTTTATGATTAAATATTGGAGCAATAAAAATACAGTAAATCCTTGGGAAATATCACCACAAAGTAATAAATCTAAAATATGGATATTGTGTCAAGATAAAGATCATCATAACGATGAGGGTGGTTATCCTACGACACCAGCTCATTTTTACAATGGTACGAGATGTCCTTATTGTAATCCTTTTGCTAGTCATAGGGTTCACAAATTAGATAGTTTTGGTTATTTATACCCTGAAAAAGTAAAATACTGGAGTGAGAATAATAAGAAATCACCTTTTGAAGTTGCACCTAAGAGTAGAGATAAATATAAATTTATATGTCAAGAATGTGGTAAAGAATTTGAAAGAATTTTAAGCAATTTAAATAGAAATAATACTGGAGTATATTGTGCTGATTGTAATAATTCAGAATTAGAAGAAACAACAAAACAAGTATTACAAAAATATAATATTAAATATGAAAGAGAAAAAGAATTTGAAAAATTAATAGGAGGAGGTAATAAACCACTTAGATATGATTTCTATTTGCCAGATTGCAATTTATTAATAGAATTACAAGGTATACAACATGAAGAGTGGCAAAAAACATGGATGAGTAAAGAAAGATTCGAAAGACAATTAGAACATGATAAAAGAAAAAGAGAATACGCAAAACAACACAACATTAAATTACTTGAAATATGGTACTATGATATGGATAATATAGAGCAAATACTAACAAAACAATTAAATCTAATATAGAAATTAATAAGGAGTTGATGTTATGGATATAAAAGAAGTAATAGAGGTTAAAATAGAAAAGGAAAAAATTATAAAACAAAAAATAAGACCACCATTTTATTTTGAGAATGGACAAAATTCGATAGTGATACCAACAAAAGAACTAATAAAAATGAAAGATACAGATTTTAGAGTTTTACTTGGAATAAGTGGGTTAACTAATTGCGAAGATGTTACAGAAGAGGGTAGTAATACAAGATATATTGATTTAAAAAAACTAGACAAATATATTATTGATTTAACAAAAACAATAGGTATTGATATATCTAATTTCAATAAAAAAGTTAGAACAATGTTAAAAAAGAAGTCAAATGAATTTAAATTAATTAAATATATAAACGATAAAGGAGAAGAAGTTAATTGTTATGAAATTAATTACGAAAGTGGTGGATTTATAACAATACCCAAATATAAAGCTGAATTAGCTTTATGTGGTTTAAGTAATAATGCTATAAAATTATATTGTAATTTATTATGGTTATGTCAATTTGACGGTAAATTCAAACCAACACATATACCTCAACAAAATTTAGCCATATTAATGGGATTAAGTCCTAATAGTAAATCAGTAATAAAAACAACAACGCAAATATTAATAAATAACGATATGATAGAAGCTACCAAAGTAAAAGAAACAGTTACAATATTAGATGAAGAAGGATTACCTATATCACAAACTAGAGAAAAAATATATTACAATATAATAGTTGAAGAAGAAAAATAATTTAAATTTAAAGATGACAATTTTTAAATTTATTCTATAATTATTCTATAATATATCTATAAGTACTCTATAATAACATAACAGTTTTGTAGGGGGTAGGGGTAAAAATATAAGGTGATGGGGGTATCGAATTAGATACCTAGATATAAGAATTTGCCTAACCCTTGTAATTACTAGATTTCCTACTAACATACAAAAAGTTTATATTATTTTATCATTGACAAAGTTCACAATTACTCATATAATATAAATATAGAAATTAATAAGGGTGTTGAGATGTAATGAACAAAAAAGTAATCAGAAATTTAGAAAAACACACAAAACAGTTAAGTAAGATTGGATTAACAATAAATAGTTTATTGGAGTCTGATGAAAAATATTATTATGAAATTCAAACAAAAGATATAAACGTAATATGTAAAACAGATGATCTAGATGCTATAAGTGATAATAAACAGATGTTAATGTTATATGCAATATTAAAATATTTATCAAATAAATATGAGGATAATGTAATTACTATTGACAATGATTATGCAGAATCATTATTAGGCGTGACATCTGGAATATTAATCGATATCAAAAATGATTTATCAAAAACAGATGTAGTAAAAATAGATGGTGATACTTATACTGTATTAGATAATGTAGAGTTTGAATCAGACTACACAGTATATAATGTTTCTGAAAAATATTATGTTTATCGATTTATTAATAAAGAAGGTGATATAATATACGTAGGGCGAACACAGAACTTACATAATAGAATGAATCAGCATTTCGGGAGCAAAGGTCATTTACCTAAACAAGCCTATGATGAAGTTAATAGAATAGAATATACAATATTGGATTCAGAAATAAAAATGGTCATGTGTGAGATTTATGAAATAAACAAATTTAATTCCAAATATAATACAAAAGATTTATATCGTGGCGAAATCTATTTAGAACAATTTGAAGATGAAAATTTACAATGGAAAATTTATGATAATCAATAAGGAGGTGAATGATAATGAATAGTCTTCAACAGTATATATGTATAATGGGAATTAGTATATTTTTATTTACTTGTTTAGCGATAGCCTCTTTTGTAATAATGTTTACTACTAACGATATAAATCAACTTGCACCATTTATATTATCAATATTGATGATTATATTATGTTCAATGTTGTTTAGTTATAAATATGAATTGTTAAACGATAATAAAGTATATAAAATTACTATTGATGATAATGTATATTATGGTAATGATTATAAAGTTGAAAAGTTAGGAGATAAATAATGAATGAAAAAGAAGTTTATAAAACTTTTATGGAATTATTAGAAGAAGCTATGAATACAGCTTTTGAATTAAATATGAATACTTGGATGTCAGATGAAAGAAAGCTAGAATTAGAAAGGGAATTAAGTAATAGAATAAATTTTTTAAAACTATATATAGAAAAGCATAACATAAAAAATAATATTGATAAAGAAATTTGGAATAAAGTATTTAAAGAATATTGGGGTGATAAATAATGTATATAACAGTTTATGAAATATGTTTTTACTTTAAAGATAAAAATGATAACTGGTATTATTCTTCTAGGGAAATGGTATATTATAAATATTTAGATATAAAAGAAGCTTATAATTTTATTATGAAAGAACTTCATGTTGAAGAAAATGAAAAAATTCATATAAAAAAGATAATTAATAAAACACATAATACTGTATATTATACTAATGCAAAAAAATAGAAAGGATAAAATAAATGAAAAAAGTGATTAGAAATATATTGAAAATTTGTAGTAGAGTTTTATTAGGGGCAATATTTTTTACTGGTATAATAATTATTGGAATGTTAATAACATTTTTCTTAGATTGGATATCTAATTTTAAAATAATCGAAATTTTAATTACTGGTATATTGTTGTTAATAGTTATACCGATAAATTTATTAATGCTTTATTGTACTGGAGATAACATAATCGAAATAATTAAAAATAAATTACAAAAATAGGAGTGATAAATAAAGATTATAAATGAAAGAAGGGAAGTTATAAATGAAACAAAATAAAAAGAGAATATTATAATTCTATTCGTGATAAAAAACATGAAACACCAAATTGCAAAATTGAATATTGCATTAAAAAATTAGAAGAATTAAAAGAAGAACTTAAACAATACGAAATAGAAAAATAAATAAAATGAAAGTTTTATGAAGGAGGAAAATAAATGAAAGAAATAAAATTAATTGAAAATTGCACAATAGGAGAATTTATTGATAATACACTTAAAGAGAATCTTAATGATTGGGGATTTATAGCTATTTCAAATATAATAGAATATTATTCTGATTATTCTAATGGTAAGCTACTAGATGATAAACCTACATTGGAAATATCATCTAGAGTTATACAAAATGTAGTTTGCTATAGTTCTTCAAATAATAAAGATTATATTATTACAATAAAAGAATAGGAGGCGATATTTTATGTTCAATAAGAAAAATAAATGTTGTTCATGTGGGAAAGAAACTAATGTATTATACCATAAAGCAGGAGGATTACAAAGTTTAACTGTAGGATGGTGTAAAGAATGTAAAGAAAAGAAAGATAAAGAATCTTTAGAATTATTAGAAGCTATAAAAAATGGAGAAGATGTAAGTAGATTTTTATAAGGAGGTAATTATGAGTATAGGTGTTAATTTTTATAAAGATGTTAAATTGATTAAACATGGTGGAAAGTATTATAGTTGGAATGAATTGAGATATATTGATAATCAAGATACTTCTTGGAGTGCTGGAAATATTATAAGATTAGCAAATATATTTGAAAAATATACAAATAAAGAATTACCTATTGTGTTATATGAATATGAAGATAACTGTTTAAATAATTTAATTCAACCAAAGGATATGATTGAGTATTGTGATAAAGTGTTAAATAATGCTAATAATGAGGAATTAGAGGAATTTGGTTATAGAATAAGATATATAAAAGAAATGAGTGTGAAGGGATATTACGTTTCTTATGATTCTGAATAATTAGGAGGTAATTATGGGAATAATTAAAGATTTTATTAACTATTTGATGGGAGATTGTGAAACTTGTAAACATGAAAAAGATTGTCCTTACATTAAAGAAGGAAAAGGTAGTTGTTTTGAAATAGGTGGTTTTAATCCACATTATGAAAAGAAAGGGGATAAATAATTATGTTAGAAAACAATACTTTATATTAAAAAGTGAATATATGAAATATTTAAGTATAATTAATAAAAGAATTAGCATAATAACATGAATATATTAATTAATAACAGAAAGGGAGGTGATAAATTGAGGGAAAGAGAAGAATTTATGAAAGCTTTAAATGGTTATTATCAACATTTATTAAAAAGATTCAACAATGGTTATGAATATTGTTCTAAAAATGCAGATGACAAGAAAGCAATACAAGTTTATGAACACTTGATAAAAGAATTAGCAACAATTGAAGCAGTTAAAAATTTTTATAATAGGTGAAAGCTAAAATGAGAAAAATATGTGAGAAAAAAGAGTTTGTTATATTATATAATGATTATAAAGATGAGTATGTAGTGTATAATAGAAAATTAGAATGGAAAACTGAAAATAATGATAAACATCATACACATTGTCATAACTTGAAAGTTGCATATCGTTTAGTTGATTATGCAATCAATAAGAAGATAGGAAAAAAAATGAGTAAATATTTCATTGAATCTTTGATGCGTATATCAAAAGATGAACGTTATAAACAAAAGCTACAAAATATATTAGACGGTAAAGAACCTAAAGAGGTATATTATAACAAATCAAAATCATATAGAAAAAGATAAGTTGATATATAGGAAGGTGTAATTATGAGAACTTTTAAATTCACAAAGAAAGAACAACAATTGTTAAGAGATGTCTATGATATGGGCATGGGTCAAATATGTCGTAATGGTTGTTATATTGAAAAATATCAAGATAACCCAAGAATAAGTTGTTATACAAACTGTAAGTTTTATAAAGAAATATGGGATTTATGGGAAAGATTAGAAAATGAATGTGAATAGGAGATAATTAATATGACATTAGATAAAGTAAATAACTTAGTAGAATTAGCAAAAGGATATGTAGATAGAGGGATTGATCCCTCTACTGCTATTTCATTAGCATATAAAATATTGATATTTAACGAAAAAATGTTGGAAAATCAGTTGACATATTAGAAATTTTAAACTATAATATAATTAACATAGAAATTAATAAGGAGGTATAAAATGAAAAACGTCCCTATAACAACTGTATTTACCATCCCATGTTCTAAATGTGGAGGGCAAATAGTTGCATATGAAGATATAGATGACAAGTGGGGATATAAATATTTAGCTTATTGGAGATGCAAAAAATGTGGCAGAAAAATAAAAGGATATACACATTATGAAAAGGAAGATAAATGGATATGGGAATATGAGGAGGATTAATTAATGAAATTAAAAGATTTTGTAAATAAATTTGTATGTGAAAACACAATAATACGACTATGGCATCCTATCTACGGTGCATATAGAATGATATCAATGTGTGATAATGACCTTTCGCTTTGTATGGAAAAGGATTTGCTTAATAGTGAAGCATGGTAATCTAAATATAATAATTGTGAAGTTGTAGGTGTTAGAACTATGGATACTGTTTATTATAATCAAGGTGTAGTTAATATAGTTATAAAATTAGATTAGGAGGATTAATAATGAATAAACAAGAAATTTTAGAAAAATTAAAAGTTAAATTAAATAATATGTCAGATGAAGAATTTGAAAGATTTTGTATTATAAATAATTTAACAAATAATTGTAATAATTGTAAATGGAAATATTCGAACTATTTAGATTGTTGGTGTGAATTTAGATTGTTACCAACGGATAGAATGATATGTGAAGAATATACTGAGGTGATATAATAAAAGATTTAGATTTTTATATTGTTATGTATGGAAAATATTTAAAGATTCAAATTAAAGCAATTAAAGAAGTATTGAAGGAGGATAAATAATGAGAGAAATTAAGTTAAGAGCATGGGATATTGAAGCAAATGATTGGGCATACGGAACATTAAATATAAAACGATTTAGATTTGATATCAAATGCGATATCTATGGTCAACTCGTTGAAGGATATGGAATTGATGGGCTAATCAAAGAAGAAACTATGAGTGAATACACAGGATATAAAGATATTAATGATGTGGAAATATACGAAGGTGACATAGTAGAAACAACTAGAGCTTTAAATCATGTTGTAGGTGTAGTAGTCATGATTAAAGGTTGTTGGTATATACAAGATGGAAAAGATAGTTATTATAGATTAATACCTAGATTTGGCAAAGCTGAAAATAAAGTAATAGGAAATATATATGAAAATAAAGAACTGTTAAAATTATAAATGAGGTGAGATTGAAGTGAAATTTGAAACGAAGGCAGAACGAGATAAATTTATAGAAGATAACATGAAGTTAGTAACGTACACTATTGATAAGAAATTTCCAAGTTATAAACATGAAAAGATAGATTCTTCTTTTGAAGAAACATTTCAAACAGGATGTATCGGTCTTATAAAAGCTGTTGATAAATTTGATGAAAATAAAGGTTATAGTTTTAGTACATATGCTATTAGTTGTATTGTTGGTGAGATATTATTATCAATACGAGAAATTAAACATGGTATAAGATATGGGAGACGTATTTTGACGAATAAGAAAAGAATAGAAGAATATTTAAATTATATGACTGTTGATGAAGTTGCTGAAAAATTAAAATTAAGTAAGGAAGAAGTGTTAAAAATAAATGAATTAAGTTTAAGTCCAAAATATATAAATCAAAGTATTTCGTCTGATGAAGATGAACCTGATATTAGTAATAGCATAACAGAAATGCAAATAGAAATTGATTATGATGAAAGATTAAGAGTAAATGATATGTTAAACACTTTATCAGAAAAAAATAAAGCTATGGTCATTGATTATGTATTTAATGGAATGTCTCAAAGACAGATAGGTGAGAAATTTAATTGTACACAACAGGTAGCTGGCAAGAATATTAAAAGATCATTTAATAAGTTAAGAGAAATAGCTTGATAAAAATGTTAAGATATGTTAAAATATAAATATATTAGTTAATAAGGGGGTAATAAAAAATGGATGAATTAACTAAAAGAAGATTGAAAACTATAAGTAGTAGAGAAGTTGCTGAAATGATGGAAATTAGACACGCAGACCTAATGAAAAAAATAGAAAAACATACTGAAATATTAGGAAAAGTTACTGAACGAAATTTTTCGTTGAGTGATTTATGGATTTTAAGTTCATACAAAGATAAAACAGGAAGAAATTTAAAAGAATATCAAGTTACTAAAAAGGGATGTGAATTTTTAGCACATAAAACGACAGGTGAAAAAGGCGATTTATTTACTATTAGATATATGGATAAATTTGAAGAAATGGAATTAGTACAACAACAAACAATAGATATGACCGAATTATCTCCAAGTTTACAGACATTTAAACAAATATTTGATACAATGGTAGAACAGGAAATCAAACAAAAACAAATGGAAAAAGATATTGAAGGAATTAAAACTTCATTAGATGGTATACAAAACTTAATATCTTTATCAAAAGATAATTGGAGACATGATGTAAAAGATATAATAAACAAAATAGCTTATAAAACAGGTACAAAACATAAAGTAATTTGGGATGAAGTTTACAATGAATTACAAACCAGATTTGGTGTTAATTTAAACACTAGATTAAAAAACAGAAAAAATAATGCTATTAACAATGGAATGAGTAAAAGTAAAGCAGAAAAGATTAATAAATTAGATATAATAGATGAAGATAAAAGTTTAGTTGAAGGATTATTAATTGTGACTAAGGATTTAGCATTAAAATATAACATTTATCAAGAAGATGAATTGGTTATAAATGATTAAATCATGAATATATTAATTAATAAGGGGGAGTTGAAGTGAAATTCGATACAAAAGAACAAAGGGAACGTTTTATACTTGATAATATTAGATTAGTAGATTACACATTAAAAAGAAAATTACATTATGAAGCAATAGAACATTCATATGAAGATATGTTTAATGTAGGTGTTATAGGATTAATAAAATCAGCAGATACTTTTGATCCTAAATATAATATTAAATTCTCAACGTTTGCTATTTACAATATAATGAGAGAAATAGAACATTATAGCAGACATACTAGAGAAGGAATACATTATGCTCAACAATTATTGATTAACAAACGTAAAGCAGATAGATTAATTAAAATAATGTCAATAGAAGATGTAGCCAAAGAATTAAATAAAGACGTTAAAGAAATTGAAGAATTAATAAGTATAAATTTCAAAGTATCATCTTTAAATAGTAAAGTAGATAATAATGAATGTAATAAAAAAGGTGAATTTCAAGAAACATTTGGATATGAAGAAGATTTTGATACTAACTTGTATTTAGAATCATTATTTGAAGTTTTAACTGAAAGAGAAAAATATATGATAATAGAACAATTTTTTAAAAATACACCACAAAAAGATATAGCCAATAAACATAACATTAGTCAAGCACAAGTTTCAAGGATTATAAAAGGTGGATTAGCTAAAATGAGAAAGGTAGGTAATGTATCATGAGTAGAAAAACGATAGATAGAACTGGAGAGATAGGATATAACACTTTCGGTAGTAAGATGATTGTAAAAGAATATAGAAAATACAACGATATCGATGTGTATTTTCCAGAATACGATTGGGTTTATAAAGGTGCAGAGTATAGTAAATTTAAAAATGGCGAAATAAAATGTCCATATGAGCCTAGAGTGTATGAACATGGATGTTTAGGAGAAGGTAAATATAAAAGTAAAGAAAATGGAAAATATACGAAATGTTATATAACATGGAAAGATATGCTTAGAAGATGTTATGATTCTAAATTTCACGAGAAACATCATACATATAATCAATGTAAAGCATCTGATGAATGGCTAAATTATCAAAACTTCGGATATTGGAATAGTGAAAACTACTATGAAATAGAAGGACAACGAACGACATTAGATAAAGACATATTAGTAAAAAACAATAAAATATATTCAGCAGAGACTTGCATTTACGTACCTGAAAAGATAAATCTATTATTCATTAAAAGAGATAGTAAAAGAGGTAAATATCCTGTTGGAGTATGTTATGAAAAACGCACTAAAAAATTTAGGGTAGGTTGTAGTTTACTTAATCCTGAGACTGGTAAATCAGAGCAAACATATTTAGGAGATTATAATACACCTGAACAAGCATTTGAAGTTTATAAAGAATACAAAGAAAACAATATCAAGCTAGTAGCTGACTACTACAAAGATAAAATACCAACTAAACTATATGATGTTATGTACGATTATCAAGTTGAAATAACTGATTAATAGTTGGTGAAAATAAGTAGAATTATAAAAGGTGGATTAAATAAGATGAGAAAGGTAGGGTAAAAAATATGAAATGTAATATTAATGATTTTGATATAGAAAGATTTAAAACAGGTAATTATGCAATTCATTGTAATACTGAAGAGAAGGCGAGAGAGTTATTAAATTATTTAGATAAAGAACATTGTATAACTTGGGGTCTTGGATCAAATAGTAAAGAGACAGCTTGGAAAACATTTCATGGAAAAACTTGTTATTCATATGATACTTCAAATGGAACGTTGGGATTTTGTAATTATGAATATTATAAGAAAAATGGAATAATAATATATGAGTTTGAATTTCAATACCCATTAACATGGATTGATTTTAAATTAGATAATATAGTAATTCATTGTAAAACAGATTCACAAGTAAACGAATTATCTCAATGGATATACTCAAATAAAGATGAGGAATTTACTAAAGAGCCTTTATTGTGTTTAGCTGAAGGTTGGAATAGATATCATAATGAAGTATGTTATAATTATAATTTATCAGAAAAGAAAATTAATTTTGGAACAAAAAATGTATATCTTTATAAAAATTATGAGGTTGTTGAATGGAATGGTAAAAATTTATACGAAATTAATGGAACGATAGAAACTGATATGGATATAGATGAGTTGAATGATAAATTTATAGACTTTATAGAGTCAATAAATGGTAAATTTGCTGGAGGTATAAAATAATGTTAAAAGGAATTGGAGTTAAAAATGTAAAAAGTGGCGCTGAATTTATATTAAAAGACAAAAAACACATGAGAAGATTCTTAATTTTAACTTATGGTAAATGTCCTAAAACATACACTGATTTAATAGGTAGGAAAGTGCCATATAAAGAAAAATACTTATTTAGATATTTATAGGAGGATTGATAATGTATAAAATAAAATTTGATTTTTATTTTATAGAAATTATTGACAAATTAAGCAAAATATGATATAATACCAATATATTAATTAATAAGGGGTGATAGTATGGAAGATAAATATAAATTGCATCATGGAGATTGTTTAGAAATAATGAAAAATATATCAAATAAATCAATAGATATGATATTATGTGATTTACCTTATAATATAACTTCTTGTGAGTGGGATATCCTTATACCATTTGATAAATTATGGAAAGAATATAAGAGAATAATTAAAACAAGTGGAAATATTGTTTTATTTGGCTCTCAACCATTTACAAGTGAATTAATATTATCAAATAAAGAGTGGTTTTCTTATTCTTTAATATGGGAAAAAGAGCAAGGAACAAATTTTTTATTAGCTAATAAAATGCCTTTAAAAATACATGAAGATATATGTATTTTTAGAAAGCCAAATAATTATGGAGTTGATGAATTTACTGAATTGAGAGATATTTTTAAAGATATATTGTCAAAAATAAATAAAAGAAAAACGGAAGTAATTAAAGATTTAGGGCAAGGATTAGATCATTGTTTTAGATTTAATAGTAGTCAATGGAGTTTACCTACCAAATCTAATTATGAAAAATTAATAAAATTTTATAATCTTCAGAATGTTCCAAATTATGATATTTTAAAAGAAAAATATGATTCAGAATTTTTTAGAATATATAATCCTCAAATGACAAAAGGAAAAGCATATATAAGTGGGAAAGGAACAAGTGGCGATGTTACAAATAATGTTGTTAAAACGCAAACAACTAATTATGGAACAAGAAATCCTACCAGTATATTAAAATTCAAAAGAGAAACTGGTCTACATCCAACACAAAAACCAGTAGCATTATTAGAATATTTAATTAAAACATATACTAATGAAAATATGATAGTATTAGATAATTGTATGGGGAGTGGTAGTACTGGAGTTGCTTGTATGAATACTAATAGACGATTTGTGGGAATAGAATTGGATGAAAACTATTTCAATATAGCGAAAGATAGAATAAAAAATGTGAGTTAAGGAGGTATTAATATGGAAGTTAATGAAGTGACATTAATAGAGGCATTAAAATATATTCAAGAGGTATGTAAAGATATAATGTCAAGTGATTGTTCTACAGATGAATGTGCTATTTATAGATTGTTAGGTCATTGTTGTACAATGGAAGATTCACCAGAATCATGGAAAGTGAATGAGCATAATAGTAAATAAGGGGTGATAATATGGCAAAAAAAACTGGAGATGAAAATTTATTATTTTTTATAATAATGATTATATTTATTGCTTTTTTAGGAGATCAACTTATGAATAAGGATAATTATAATGCTTCAACTACACACAAGATATTAGTTGAAAAAGGTATAAGTCAAAAAATAACAAATATCGAAAATGCTTTAAAATAATATTAATATTAGGTGATATTATGAGTAAGAAAAATGATAATTATACAATAATTGAAATCATTTGGATTATAATTAGGAAATTAGTAGGTTGGTGTTGGAATTTAATTAGATGGGTATTATTCGTAATTGTTAAAGTATTATATAAAATATTAAAACTACATGAATTTGAAAGAATACAAAGTAATGCTTATATAGTTAAAGATAATTTATCACACACATTTAATTTTAAAAGGTCAGCACGTTTTAAATATTTATATAAGGGCATTCAAAACGAATTAACAACATATAAAATATATGTTAAAGCTGATGTACATAACGAAACTAATGATGCTGATGAAGTAATGGAAGATATAATTGAAAATATAGATCAATTAATAGTTGAGGCAGAATTAGAAGCCAGTAAAAGGTCATTCCAATTTGCATCAAGACGCAAGTATAATTTACCATTTGTGGATGGGAATGAAAATTCTTTATTAGAGTTTTATCTTGACAATGAGATGAAAGGATATAATGATTCGACAAATAGTTTAGATTCTTTAAAAGGATAATTCCCCTTTTTATATTCTTCTTATACCTAGAAATGTTTATATCCCCTTAAAATCACTTATATATAACCTTCTTTTAGAAGTAGGGGAGTGGATAGGTATAAATAACAAAAGTTACGAAAAAATGGATATATGGGGTAATTAGACAGAAAATCTATAAAAAAACGTTCGAGAGTGGTGGAAAATGAGATTTTTATATTATGATGGTTATTTATTGAAATTTAAGGAATAAAAATTAAAAAGTATTAATTACAAATAAATACAATGTTATGTGAAAAGGAGATAAATTATGGCAAAAAATACAAAAATTGTAGGAATAGATGTAGGTAATTTAACAACTGTTGCAGTCTCAGAAACAAAAACCTTTGTATGTGATTCAAGAGTTAAAAAAGTTGAATCAAATTTAGATGATTTTAATAAAAATGAAAAATTTACTTTTGAAGGCGAAAAATATTTAGCTGATTCAGGTAGCTTTGAAAATGACATATTAAAATATACCAAAGAAAATTATTTATCATTATTATATTATTCTATTGCTAAAGTAACTAATCCAGATGAAAACAATGTTGAGATTGTATTATGTTTACCTATGAGTCAATTTAAAACAAAGAAAGATTCAATGATGGAATATATAAAAGAAAATAATAAAAAGACAATAGTTTTAGATGGTAAAAAGAGAACTATTACTATTTCTAATGTTTTCATTGTACCAGAATCTTATTCTTTAAAAACTTTAAAAGTGGTAATAGATAAATTACAAAAAGGTTGTGAAACTTATGTGATTGATATCGGTGGTGGAACAATTGATGTATCTAAGTTTAATGGAGAAATGAATTTAATAGATGGTAAAAGTATTCAATTAGGATTAATACATTTATATCAAACGTGTAGGGAGTATATTAATATATCTTATGATATAAATATAACATTAGAAGAAGCAAAACTCATTTTTAATGGTGAAAAAAGATTACTTAATGATGAATTTAAAAATAAAAAAGATATCGTAAAAAGATTTTTAATTGCTGTAATCAATGAGTTAAAAACAATAGATAATTTAAAAATTTCAAATATATGTTTAACTGGTGGTGGAGCAACTATATTATATCCTACATTCTCTAAATTGTATCCACAAACTATTTTACTTGATGACATTACTTTGCAATGTCAAGGTATGTATAAAATAGGTGAAAAAGTATTTAATAAGTAGGTGGTATTGTGAGTAAGAAAGAAGTTCGATTAACTTTGAATACTGAAAAGGATCAAGACATAATTCAATTTCTAAATAGTAAATCAAGCAAGGTAGCGTATATAAAAGATATTGTACGTTTACACATGAAAATAGAAGAATCTTATATGGCTAATGGTTTAACGGTTAATACTGTTCCATTAACACAAGAAGAAAAACAAGATAAATACGATTTCGACATAACAGATTTAGGCTTTTAGTTAGGAATAATTATTCCTAACTTTTTTATTAAAAACAGTTGACTTCATTGGTAAATAATGATAATATATAAATATAGGAATTAATAATAAGGAGGAAATAAAAATGGGACAATAATACATTATTATTTGATTATACTTATTAAAAGGTTTATATTCGCTTATATATAAACGTCTGAGAGTCTTTTAAAAGAAATAAAAGATTAAATTATTACCAATGATAAAACTTCAATTTTATTATTGGTAATATAAAAAGGGGATGAAAATAATGAATAAAAATTTAAAAACATTATTATCAGCAGGGGTTATATCTCTTGCAATATTAGGAGGCAAAACAATTACATCAGATGCTCTATCTTACGGATACACAAGTGCTAATTTAAATTTAAGACAATATGCAAGTATAAATAGTAAAAAGATAACAACAATACCAAAAGGAGGTAAAGTAATAATATACAAAAGTTATGGCAATTGGTATAGTGTGAATTATAATGGTAAATGGGGGTATGTTTCTAAAGATTATGTTTGTTCTAATTCAACAAATAATAATACTAATATAGTAGTTAATAAGGGACAAGTGTTAAATAAATTGATAATAGTAAATAAATCATCTTTGACTTGCTCTTATTATGAAAACGGTCGATTAATTAGTAGTTATAAATGTGCTATTGGGAAAGCATCAACTCCTACACCAAATAATTCATTTACTATTATAAGCAAACAATCTAATAGACCATATTATAAAAAAGGAATACCTGGAGGTGATCCAAGAAACCCATTAGGTAAAAGATTTTTACAGATTTCAAAATCAGGCTATGCAATACATGGAAATTGTGATGAAAGTAGTATAGGTAGAAGAGTTTCAGATGGTTGTATCAGATTACATAATTGGGATATAATCAGTTTGTATAATAAAGTTAATGTTGGTACTAGAGTGGTAATAGGAATAGGATACAATAAGAACATAGCAAGCGCCTATGGATATAAAATATATTAATGAAAGGATGATGAATAATGGAAAATTTATTTAACAGGTTAAAAGATGTAAAACTTAAAAGTATGAATTTAATGCAACGTGAATTATGTGAATCACCAAGATGTGAAGAATGTAAAAAATATTATTATAAATGCACATTTAAAGAAAGAGAAAATGAAATACAAGAATTATTTGAAAATTTAGAAGAAAGATTAAAAATATTAATAAAAGGTGACGATATTGAAATATAAAATATAGAAATTAATAAGGGTGATTTAATGAAAGAAGATTTAATAGATATATTTAAATATGGGATAGTTATGTTCATCATATTTTTCATAATGATGATGTTATGCTTTTCACCATCATGTGTTTGGTCTAATGGAATTTTTAATTTTTATAATTGCATTGGTTTTAGTTTTGAAATATCACTTTCATTTACTATACTTTGGGTTATATTGATAACTTTATTATAAAATATATTATTCAATAATAGGAGGAATAATTATATGTCAAATATAAATATTTATTTTAATACAGAGTTAAATGAAGAAACAGGAAATACGATAATAGACCAATTATTAGAGGCTAAAGTACAAAATGAAGAAATTATGGAACTAAATGATAGACTTAGATATGAAGAAGATTATACTCCTTTATATTGTGAGCAAGTAACGTTCTATATTAGTTCTCCTGGTGGAGACTTATATAAGTTAATTGAGATGTTTAATTTGATAGACCAATTAAAGGAACAAGGTGTATTATTTATAGGTAAAGTATCAGCAATAGCTTATTCAGCATCTTTTTATCTTCTTATGAAAATGGATGTAGTTGAAGTATCTGAATGGTCAAATTTAATGTATCATAATATGTTAGCATCTTATGACTATATAAATATCAATGATTTAAAAGATGATTTAAATAGAAAAATGAAATTGCAAGAAAAATTAGATAAACTTGTTTTAGATAATACAACCATTCCTAAAAAATTGTTAGAAAAACATAAACAGAAAGATTTATATTTTGATTATGATGATGCAATTAAATATAATATAATTAAGAAACCTGAAGAAACTAAACCACAAATGACACAAGAAGAATTTGATGCATATATAGAATCATTAAAGGATGCTATAGAAATAATAGATGATATTGAATATGATGAAGTAAAAGACGAATAAAAAATAAATCAAAAAAAGTTTTAAAAAATAGTTGACAATATGTAAAAAATGGAGTATTATATAAATATAATAATTAATAAGGAAGTGATAAGAATGAACTATATAATCAAAGTAGATAACAAGTATTACATGGGTAAAGAATTTGGAACTAACAATATAGTATTAAATGAAAATGTAGTTCATGCTCAAAGATTCACAAATTATAAAGAAGTTAAACAAGTGGTTAGTGAATTAGAACTAATTAAAGGAAGTAAAATTAAAATTATTAAATTATAGGAGGAAATATTATGAATTTTAAACAAGCATTAAAAGAAATGAAAAAAGGAAATAAAGTTAAATTACCTTCATGGGGAGGTTATTGGTGCTGGGACGATGATAAAAAGACTATTATGATACACTGTAGACCAACAGATACAGACGAAGGACAAGGTTCTATATTAGACATAAGAGAAACACAAAGAGTTGAACATACCCTAAACAATGTTTTATCTGATGAATGGGTAATTGCTGATAATGAAAACTGTACTTTATTAGGTGGTACTCCTACTTTTAACTTTGGTGAAGCTATAAAATACCTAAAACGTGGATTAAAAGTGTGTAGACAAGGTTGGAATGGCAAAGGAATGTATTTAGCTCATGTAAATTCTTATCAATATAAAGTAGATGGAGAAGTACATAAAGATAGCTTATTTTTATCACCTTGGATAGGAATGAAAACAGCAGATGGAAAATTTGTTCCGTGGTTAGCAAGTCAAACTGATATGTTAGCAGAAGATTGGATGTTTGCTGAATAAGGGGGCAAAAATGGAACAAAAGGTCAAAAGTGATTTTGAAAAAAATATAGATTGGATTTTTAAAAACAATCGTAAAAGAAGAATAGAGGCATATAAAAAAGAGCATGAAAAGAAAGAAATAGAATTTGAGAAAGTAATAGGCGAACAAATTGAAGAATTTATGGAAGCATATTATAATGACTTAGAAATAGATTATGAAGCTCTTTTAAAAGCATTAACCAAAAATAGTTAAAATTATCAGAAAGAGAAAAGATAGCATGAATATATTTAATTTTAGGAGGTATAAATGATATGAAAACAATTCGAGAGGTATTAAATAATTATAAAGAATATGAAACTTTTTTAGATGATAGATTTGGAGTAAGATTTTGTGACTTTTTAACAAAAGAACAAATGAATGAAATTAATTATATAACGAGTGATGAAAATCATAAACCATTAGAGTGGACTAGAGATAATGTTTTAGCACAATTAAAAAATGATGTAGCTTTTGGTTGGGAAAAATGTCAAGATGAAAGAAGTATATCAGCATCATTAATGGCTAGTGTTGTATGCTCATGGTGTAAAGTATTAGATGACGAAGGTGTTAGAGAATTAGATTGTGATTATGATTATGGGTGTTATGGAGATAATATATTTAAAACAGTAGATGAATTTTATGGATTTGGTATTACTTATTAAGTATTAAAATTGGTGGTGATACAATGAAAACTATAATTATAGAGGATAGTAAATATAAAATAGAGTACAATTCGAATGAAGTATGGAATTTTAAAATATTTCAAAATAATGTGGATGTAACAAGGGAATTAAAGTTTAATATTATAAGTGATATCATAATAAATTTAATAGAGAATATAGAAAATGGAATAGAATTAAAAGGATTTAAAATTAAATTATAGGAGGTAAAAACATGAACATAAGGAGAGTTAAATATACAATGGAAAAAAATGGGGAAGTAAAAATAGGATACGTTGTGGGAAAGCATGACGGGGATAATAGAACGTTACTTGACGAAAATTTCAATTATGTACCTAAAATAGACGGACAGTGGATTTGTTACAGCCTAAGAACCGATTTTGATAGCTACTTAAATTTAACCGTTCCACTGTAAATAAAAATATAATTTTATTGGAGGTTGTAAAAATGAAATTAAAAATAGGACAAAAAATGATATGTAAATTAGATAATAAAGAATATCAAATTTCAAATATAGGAACGTTTAGAGATAAAATAACATTATGTAATAAAGAAAATAAATTTGAAATACAATATAATTTAGTTAATAAATTATTCAAACAAGGTTGGAGTAAATGGATTAAGACCGATATAAAAGTTTTAGGTTTATCTATTGATGTATTATATAGATATAATGAAAATGCATTTGAAATGACGACAATGGATGATGAATATTTAGTACAAGCAAGGGTTCACCCCGAAGATGATTTTAATTTTTATAAAGGACTTGAACTTGTGGGATTAAGAATGAAAGAAAAAATAATTAGTGAATGTTTATATAATACAAGAAATAAAATAAAAACATTTTAGGAGGTTATAAATAAGAATATTAGGAGTAAGTTATTCTTTAACTGAAAGTTGTTCATATTGTGTAATTGATAATGATAAAATATAAGGAGGTAAAATAATGGCTGGATTTATTGCAAAACAACCTAATGGTTTATATTGTAGATTTTCAAGTATAGTAGATACTGTAACACATTGGAATATGACTAAAGAAGATTATGTTAAGGTGATAATGGAAAGAGGCTATAATGAAGAATATGCTAAAAAAGAAGCAGAAGAAGTAATAAATGATTATTTAAGACCTTTTAGAAGAGTACTTGAAAGTTTTAGACCGATAAATGATACAGTAGAAGAATTTACTCAATGGGTAAAAAGTGTAGGCTATAAAGAAGATGATTTAGATGATTGGATTAAAACATGGAACGAATGGTTTGATGATGAAGATGAGGAGGAGGATGAATAATGATAGGAAAATTTAAATATATGTCCTTCAAAGAGTTTAGCAAATATTGTAATGATAGAGCAGCAGATGGCCAATGGAGTTTAGAAGAAGCTTTGCTTTGTTTGAACAGTATAAGTAAAATATATAAAATTAAAGTAAAACGTTTTGGTATAATTCCATCAAAGAAATTAACAGAGCAAGCTCAAGAAGAAGCATGGCAAGAATTACTTAATAAATAGGAGGAATGTTAAATGGCAGAATTAAAAGTAAAATTAATGGCTCATACGCCTAATCCAGATGCAGTAGTTGCAGCAGCAGCAAAACTATGTTATTCACCAGTAGGTGTAGATGGCATAATGGAAAAGTTAACAGATGAAGAAGTAGCAAAATTTGTAAATACATTAGTGAATATGGGGCATGAATCACCAATAGAGCATGTTTCATTCACATTTGCTATAGAAGGAATATCAAGAAGTTGTTCTCACCAAATAGTAAGACATAGAATAGCATCTTATAGTCAACAATCACAACGTTATGTAAAGGAAGAAGAAGGTAAATTTGAATTTATCACACCTGATGTTATAATAGCAATGGGTGAAGATGCTATGAAAGAATATGAACAAGATATGTTAAAAATGCATAAAATGTATTTGAAATGGCAAAGTAATATAAAACAATTTGTGGAAGATACAGATTATCCTACATATGGTATGAATAGTACTAAAGTTGCAAATGAAAATGCTAGATATGTTTTACCAAATGCAAGTGAAACTAAAATAATAGTAAGCATGAATGTTAGAAGTTTATATAATTTCTTTAGTAAAAGATTATGTCATAGAGCACAAAGTGAAATAAGACACTTAGCAGAACTAATGTTACAAGAATGTAAAGAAGTTTGTCCAATATTATTTAATAGGATAGATGCACCATGTGTTTATGGTGTTTGTTCTGAAGGCAAATTATCTTGTGGAACTCCTAAAAAATAGAATAGTCATTACAATATTTAATAAATATAATATTGTATGAATATATAAATTAATAAGGGGTTGATAACGTTTAATGATAAAATTAGTTTCAATGGGAAGTATGAAATATATAAAAAAATATAGCACTTTAATGGAGGCAGAAAAAGATTTAAAATTAAAAAATGAAGAAAAATATTTAGTCGATTATAAAGGTCAATTATATACAATTGGTAGATTTTTAAAAGAAATAAAAATAAATATTGACAAATAATGTAAAATGTAGTATTATATTAATATAGTAATTAATAAGGGATTGGTTGGGTGGGATATAAAAATATTAATTAATAAGATATTGGAGGTTGATATTATGGGAATAAAATTTACAATGGTTGGTAATCTATCAGTCGCAAAGGATTCAGATAAACATAGAGCATTTGAAGATAAATTAACTGATAAAGGTGGAATATTTAGAAGTTTAAAATTAAATATGAAATCAGATAAAGATTTCTTTTCACCTCAAATAAAAGGATTTTTAAATTCAGCTAAAAAAAGTGATGGTGCAATAAATGTAAATGATTCAGATATATATTCATTAGAACAAGATTCAGAAGGTAAATACAATAGTGTTAAGTTTAAATATAAAGATAAAGAAAAACACATGAAAGACATAGCCGAATTTAAAAAAATGGTATTTGTTAATGATAATGAAAGATATGAATTTTGTAATGAATTTGATTATAGTGAATTTGTTTATAATGAATTAACAAGTGGGAAATTTGATAATGCTAAATTTAGAGTAATTGGTGAAATTGAATACACTAGTTGGTTTAATGAAAAAACTAATCAAGAACAAACATTCACTAATTATTCAGTAAATAGAATATATGTTGTACCAGATGATACAGAAGAAGAAGCAACAGCAAGTATAGAAATGTACATAACAGAAGATTGTATCAATGAAGATAGATTAGAAGAAGAAAATTTATTAGTAGTGAATGGATATATACCACAATATGATGGTAAGAAAAAAGCAGATATAGGATTTTATAAATCAATAGAATATCCATTAAATGCTGAAGGTGAATTGGCTCAAAGAAAATTAAAAGTAATTAAGAAATTATTATTAGATAATTTTGATGAAAATCAATTATGTAAAATAGGATTTAAAGTTGATCTAATAAATAGAAGAGAAGAATTAGAATTTAATGCAGAAATGTTATCTGATGACGAAAAAGAAATGGTTGAATTAGGATTAATGGACATAGAAAGTTTAAAATTAGAATATGGCATGGGTATGGGTGCTAAAATAGAAAAAATGAGTGTATTAACTATTAACAGAGGTTATTCGAAAGGTGCAATTCCAGTTGAATTAACAATAGAACAATTATTATCTAAACCAGAAACAGATGTAAAAAAAGAAATAAATGTTGATTTAAATGAAAACTCAGATGATGATTTAGATATATTTGGTGATGATAATCTATTACCATTTTAGTTGAATATAGAAATTAATAATAGGGTGGAAGAGGTTGGGAATAAAAAATATTAGTTAATAAATATTGGAGGTTGGTATTATGATAAAAATAACAATGAATAAAAGTACAAATAATTTAAACAAATTAAGAATATATTTAAGAGCCGTTAGTAAATTCGGGAAAAGTACCTTGTTTAGAAATATAATATTAGAAGAATATAATGGTGATGCTAGTAAAGGGTTACTTTGTGGTGTAGGAAATGAAATCGGCTATACACTACTTGACAACCTACAAACAACTCATGTGAATAATTGGAAAGATTTAAAGGAACTATCACAATTTTTAATAAAAGGTAAAGGTACTGAACATAATATAGAAATGGTTTGCTTCGATGTGGTGGATGAAATCATACCAATAGCTGAAAAAGAAGTTTGTAGATTAAGTCAAATTCAAACAGGTAAACCTTGTGACTCAATCAATAAAGCTCTAGGTGGGTACGGATCAGGTCAAGCTAAAGTTAAAGAATTAATAAAAGAATATTTCACAACTCTTTATAAAGCAGGTTTTGGTATAATGTGTATTTCACATACAAAAATGAAAACAATAGTTGAAAAAGGTAAAAATGAAGATGAAGGATATCAAATATTAACATCTAACCTTCCTAATACTTATGAATCAATATTTGCTGACATATTTGATTTAGTCTTAACTGGTCTTGTAGATAAAAATGTTGTAGATGGAAAAATAGAATCTACAGAAAGAAGATTATACTTCAGGGGCACTACTACATTAGAAGCAGGTTGCAGATTTGCCAATGATACTGTTCCAGAATATTTAGTTGTTGATTCAGATCAAAGACAATTTGCTAAAGATTTCTTGAAAACAATAAAAGATGGTATGAGAAACTCAGCAAGTAATCCATTAACAGAAAAAGAAGTTGAAGAATCAATAAAAGAAGAAAAGAAACAAACTGAAATAGAATTACAAAAAGTACAACAAGAAGTAGAAGAAGAACAAAAAGAAGATGAAAAAGTAAGTAAAAAAGAATTAATGTCACAAATAAAAGATAAGGCACAAACAAAAGAACAAAGAACAGCATTATTAGAATATGTCAAAAATGAATGCAATAAAACTAAAGTAAGTGAATTAACAATAGAAGAATTAGAAAAAGCATTAACATTAATGTAGTAGTTGATAAGAGGTGGATAATTATTCACCTCAATTTTATTTTGAAAAACCATTGACATAATTTGGTATATAATATATAATATAAGTATAATAATTAATAAGAGGTGATATAAATGGGAGTTAAAGTTGATAGAGTTGGGGAAGAAAATTATAATAAATTTGGCAGTAAGATGGTGGTTGTAGGATATAGAAAGTATTCAGATATTGATGTTTACTTTCCAGAATATGATTGGACTTTTAAAGGAGCAACGTATCAATCTTTTAAGAATAGTCAAATTAAATGTCCTTATGAAAGAACTGTTTATGGAGTAGGGTATATAGGAGAAGGTAAATATAAATGTAGAGAAAATGGAAAAAATACTAGAGTTTATGATACATGGCATCATATGTTGACGAGGTGCTATAACCCTAAATATCATAAAAAACATTCTACATATAAAAACTGTGAAGTAAATGAAGAATTCCATAATTTTCAGAACTTTGGAGAATGGGATAGTGAAAACTATTATCAAATTGAAGGTGGAAGGATGTGTTTAGACAAGGATATATTACTTAAAGGCAATAAAATATATTCAGCAGATACTTGCATATATGTACCAGAAACAATTAATAAATTATTTACTAAATCTGATAAAAAAAGAGGATATTATCCTATAGGTGTGAATTATCATAAAGCAAGTGAAAAATTTATATCACAATGTAATATTTATGATTTTGAAGAAAATAAAACAAAAAAGATACATTTAGGGTGTTATGATAGCACAGAAAAAGCATTTGAAGTTTATAAAGAATTTAAAGAGAGATATATTAAGAAAGTAGCTAATTATTACAAAGACAAAATACCAAGTAAATTATATGACTCATTATATAATTATGAAGTAGATATAAATGATTAATAATAAAATAAAGAAGGTGATTAAATGTCTAAACCTAAAATGGTCACATGCAGATACTGCAAAAGTAAAGTTGAAAAATCTAGGGCATTCATAGAAGAATATATCAATGATAATTTAGAAATTAAAAATAGATACTTCTGTAATGAAAAATGTTACAATGACAAACAAAATGAGATTAAAAGGAAAGAAAGAGCAAAAGAATTAAAAGTTAAAGCAAGAGAGCTATCTAGAGAATTATGTGGATTAGATCAAAAAGAAAAGAGTATTTATTTTTCATCCACATATAAAATAATAACAGATAAATTTGATAATGAGTTAATATATGATTATTGTACAAAATATAAAAATGAAATATTGAATTTATTAAATAGTAAGGATTTTAAAACATCAGCAAGTAGAATTAAATATTGTTTGGTTATGTTGGAAAATCAGCTAGAAAGATATGAATTAGAGTTAAATGAACCTAAAGAAGAAAAAGTAATAGAAGTAAATGAAAATTTAATAGATGATTTTGATATCAATGTGAACACAAATAAAAAGAAACGTAGAGATATAAACGATATATTAGGATTATAAGGAGGATTAAATATGGAAAGAGATTCATGGGATTTAAATTTTGAAAAAATAAAACAAACTAAAGTTAATTTATATAGAGAAAATTCATTTACTATAAGATGTAATAATTGTGGGAAAGAAGTTAAATTAAAAGACTGTTTCAAGGAACAAAAATATAAAGGTATTGATGTATTTGATTTAATGATGGGTGGAGTATTAATAAGTTGTGAATGTGGTAATGAAATAAAAAGTGAAAGATTGGATTAAGATTATAAAAATAACTACTTTCTAAAACCGTCTGAGAGCCTTTTGAAATTTTTAGTAAAGTGTTTATACCTTGAAATGCTTATATATTGAATATAGAAATTAATAAGGAGATGATAATTATGGTAGCTAAAATAGATAGAACTGAAGAAATAGGATATAATAATTTTGGTAGCAAGATGATTATAAGTGGGTATAGAAATACCATAGATATAGATGTTTATTTTCCAGAGTATGATTGGACAGCAAAAGGAGTACGATATAACAATTTTAAAAGAGGTAAAGTATCGTGTCCATATGAAAGAACTGTATATGGAGTGGGATATTTAGGTGAAGGAAAATATAATGCGAGTAAAAATGGGAAAGATACTAGAATTTATAGTACATGGTTTCATATGTTAAGAAGATGTCATGATGAAAACTATCAAAGAGAAAAGCCAAGTTATAAATATGCGACAATTTGTGAAGAATTTCATAATTTTCAAAATTTTGGAGACTGGGATAGTGACAATTTTTATCAAATCGAAGGGGAAAAGATGTGTCTTGATAAGGATATATTAATAAAAGGTAATAAATTATATTCACCAGAAACTTGTATATTTGTACCAGAGAGAATTAATACTTTATTTATTAAATGTGATGATAAAAGAGGTAATTATCCCGTAGGTGTATATTATCATAAGCGAGACAAAAAATTTGTGGCACAATGTAGCGTTTGTAATTACAAAACAAATAAAAAAGAATATAAATATTTAGGATATTATGAAACACCAGAACAAGCCTTTAATTCATATAAACAATTTAAAGAACAATATATTAAGCAAGTAGCAGACTATTACAAAGACAAAATTCCACAAAAATTATATGATGCAATGTATAATTATGAAGTTGATATTGATGATTAAAATAATTAATAATTGACAAGATTTAACAAATATGTTATTATATAAATATATAAATTAATAACAGAAGGAGAGAAGATATATGAAAATAAATTTTAATGAATTACCACAGTATTTACAAAAAAATAGAAAAAGTATGGAAGGTGTCGTTTTAGGATGTTGTATAAATGATATATATTTACTTAAAGAATATGATTTGACAACGGATTTATTTATTACCAAAGAAGGTGAATTAATATTTACTATACTAAATAAACTTAGTGATGAAAATGTATCTAAAGTTACCGATACAGATATAAGATTAAATTTGAATGGTGAGATAATAAAAGAGTATTTAAATATAGGTGGATTTAAATCATTTGAAATATTAGCTAAAACAACTACTACTGAAAATTTTGAAAGTTATTTAGATAAATTATTGCTTCATAATTTATTAATAAACTTATATAAGGATGGAATGGATTTAGAGAAAAAAATAGTGATAAAAACCAAGAAGGGAGAAACTCAAATATCTTGGATGGATCTAGCCAGTAAAATGTCTACCGATGAATTTTTAAATTATTATCAAAGTAGAAGTAATGAATATATTGACGTGTCTTATGTAACAAATGATATACATACTCACGAAGGAGAAATAGGAGAAGATTTTTTAGAAAGATTATATTCTGGTGAAAAGGTTGGTATGCTTTTTGATAAAATAGGTGAACAAAATTTTTGTCCATATTTATCTAAAGAATTACTTGGTTTTAAGAAAAAACAAGTTTCAGCAATCTCTGCTACAGTTAATGCAGGTAAAACAACATTTTTAACTCAATTGTGTATGTCTCTAGCTAGTAATGGAAATAAAGTGTTAATATTAACGAATGAAATGGAGATTCCAGATTTCTTTATAAGTTTTTTTACATATATTATGTATTATGAATTAGGATATAGAAAAATTAATAAAAAGAAACTTCAAAGTGGGGGTTTATCAGATGAAGACAAAAAATATGTTGAATTAGCAAGAAAATATTATAATGAACATTATTCGGATAAAATAATATTATCAGATATGGCAGACGCTAATATGAAATCTGTTGAAAAAACATTAAAAAAATATGTACTAAAATCTAATATAGATGTGTTTCTTTATGATACTCTAAAAGGATCAGATTTAGAAAGAGAACAATCATATAAGAATTTAATAATGGATAGTAGAACGTTTTTAAAATTAAGTAAATTATATAACGTTGCTATAATATTTGCCATCCAGCAATCACAAACTTTTTCTGGCGAATTATTCTTAACTATATCACAATTAGCCGAAGCAAAACAAGTCAACGAAGTTTTATCTACTTTATTATGTATGAGACAACTTTATAAAGAAGAACTTGACCCGAATAACAGATTCTATATAGAGCCATTTAGAAGAGTTAAAACTCAAGATGGTAAATGGAAAGCAGAAAAAGTAGAATTAGATAGAAATGGTAATTATCGTTGTATGTTTATTACTAAATCTCGTTCATGCAGTACGAGTAGTGAAACAGGAGAATGTGTAATACTTAATTTTAATGGATTTAGTGGTGGGATTAGCGAATTATGTCTAGGAAAACCAAAAAGAGGAAACATTAATCAACAACAAAATAAATTCAGTAAAAAGTAGGTGATTAGCCTATATGGAGGAATTAAAACTATATTTAAAAGAAAATCCAGATAAGATCAAAAAGATATTAGAATATTATAATTATCATAGTATTAATATAACAGATAAAGAAATTCGCTGTGCGAAAGTAGGAGGCGATAACCCTAGTGGTTGTAGGATAAAATTAAATGATAATTTATCTGCTACAGACTTTACAACATCTTATAATGGTGATTTAGTTGGTTTAATAGCTACACATACAGATTTATCATATAAAGAAATAATTAATACGATTAAAACAATGACTAACAAAAAAGTAAATGGTCATCACAAAAAAGAAGCAGGTATATTTGATGATTTTTTCAATGATATTTATTTACCTCAACAAGATGATGAAGATGAAATTATATATGATACATCAATATTAGACCAATATTCAAAGTATAAATGGAATTTAAGATTTTTAAATGACGGAATACTACCATCTAGTCAAGTAAAGTTTCATGTAGGTTATGATGAAAGTAGTAATAGAATAACACTGCCGTGGAAGGATTCTGAGGGGAATATAATAGGTTGTATGGCTAGACTAGATAGTGATATTCCGACAAACTTCAAATATTTGCCATTGATAGCATTTCCAAAACACAAATTTCTTTATGGACTATATCAAAATAAAGAACACATAAAAGAAAGTAAAGAGACTTATATATTCGAAAGTGAAAAGAGCGTCTTATTAGGAGATTCATTAAATTATAAGAATTTCCTCGCTTTAGGAGGTAATAGTATTTCAACTACACAAGTAGAACAAATATTAAAGTTGGGAGTAAATAAAATTATTCTATGTATGGATGAGGGGCTAGATGTGTCTGTAATAAAAAGAGATATTCAAACTATTAAATCAATGTTATTTATGAGAGAATGTAAAATAGGCGTGATATTAGATAAAGAGAATAAATATCTACCTAAAGGATCAAAAGCTTCACCAATAGATTTAAAAGGTGAAATATTTGAAAAATTAAAAAAAGAATGTTTGATTATTAATTAAAGGAGGATAATATGTATAATGAAAAATTAAAAGAAATAAGTAAATATTTAGGAATAATAAATGGATATGAATATTATGAAATAGATGAATATATTTTTAGATTTATGAACTATGAAGATGATGAATATGTTCAATATCATAGAAAGTTTGATATTTTCAATAATTGGACGAGAAGTGAATATTTTTACAATAAAGTAAACAATCATATTAAATTGAAAATATTTAATAAAAGACCTAAAGAATTGAAGGGAAAGAAAAAGATAGCAACTATTAATAAAGATAGAGATTGGAAAGTTCAAGTGTTTATTGATAATAATTTTGATCTATATTATCAGGATAATCATGTAGTTATAAATGAAGAATCTAAAGTTATAAGTGATGAAAGTGGCACAAGAATAGAAACTACAATGAATTGCACTAAATGTTGGTTTAAATTTGAAGGTATGTATAGTCTTAGTGGGGAACACATAATAACAGTAATGAAGGAAATGAGGAGAACAAGTGAAGAATTATATGTAGAAAATACAGTAGCTGATAATTTAGCATTAGAAAGATTATACGAAAAAATATTAAAAGAATATTTAAAATATATTGACAAAAATTGTTAAATATGGTAATATATAAATATAGAAATTAATAAGGAGGATGAATATGGAGAAATACTCTTATAGCAAAATAAGTAGTTTTCATTCTTGTATATATGATTGGTATTTATCTTATGTTAAAAAAGATAGAGGAGACAACAATATATATGGTATCTTAGGTAGTGAAATACACGAAAGCTATGAATTAATGACTCAAGGTAAAAGAAGTAAAGAAGAGGCAATAGACAGTTTTGATAAAGCATATAAGAAATGTATAAAAGACGGATTGAAATTTCCAACACCTAAAAGTGGTGAAAAATATTATAAAGATATAATTCATGCTTTTGAAACATTTGAGAATTTTAAAGACAAAGAAATGTTGCAAGAATTGGAATTTCATTATACATTTTGTGGTTTAGAATTTAAGGGGTATATCGATTTAGTATCAATAGATCATAAAAACAAAACAATACAAATATTAGATTGGAAGTCATCTAGTAAATTTAGTAAAAAAGATTTAGAATCTAGTAAAGTATTTCAACTTATACTTTATTCAATGGTTATTAAGGATACTTTGGGCAAAGAATATAAAGACTATAAAATATTAAATCCAGTTTTTTATATGTTAAAATATTGTAAAATTAAAAGTGGTGAAACAGGTAAATTAAAAACTATAGAAAGATGTGAAATAACAGACGCAGATGAATATATAGCACCATTATTAGTAGAAGTACAATATAATAGTAAAATGATAGAAAAATTAAAACAGTATGTGATAGATACTTATTTTGATATATCATTTAAAGACGTAGATAATGAAGACGATTGGATACCAGAAGATATAAATACATTCTTCTGTAAAAACCTTTGCAAAAGAAATTGTAAATATTATAAACAAGCACAGTATAGAAATTAATAACCTTTAATATATAAGTTAATAAGAGGTTGTCTATAAGGGTTATATGACATTTTTCTTAAAATACCCTTTATAACTCTTGTAATACCTCGTTATAGCCTTAGAAAGACGTTCTAAAAGGTGTATTAAAAATATAAAAATAAAATTGTGATTTTATTTCAAAGATTGGAGGGAATATTAGTTATGGTTGCTAAAATAGATAGAACTGGTGAAATTGGATATAACAATTTTGGTAGCAAAATGGAAATTATAAAATATAGAAAATATTCAGATGTTGATATTTATTTTCCTAAGTATAATTGGATAACAAAGCATAAAAACTGTAATAATTTTAAAAGAGGAAACATAATATGCCCTTATGAACCTAGATATTTTGAAATAGGTTATTTAGGAGAAGGTAAATATAAAACTAAAGAAAATGGAAAATATACAAAATGTTATAACACTTGGGTCAATATGTTAATGAGATGTTATTATTCTAAATATCACGAAAAAGAATCAACTTATAAAGACTGTACTGTTTGTAATGATTGGTTAAATTTTCAAAACTTTGCAAAGTGGTTTTATGATAATTATTATGAAATAGAAGGACAGAGAATGTGCCTTGATAAAGATATTATTAATAAGGGGAATAAAATATATAGTCCAGAAACTTGTATATTTGTTCCACAGATTATAAATACTTTGTTTGTAAAACGTAATAATGATAGAGGTAAAAGTCCAATAGGTACGAAATTTCGTAAAAATGGTAAATATCAAGTGGATTGTAGTATATATGATTTTAAAATAAATGAATCAAAAAGTATATATTTGGGTGTTTATAATACAGAAATTGAGGCATTTAATGTATATAAAGAATTTAAGGAAAAATATATTAAAGAAGTTGCTAATTTATATAAAGATAAGATACCACAAAAATTATATAATGCTTTAATAAATTATGAAGTGGAAATTACAGATTAAGGGGGTTAGTTATGAAAAAACATCATATTTGTGACTATTGTAAAGAAAAAATAAAAGATGACTGTTTTAAATTTGAATATGAAGGTTATTCTTTTTATTTTCACGACAAAGAAGAATTTAAAGATTGGTTATTTGAACAAGTAAAATATAATTTATATTATGGGGATTTTGAAATAGAAGACGATACAATTGAAGAATACTAATGCTAAAAGAGTATAAGAATAATTTCAAACAACAAATTCATGACATAATTAATTGTTGGATTTATAATATTGAAGACACATTATCTGATGATATTATAGATCTAACAAATACCATACTTATTATAACTAATAAATTTGATGTTGTGATAAAAAGATTAGATAAGGTTCTTACAGTTTACGAAGATATAGATTTTACTAAAATTGATTATGGTGAAGAAGTTGTATTTACTGTTAAGAAATTCTTTAAAAGATATGATTTAGATTTTTTATTAAAATTTAAAGTTGTAAAAGATAAAGGATTTAAAAATGTTAAAGGGACTTATTCATGTGTGTTAATTTACATGAATCAAAATAAATTTAAAAGATGGTTTAAAGAAGATAAAGTTAATAAATTGCTAAATAAAGAATTAAATAATATGTACAGAGATTATAATGTAATATTATTGTGTTAGGAGTGATTTAATGAATGATAAAATACATAAATATTTATATATAGGAGTTTGCTGTACTACATTAGGAATTGCATTAATATTATTAAGTTTATTTTTATAAGGGGTTGATTTATTATGGAAAGAAAAGAGCATAAAGTGTGTTTTCATTGCTTACATAATCATGCAAAAGACATGAAATATATTTGTGATATAAAAGGTGAAATCAAAATACCTTGGGAAAGTGTATGCAAAGAATTTAAATGTTTTAGTTGTGGCAAAGCTAATGAATTGGATAAATGTGAATGTTATGATGACATTAAAGTTAAATATAATTTAGATTAGAAGTTGGTGTAATGTTAATAAAGATTTACATAGGTACTATAATTTTTACCTTTTTAGCTAGTATTCCATATATAATTAGATTATTTAGATATGACTTAAAAACAGATAATAAATTTATAATCGGCAATATTATTTCAACTTTAATTATATTTACCTTGTGTTGTGTTCCATTAGCTAATTTATTATTTGGTTATATTTATTATCACAATGCTTGGATTACAGATGAAGAATTTGAAAAATTAATGGGATACAGATAATTATTATAAGGTAGGTATTTAAAAAAATATCTACCTTTTTTTAATAAGTATATTGACATAATTTGATAATGGATATATAATATAAATATAATAATTAATAAGGTGGTGAATAAGAATTGGAATATCGTTATAATAATTATCATAAACATACACATTATTCTAATTTAAGAAGTTTAGATGTAATAGTTAAACCAATAGATTATATTAATAGGATTAAAGAATTGGATGATGATAAAGGGATTTATTTTACAACAGAACATGGTTATCAAGGCAATGTATATGAGGCTTATACATTGTGTAAAGAAAATGGATTAAAACTTATGATCGGTGCAGAAGTTTATTATGTAGAAGATAGATACAAAAAAGATAAATCTAATTACCATTTAGTTATAATAGCTTTAAATAATAATGGAAGAAAACAACTTAATAAAATATTATCTGAAGCAAATATAACTGGATATTATTATAAACCAAGAATAGATAACGAATTATTGTTTAATTTAAATCCTAATGACGTTATAATTACTACTGCTTGTGTTGCTTCAAGGCTTAGAAATATTGAAGGTTCTGAAGAATGGATAATTAAAATGAAAGAATATTTTGGTGATAATTTTTATTTAGAAGTCCAAAACCATAATGTAGATATACAAAAGATATATAATAAAAGATTATTAGAATATGCAAATAAATACAATATACAAATTATTCATGCTAATGATTCCCATTATATAAAACCTGAAGATAGTAAATATAGAGATTTATTCCTTCATGCTAAAGGTATAAATTATGAAGATGAAAATAATTTTATATTAGATTATCCAGATTATAAAACAGTTGTTCAAAGATATCGAGAACAAGGTATATTAACAGACAAACAAATTAAACAAGCGTTAGATAATACACTTATATTTGACAAATATGAAGGAATACAGTTCGATGATGATATTAAAATGCCACATATTTCTAATAATCCTAATAAAGAATTAGGTGAAATAATAGAAAAAGAATTTAAAAAGGAACTAAATAATATAGATTTAAACAGAAAAGATGAATATATACAAGCTATAAAAGATGAATGGCAAGTTATAAAAGACACTAATATGGCTGAATATTTTTTAATAAATTATAAAATGATAAAATTAGCTACGACTAAATATCATGGAGTAATCACTAAAAGTAGTAGAGGGAGTTGTCCATCCTTTTATATTAATAAATTATTAGGCTTCACTTCATTAGATAGACTTAATTCTCCAATTACGTTATATCCTTCAAGATTTATGAGTACAACAAGAATATTAGACAGCAAATCGCTTCCAGATGTGGATACAAATGTCGCTAATCAACAAGAATTTATAGATGCTTCAAAAGAATTACTTGGAAAAGATAATTGCCATTGGATGTTAAGTTTTAAACCTTTGCAAAAAGCTAGTGCATTTAGATTATATTGTAAAGCAATAGGGTTAAATATTAATGATTATAATGAAGTAGCAAAAGATTTAGATAATTATATAGATGATAAGAATTGGAACAAAATAATTGAAGAGAGTAAACACTTTGTTGGGACAATAGAATCTGTATCACAAAGCCCATGTTCTACTTTATTATTATCTCAACCTATAAGTGAGGAAATAGGTTTGTTAAAAGCAGGAGATGTATTCGTTTGCAATATAGATGGAATTAATTGTGATAAATATAAATATCTTAAAAATGACATTTTACAAGTTAGTATATGGAAAATTATAAAAGATGTTTGTAAATTAGCAAATATTTCAATACCTACAACTACTGAATTATCAAAATTATTAGATGATAAAACATGGGATATATATGAGAAAGGATTAACCTGTTCTATAAATCAAGCTGATAGTAAATTTGCTACTGATTTAATAATGAAATATAAACCTAGAAGTTTGGCAGAAATGTCAGCTTTTGTAGCCTCTATTAGACCAGGATTTGCATCTTTATTAAATAATTTTATAGAAAGAAAAACATATACAACAGGAGTAAAAAAACTAGATAATTTATTGGAAGATAGTTATCATTACCTTATGTATCAAGAATCTATAATGAAATATTTGATATGGTTAGGTATAGATGAAAGTGAAACATATACAATAATTAAAAAAATTAGCAAAAAGAAGTTCAAAGAAAAAGAATTAGAAGAATTAAAAATTAAATTAAAAAAAGGTTGGATCAATGTGGTAGGAAAAGAGGGAGGTTTTAATGAAACATGGCAAGTAATTGAAAATGCCTCTCATTACAGTTTTAATGCTAGTCACTCTCTATCTTACGCTTATGATAGTTTATATGGTGCTTATTTAAAATCTCATTATCCCTTAGAATATTATACTGTAGCATTAAATGAATATGAAAATGATACTGAAAGAACTGCTAGATTGACCAAAGAAATGGAATATTTTAATATAGAAATTAGAAATCCTAAATTTAGATTTTCCAGATCTGAATATTTTTTAGATAGAGAAAGTAATTCTATATATAAAGGTATAAAATCAATTAAGAACTTAAATAAAAATGCAGGTGAATTATTATATTCTTTAAAAGATAATAATTATAATTCTTTTATAGAATTATTAGTTGATATAGGTAAAAAAATAAACTCTAAACAAATGACAATATTAATATCATTGGATTTCTTTAGTGAATTTGGTGGTGTTCAAAAATTATTAAAAGTGTATGAATTTTATCAAACGTTTTATGGTAAAAAACAATTATCAAAAGATAAATATCCTAGTTTAAATAAAATATTTAATAAATATGCTGAAAGAGAAACGGAAAAAAAATATATTTTTATTGATATATTACCAATGTTAATTGCAATAGAAAAACATATTAAGGATAATGGAACGGACACTATAGAATTAATTAAAACCTATTTTGAATTTTGTGGTAATTGTAATATAATAGATAAATCTATGGGAAATAAATGTATTATTACAGATATAAATACTAAATACACACCTAGAATTACTTTATATGGTATAGGAAATGGTAAATTAAAAGATGTAAAAATATATAAAAAGGATTTTAAACAAGATCCATTGGAAATAGGTGATGTGATTAGCATTAAAGGATATCAAATTAAGAATAAAAAGAAAAAAGAAGGTGACAAATGGATAGAATTGGAAGATAAAGAAATGATTTTAACAAAATATGAAAAATTTACAAAATAATCATTGACAATAAATAATAAATATGGTAATATATAAATATAGAAATTAATAAGTAAGGGGTGATAATAATGAAAGTTAAGTTTATAGTAGATGAAAGTGCAAAGAAAATAGAACAAAAAGTAAATGATTGGCTAGAAGATAATATAAAAGAAGTATTAGATATTAAACCAATGAAATTAAATGATAAATTAATAGGAGTTTTAATTGTATATGATGATTTTTTAGAAAGTGAAACTACATATCAGTTGTTAAATTAATATGAATACTAAAAATGAATTAAAAATAATACTTAAATATAACGAAAACATTAATATATTACACATATACAATAAACTTCTTGCCATAAATACAAAATTATTTAAAGAATATAAATTAAAATTAACAGATATCAGAACTATAAATGCTAAAGAAATTCAACAATCATGTATGAAAGCTAATTATTATAGTGATGATACAGAACTTGAAATTAAAATAAATTATTACAAAGAGAATTGTGATTGTTTATTAGAAAATATAATAGTTAAATTAGTTGGTGATAGAATGACTAATATTGATCTAATAAATATATCTGATATAATTGATTCTATATTTTTAAATTAAAAAACAATTTAGGAGGAAATAAAATGATATTAAATCTAGGAAATGATTATAGAATAACAAGTGATGCTTATTGTTACATTATACAAAAAGAAGTAGAAGTAACTAGAAGAAGTACAGGATTAGTAGAAAAAGAATTTAAAGATATTGGATTTTGTCCATCTATAAATTCAGCATTAAAATATATTGTGGACAAAGAATTAAAAACAACAAATGCATCTGATTTAGAATCATTAGTAAATAAAGTTGATGAATTAAAGAAATATATAGATGATGTTGTTCCTCATGTACCACATGAAGTTAGATAATTAAATAATTTGGTATAAATGCCTAAAAATAACTACTGTCTAAAGGCGATTTTAAGGCTTTATAAAAAGTTCATAAGGTGTTTATACCTTGAAATACTCATATATTTAATATAGAAATTAATAATAGGAGGTTGTAAAATGGTAGTTGAAAAAACATTTCAAGAAGTAATAAGTACAATTAATGATGGTGAAATATGGGTTAATAAATACAAAAATAAAAGATTAACAAAAATTCAAAAACTCTATGACAGTATAATATTTGATTTTGATGATGAATACAAAGATATTGGTGTTGGTTTAAATGATATATTTATAATGGAAAGAAAGGAATATGATACTGGTTATGCTATGCAAGAATTATTAAAAGGAAAAGAGATTGAAAGTTGTATTAGTGAATTTAGATTTAAATTTATAGATAATGATATTAATTATTTTAATAAAGATTATTCTCGTTGGAAAGTAGTTGAATATCCTTTTTCAACTAGAGAAATAACAAATAATTGGTATATAAATAATTAATAATAGGAGGTGATTATTTGAGGGTAAGGATTATAAATAAAATGACAAAAAGAGAGGTGCCAAGTTTTATGTTGCATTTATATATTACTTATGATGAAAAAGGTAATATGAAATGTATAGATGACGAATATGAATTACAATTTGAAGATGAATTAGAAATATTGAGGGATGAAGATGATTAAAATAATAGGTGGATTAGTAGGTTTAATAATTGTGCTTTGTTTAATAGAAAAATTTGTATTTGGAGATGATAATAATGATGGAGGAATTATTAAATGAACATGAGCAATATTGTGAAAATAAAGAATGTGACAGAATATGTAGAACAGAAGAATTTGTTGATTGTTTATTGAAATGGTTATTAAATAATTATGATGTTATACCTAAAGATAAATAATTCAATATATTAATTAATAAGGAGGTGTTATTGTGGATATATATGAAACAAAAGCAAATTATGAAAGATTAGAGGATAAGGTGGCAGAAGCATTAGGTAGTCATAGATATTTTATAAAAAATGGTAAAGTCGTTAAGATTGATGATGCTTGTGATATATTTATGGATTTAATTGTCATAAGGGATGCTACAAAAGAAGAAATTAAATTATATGAAGAATATTCTAAGGCTAGAGATATTTATAATGATATAAAATATAGATAAAAAAATAATTAATAAGGAGTGATTGTATGTTAGTAAGTAAAAGAAATGGCAACTTGGTGACTTTTGACAAAAATAAAATAATAATAGCAATTCAAAAAGCTATGTTAGAAGTAAATATCAATACTGATAAAGCATATGATATAACTAAAATTGTATGTGATAAAATAAAAGATAGAAGTGAAATATCAATAGAAGAAATACAAGATGTAATAGAAAGTACATTAATGGAAAATAATTATCCAACTGTAGCAAAAGCTTATATATTATATAGAGATGAGAGAAAAAGAGCTAGAGAAAGTCAAGCTAGATTATATGAAGAGTCACAAAAACAAATAAAAGAAATAATGGAAATGAAAAACATAGAAAACTCAAATGCCAACGTTGATGAAGCTTCATTTAGTGGCAAAAATTCAAAAGTAACAGGTTATTTCTTAAAAGAATACGCACTTAACAATTTAATGCGACCAGAGATTGCTCAAGCACATAGGGACGGATTATTATATACTCATGATTTAGATAATTATGCTAGTGGAATGCATAACTGCTTATTTTGTGATTTTGAAGATTTGTTTAGTAATAATGGTGGCTTTATGACTCGAAATGGAGATGTTAGAAAACCTAATGATATTATGACATTTTTTCAATTAGTAGCCGTAACGTTTCAATGTGCAAGTCAATGCCAATATGGTGGCATAGCTAGTAATAAAATAGATTATGATGCATCACCTTATGTTGCAATAACGTTTAGAAAAGCATTTAGAAGTGCTTTAATGGATATAGATGGGATAAGTAAAGAACACGCTGAATTAATAATAAAAAATATAGAAGATACTAACGGTGATATAATAAAATTAGAAAATGAAAAATTAAAATTATTCTATCCTAAGCATTACAAGGTAGCAGAAAGACACACAATAGAAAAAACAATGCAAGGTGCTGAATCATTGTATCATAATCTTAACACTCTTGAGTCTAGAGCTGGATCACAAGTTCCGTTCACCAGTATAAATTTTGGAACTGATATTTCACCAGAAGGAAGATTAGTATCTAGAGCATTATTAACAGCTAGTATAAATGGTATAGGTAAATTTAATAAAACATCAATATTTCCAATAAGTATATTTAAATTTGCTAAAGGAATCAATGATAAAGAAGGGACACCAAATTATGATTTAAAATTATTAGCTTTAGAATCTTTATCAAAGAGAATATACCCTAATTTCTGTAATGTAACAATAGAAGGTGAGGGTGATGTTAATAATCCTGATACTCAATCAGCTACTATGGGATGCAGGACGAGATTAGGATACGATATTAATGGTATGGGTTGGCACAAATCTGGTAGAGGTAATATAACGCCTGTAACGTTAAATCTAGTAGACATGGGTATTAGACATGGTATATGCCTAGGAGAAAGAGATGTCGCTGATATAGAAGGATTTTGGGAAGAATTAGAACACAATTTAAAATTATCTGAAACAGCATTATTAGATAGATATGAATGGATATGTTCACAAAAATCTAAAAGTGGATTTTTCACCCATAACAACGGTTTAATGAAAAATTTGTTAGGAAGACATTTAGACAGTGAAGAAGATGTAAGAGAATCAATGAAGCATGGAACATTAGCTTTAGGGTATATAGGAATTGCAGAATGTATGTATGCTATGTTTGGTGAAACTCACGCACACAATAAAGATGTTTATAATTTTGCGTTAAAAATAGTACAAAGAATCAATTCATTCGCAAAAGAGTGTGTAGAAAGAAATCATTTAAATTTTAGTTGTTATGCTACTCCAGCCGAGGGAAGTTGTTTTACTTTGAGAAATAAATTAGTTGAAAAATATGGTATTATAAAAGGAGTAACAGATAGAAAATATATAACTAATTCGCACCATATACCTGTATATGAAAAAATATCTATTAAAGATAAGATAGATTTAGAAGCTCCGTTTAGTAAATTAGCTACAGGTGGATATATTTTATATGTTGAATTAGAATCGTCATTTATGAATAACATAAGTGCAGTAGAAAAAATAATAGACTATGCTATGAGTAAAGATGTGTATTATTTTGCATTAAATTTCCCAATTGATACTTGTATGAATTGTGGATATTCATCAGAAATAAAAGATAATTGTCCTAAATGTGGTAGTGAAAATATAGAAAGACTTAGACGAGTTACAGGGTATTTAACTACTGATTATTCTAAATTTAATGATGGAAAAATAGCTGAAGTTGAAGATAGGGTAAAACATTCTGTAGGTGATATAAATGAATATTAGTGGTATAGTATACGATTCAGTTGTTGACGGAGAAGGGTTGAGAAATACCCTCTTTGTCTCAGGCTGTCGTCATGACTGTAAAAACTGTCATAATTCTCAAACGTGGGATTTTAATTATGGATATGAATTTACAAAAGATTTACAAAATGAATTTATTAAAAAATGTAAAGATAATCCTATGCTAGATGGAATAACAATTAGTGGTGGTGATCCAATATATAGTTCAAAAGAATTAATCTTTTTCTTACAAAAATATAAAAAGGTAAATCCAAATCATACGATATGGCTATATACTGGATTTAAATATGAAGATATAAAAAATAATGAAATATTAAAATATTTAGATGTATTAGTTGATGGTGAATATATTGATGAATTAAGAGATACAACATTGGCTTTTAGAGGAAGTAGTAATCAAAGAATAATAAAATTAAAAGGTGGTGAGATTATTGATTAACATTTATAAAATTATTAATTTAAAAAATAATAAGGTTTATATTGGACAAACGATAAATTCAATACAGCATAGATTTAATCAACATTTAAGGGAAACAAGAAGTAATAATGAATTACATAGAGATATGCAAAGTCAAAATAAAAAGGATTTTAAAGTAATTTTATTGGATACAGCTGAAAATATGATTGATGCTGATGAAAAAGAAAGATTTTGGATATCTTTTTACGACTCTACAAATAAAAACAAAGGATATAATTTAGACAGTGGTGGCAGATCTAATTGTAAAAAGTCAGAAACAGCATTAAGACCAATGAAAGAAGCTGTTATGAGAAATTGGGAAAACGAGGATAAGGCGAAAAGAATGTTAGATGGACTGGAAAAGGGAACTGACACATGGAAAGAAATATGTCGAAATAAAAGAGTGGAATTTGTTTGTCCTGTGTGTGGCGAGAAATTATATTTACCTAAGCATGAATTGAAGAATAGAAATACTTGTGGAAAAGAATATTGTAAAAATAAATATGCTAGAATACACGAAACCTATAAAAAAGGAATAATCGAGGCAAATAAAACAAATAAAATTAAAAATGAAGAAAAATCTAATCACATTAAAGAATTTGTTCTAACATGGGTAAATAACAATAAGGATATTGTATTGAATTGTCCTAAGAATAAAATAACAACTACGTTAAGTGATTTAATAAATAATGTCGAAAAGGAATTTAGGATTAAAGATATAAGAAGTATAAGTTATAATTGTTGTAAATCTAATTCAAAGATAAAATTTTTGACATGGTTAAAGGAAAATATTTCATAATAAGTATTGACAATAAATTCTATTCATGCTATTATATTAATATAGAAATTAATAAGGAGTTGATGTTATGTATAAAATATTATTTTTAAAGAGTGATTATAAAAATCTGTATGGAATAATCAATGATACTTGTGAATTAACACAAGATAAAGAAACATATTTAACTACATCATCAGGTAAACACATTAAATTAAAAACAAATAAGTTAATCAACATAAAAGATAATCTATATGGTATATTTGACAATAAAAGTTTATTTATATTAGAAAGACTATAAACAATATATAAATTAATAAGGAGGGTTAATTCCCTCCAGAAAGGGGTAGTTATATGAAATTTAATTTAGGTGAAAAAGTAAGAATAAAATCAAATGGCATAATAGGAATAATAATATCAAGAGGGTATAATGAATATTTAGATGAAAATGACAAACAACAATCATTTGAAGAATATCAAATAGAAGCTGATAAATATTATCAATGCAATGAAGATGAAATAGAATTAGTTACAATAGGACAAGTGTTACAATCTATATATGATATACCACCTCAAATTAAAATTAATTTAGATAAAATTAAAGAAAGAACATCTATTAATGAAGATAATGAAAAAAAACTTAAAAATGTAAAAGTTGAAGATGATCCAGTCAATCACCCTTCACATTATACATATGGGAGTATAGAAGTTATGGATTATATAGAAGATAAAGGATTTAATTTCGCATTAGGAAATGCAGTAAAATATATAAGTAGGGCTGGCCGAAAAGACGCAGATAAAACAATTCAAGATTTAGAGAAAGCAAGTTGGTATTTAAATAGAGAAATAGAAAGACTTAAAAATTTACAAGGTGATAAATAATGGATGAAACTAAATTATTATTAATATTTAAAAGATTGGCAAGAGTATTAGATGAAATAGAAAGTTGTGTAAATTGTCCTCTAAGATTAACTTGTAACAGAAATGAAGATGTTAATTCTTATACATTATGCGATGCATTCACTTCAGCTATAGATGAATTAAAGGAGAAATAAAATGAAAACTATATTATATTTAGCAATATTATTATTTATGTTGTTTATTAGTTGGGGAGCTACAGTTGGAATTATATATCTGATAACATTATGTTTTAATTTACATTTTAATATAGTTACAGCTACAGGTATATGGTTATTAATGTTCCTTATTAAATCTTTATTTAGTAAATAGCAATATGATAATTAATAAGGGAGGAGGTGATTGCTATATCAAATAAAAGTAATAAAATAGGTGAAAAAAGAATTAATAATTTTGGTAGTGAGATGATAATTGTCGAGTATAAAGGAGCAAGAGACGTAGATATTTATTTTCCAGAATATGATTGGATATCTAAAAATAGACAGTATATTGATTTTAAAAGAGGCAGAATTAAATGTCCGTATGAAAGAACCATATATGGAATTGGATATTTAGGTGAGGGTGAGTATAAAGTTAGTAAAAGTGGCAAAGTTACTAGAGTTTATAATACATGGCGTGATATGTTAAAAAGATGTTATAGTGAAAAAGAACATAAAAAACATTCAACTTATATTAATTGCAATGCTAGTGAGATGTTTCATAATTTTCAAAATTTTGGTGATTGGGACAAAGATAATTTTTATCAAGTGGAAAAAGAAAGAATGTGTTTAGACAAGGACATTTTAGTTAAAGGCAATAAAATATATTCACCTGAAACCTGTATTTATGTACCTCACACTATAAATGTTTTATTTACTAAATCTGATAAAACTAGAGGTAAATCAGCTATAGGGGCAACTCCTGTAAATAATAAATACAAAGCGTATTGCAATTTAATAAATCTTGAAACTGGAAAATCTAAAAAAGAATATTTGGGTTATTATGACACTGAATTTGAAGCTTTTCAAGTTTATAAATATCATAAAGAAAAAAATATAAAAATGGTAGCCGATTATTTCAAAAAACAAATACCGAGTGAGTTGTATGATGCTTTATATAGATATGAAGTAGAAGTAACAGATTAAATTATTAATAAGAGGTGATTATTATTTTATTATCTTTGGACGCATCAATATCTTCAACAGGGTATGCAATATTTGATGAAGATAAATTAATAAAGTATGGTAAAATAGTTACTAAAAAAGATAAATTCAAAACAGAAGATTTAAGACTTAATTATATATGTGACAAAATAGAACAATTAATAATTAAATATGAAATAGACGAGATAATATGTGAAGATCAGTTTACATCTGTGAATAGTAAAACTATATTAGTATTAAGAAAATTGATAGGGGGAATAATGAGGACGGCTAATAGATTTGACATAAACGTTCATTATTACCTACCTGCCCAATGGAGAAAAATATTAGACATAAATAAAGGTACAAGTAATAATAAAAAGAAAAAATGTTATGATTATTTAATTAAAAATAACATCATAGATTTTGAATTTATACCTAAAAATAAGGACAAAAATGATGATATATGTGATGCAATAGGTATTGGTTTAGCTTATTTGAAGAAAAAGAGTTAGGAGGTCAGATATGTTTGCGAGATTATGATTATATAGCTAAGTATAAAAGTTATGCTTATAGAATTAAAGAATATGACAAATTAATGAATGAGGAGAATGTTAATATGAAATTAAAAATAAAATATTTAGATGGAGCAAAAGAATTAGTTGACAATAAAAAGGGTGATTTAATAGATGTGTATGCTTATGAAGATATGTTTATACCATTTATGGGATATGGAATGGTAAATTTAGGATTTGCGTTAGAATTACCAGAAGGTCATATGGGTAAATTAGTACCAAGAAGTAGTACTTTTAAAAAATGGGGGATAATACAAACCAATCATTGTGGGATAATAGATGAATCATTTAAAGGTGACAATGATATATGGCATATGCCAGTTCAATGTACAATGCCTACTACTACTGAAAAAGTAATGGTTGAAGGTCATAAAATAACTATAAGTGGAACATGGATAAGAAAAGGCGATATGATAGCTCAATTTGAAATATGTGAGAAACCTGAAAGATACACTTTTGAACCTGTTGAAACTTTAAATAATGAGGATAGGGGCTCATCTAGTGTTTATGGTGAATATGATAAAGCTAAAAAATCTAAATAAGTGGTGGATATATGTTTAAAGTTAATGATGAAGTTAAAATAAAACCTAAAGAAATACTACAAGGATTATATAAAGAAGATAAATTTGATCTAGTAAAATCTATGATTAAATATGGCGAGGAAGAAACAAGAATCAAGGAAGTAATTGATAAAGAAAATTGGAACGATGAAAATATACCCGAATATAAACTCGAATGTGATAGAGGCATATGGGTTTGGTACTCATATTTATTAGAAAGTTAGTTAAATGAGCTGAGATGCCTTCTAGGACGGTTATATAACTATTCTATTAGGCATCTTTAAAATATAACAATAAAATCTGAATTTTATTTAGAGGAGGCAATGATGCGAATTTTAAAAATAGAAATGAATAAGAAAGGAAAAAGAGATGATAACAATTAAAATTTTCATAATAATATATTTACTTGTAGATTTAGTTAATTTGATATTACATAGAAAATTAGGTAATTTCTTAAAGAATAATCCTACTACAAGATCAATACTTGAAAAGAAATATAATGGCAGAAAAGAATCAGTTGATGAAATGATTGATTCTATGGATGAAATAGAATGGTGCGAGTATTTAAGAAGTTTAATTCCTATCTACCATATTTATGAATTATTCATGCTTAGTGGTAGTTTATTAGCATTAAAATTAATACCTGAAGAAACAATGAAAGAAGTAGCAAAGAAAGCTGAAAATGATGATACTTGGTAGAGTATAATAATTAATAACCTTATGACAAATATATTTTTAAAATATTGAAGGGATTAGAAAAAAGTAAATTCTAGCCCCTTCTTTTTTATTGGTTGGTAAAAGTGTATATTAATATTGTTTTCAAATTAATAAATAATATAAATGTTAAAATATTGTTAAATTGGAATATTTTTTAAGACAAAAATCATATGCTATGATATATGTAACAATTATGAAGGGAGCGATAGCGACTGAGAATTAATTGTGGAATGTTCATATCAAGGTTATAGCAATTTGAGTGAGTATTATGCTAAAAAATAATTCAAGAAAAATAAAGAAAAAGGAGGAATTATCCTCCTATTATTTTACATATTTACTACAAAAGATGAATATACAGTTTCTTCATTTCTAATTAAACATAATGCTTGATATCTTTTTAGATTAACAAAATCAATCTTATCATACCCTTCTTTATTAAATAACGTTTCTAATTCATAAAAATTTCTTATATCTGCACCAGCTAATAATATAAAATTCATTCCAGAATTCAATATGGCTTCTTTACATTTTTTATTACATTGATTGAAGAAGTGTAAAGAAATAGTAGGTATAAAATTATATTTTCTACATTCAGTCAATGTATCTTGTAACATATTTTGTGCTGTTGGGAATAAATTGATCTCATCTATGAATATTTCTGTTCTAGTATCAGCGTTTAATTGTTTGCTTAACCATACCTTATTAATAAAAAATGTTGCTATTAAATCTCTAATACTTCTATTAGTAAAATTACTTTCTTTAGCCTTAATTAATATTACTTTATTTTTACTTAATGCTTCAACAAAATTAATATTCTTATCCGCTGATTTATTAAATGCTAACTTGGTATATAAATTAGTTTGTAAAATACTAACTCTATCAATTATTCCATCTATTTTAGAATCATAGTTTTCTATTGTTCCGTTCTTGTTTTCTTTATCCAACTCTTTTAAATTGTTTATTTCATCTTGGAGTAAAAGAAGTTGACTTTCTGTAAGCGATTCTAAGGCTTTCTTTCGTTCATTAGGATACATAAGTACCCTTGTTATCTCTCTAAAACTAGCATTAAAATTATTATAAAAGACTATTGTACAAGCTGAATAAAAATACCTAACCATTCTAGGTGTTAATTTAGTATCTGTATTAATTGTATTTAATAAAATATGAAGTTGATTAGCTTTTTCCATGCATTTAGCTAATTTATCATATTTATCTAATTTATTATAAGTTAATTCGTTAAAACAAAATCCTTGTAACTGATCTATATTTGCACAATCTATCTCAATTAATTTATCTTTAGGTGTTATTTCCTTAATGCTATCTGCTAATTCACAATTCTTAATGATATCTAACACAACTAATCCATCACCTTTATTTATTATTTGTTTAGCTAATTTAATCATTGAATAAGTTTTTCCACTTCCCATTCCTCCTATAAATACTTTACCTAATCTACTACATTCTTTATCAGATGAATAATAAACATTTGTATTCTTTAAAGAATTTCCGAGAAGGACTTGCCCTCTCTTCAAACAATTAGGAATTGACTTATCGTAAATATTATTATGTTCAATGTTGTTATATTCTTTGATTAAACTATCCCCAGGTAAACTTATAAAATTAGAACATTCATATATTGAAGTATTTAATGACTTTATATTTCCGTTCTTAACCTTTTTACATATAAATTCATTATCATCTGAAATTTCACTATATGAATTAACTAAACCTTCAAGTAATGTCTTTGAATGGTTTTGATCCTTTCCTTTTATATTTAATACTATTTGAGTTTTACACATTTCAGATTTACTTTTTCTTATAGTGCTTTCTGAATATTTTTGTGGTGTTATTTTTTTCACTTGTTTAGTATTAAAAATAAAATTTAGCGTTGAGTTAATAAATTCTATCATATAATCTAAACATTTAATTATTATATTAAAATATTGATTATTCGTATATTTTATGGAATTTTCCTTATATTCTCTGATGAATTTTTGACATGAAATTTTAAAATAATTGATTTGTTTTTCTGAAATTGGTAGGAAATTATATAATATTCCTACTTCTTCTTGATTTTCTAATAATTCCATTATTGTCATATTTGCATTTAATAATTCATTATTTCTCATATCTGCATTACTAGAAAGAAAATCTTTCTTCTTATATACTAGTTGATATTGTAATCCATTTTTAATGTGTGGTATATAATTACATTCTTCTATTTGAACTGATTTCCATACTTCTTTAAACTTAATTTTAAATTTAGAATAGAATATTTCAGGAACAATAAAATAGAAGTTGATTTTCTCTTTAGTAATATAGATATAATAACTAGCTTTCATTTGAGTTTGTATTATTAATTTTTTATCTTGAATTTTTATTTGTTTATTTAGATTTATAAACATCTTATTAACTAATTTTAATATATCATATGTTTGATTATTTTTAATTGATTTAGTAGGTATAAGTTTTAGATAAATATATTTTTGTTGTTTAATTTCTATATATTTAGAAATAGGAACACTAAACATTTGTAACTACTCCTATGATAATATTTAAAATTAAATATACACAAGGGATTATAAATGCCCATTTTTTACCTTTATCATACCCGAATACATAAAGTAATAAAGCTATAAAACCTGCTAAAAGACATATGTTAAATGAAAATTTATCAATATTAATTAAAAGTTGATACCCAAATTCTTTAAATGATTCTATTGGGTGTAAAAAGTTATCCATGATATTTATCAATTTATCAATTTTTTCTTCCATAATATAACCTCCTTACATTTTAATCATCGCGAATAATTTAGGATATAATGTTAAAAGAATGTATATTAAAAAATATTGAATACCAGATGTTGTAGCTTGTCGAAAATTTGCACCTTGCAATGCGTTTTCAATAATAGCTTTAACTCCCATGCACATACATCCATACTTACTGAATATCATTAAAATATGCAATATTTGATTAGCCATTATAGATATCTCCGCTTCAGTTGTAGCACAATATACTATTGAATTTTTTTGCATAAACAAAGCTATCAGAATAATTAATTTTTTATATTCGATTTGATTAAGACTTGAAATAAATTTATCAAGAAGCGATTCCTTATCATTCATCATTAGTTTATATTCTTCAAAAGTATAAGATCTCATGTATAAAATCCTCCTTTAAGGTTAAACTAATAATATAATTATGATTAAACGAGGTGATATAAAATGGGTGAAGCAATATTTTGGTTTGGATTAGCTTTTGCTTTTGATTGCTTGAGTAGATTGATTTAATTCAGAATACATTTTTTCTCTTAAAACATATTTAACATAGGCACTCTTATTTCCATGAATTATAAATTTTTCCTCTAGCCATGAGTATAAAAGAGTGTCTTCCATATTGTTTTTAAAACTAACTTCAAAAGATTTTTTATTTTTCATAATCATCCCTCCTTTTACTGAATTATATGTAATATTCCTTAAAAATATTACTAAAAATAAATAAAAAAAATAATAGAACTATTAAAAAATAAAATAGTCCTATTGAAAATTTGATAATGTAAGTTAATATGAGAATATTGTTTATATCTTTAATTATGATAACAAATAATTGAAAGATTGTCAATATAAATAAAAAAAATACCCTTTAGCAAATTAATCACTAAAGGGTATAATAAAAATACACGCAAATAGAATAACTAATAATAATTTATCCTTTATTTGTTTATTTTATTCATGATATTTAAAATATATAACATATATTGTTTTAATCACATTATATACACAATATTTTTAAATTGCGTAATAGGTTTAAATTACGAACGAACTCATTGTAATAAAAAAGACTAGAAATTAATATAGTCTAATACTCTCAATATTTTATTTCTTTTTAAAAATGAATCCCCATTTTGTGTCACTACTTTTATTTTCTTTCCATTACTTAATCTTACTATTGTATGTTCTATATCGCTATCGTAAGCTTCATATACTTTTATATCCTCTACAATACCTTCCTCTATTTTTCTTTTGAAAAAACCACATCTTAATTTAACTTTATCTCCTACGTTTATAATCATTAAATCACCCCTTATAATAAGTTTAATATAATAATTATAAATTATCTATCATTCTAATGTAAAAGTTTCTTCACTCCAAAATCCACCTATTTTTAAAATATCTTTTTCTACATTATTTACATAAGTTTTTACTTCTTCTATTTTAAAACTTCCTGGAGGTGTAAAAGAAATTCCTAAAGGAAATTTTAAATATTTAGATGTTGGTGTACTAGTTAAAGTTCTTTCTATGCTATATGTAGTTATATTTCCTTCTGTTTCAATTGTAGGGCTCGCGTTGCTTCCATATTGCCCTGAATAACTATTATTGCTAACTTCACCACTATTATCTCCAAATCCAGTTGAGCTAAATCCCTGTGCTTTAAAACCTCCAGAAATGTTTGATACTTTCAATACTGTTTTCACTGTATTTCCTTCAATAGCATCTGAATCTACCGAAATTAAAGTTATAAAATGGAACCCTGTATTTCTAAATCCTGTTACAGTAAGTGTTTTTCCTGTATAATCTATTTTTTCTACATTTTCAATAGCATTTGCACTTATAGTTATATTTCCTGTTACACTACTTATAGTAATAACTCCATTAACTACAACAGTGCTTGTTATATCTGTTCCGCCCATTGTTACTGTTACATCATTTAATATATAGCCATCATTCGCAGTTATAGTTGCTGTATAACTACTATTTTCTTCTATTGTAGTAGCAGAATTTGAATTTGTACAATTAGCCAAGTTGTTAGTTATAGTATATTTTGTAGTTATTCCACTAACTGTTACATTGCAAATTGCTGTTTGACTTCCACAAGTTGCTGTTATTACACAAGAACCATTTCCGATAGGAGTTACTATCCCATTTTCTACAGTACATATTCCTGAAGGACTTACACTCCATTTAACTGTATCAGTTGCATTTGTAGGAGTTACTGTTGCAGTTAAAGTTTGAGGACTATTATTTGTAAATGATAAAGTTGTATTATTTAGTGTTATATTTGTGCAAGGAATATTTTCAACATCATTCGCCAAGCAAGGAACACAATTAAACAACATATATTTCGCTAAATTTACACCAACTCTATAATGTCCTGCTGTATTCCAGTGCAATCCATCCTTTGTGTAAATATTTCTATTAGTATTATTTTTAGGATATATTCCACTCATTGTATAATTATCATAAACATATACTGGATATAATGAACAAACCTCTAAAATTGCATCTCTATAGTCTTTAACACTATAACCTTGTGCATTAGGCTCTCCATAAAAATTAATAGGTTTTCCTACTTGAGCTGGAGTAAAAAATATTATAGTACTTTTGGGATATTTATTTAACAAGCCTTCGCAAAGAACTTTTAATGCTCCATAAAAAGTTGATGCTGTAGTATCGCTTATATTACCTAAAGTAACATTTAACCCCATATCATTAACTCCGCCCGCAACTATTATAATATCTAAATCATCTCGCATTTCTGTATATCTGGTAGACATTGGAGTTGTTCCATTTCCTCCTATACAATTTCCACTTATCCCATAATTAACAAATTCTGACATATGTAATATATCTTTTGCAACAGTATAAAATGTTTTATCTGTATAATAACCAGCTGAAATACTATCACCTAAGCAACCACCTTTTTTATTTTTCCATAAATTTAATATATTTGTTACATCTGCGTTATCAGCAACAACTTTTTCAAGAACTACATTTTGTAAATCTGTTTTAGTTGCATATTTACTTAAATCTACGGAAACACCTTGCTCAATTTGTTGCGCAATATCTTTAAGTTGAGAATTAACTTCATTAATTCCCCCAATTATTGTCTTATTTGCTGTTTCTAAATTATCATGAACAGTATCTGAAATACCATTCATAGAAGTATCGTCTTCAATTAGATTAATCTGATTTTCTTTAATTACTTGAATATCTTTTCTAGCTTCTACATCTTGTATTTTTTTATTATTTATACTAAGTATATCAATTTCTGCCATTTTATTGTCTCCTTTTATATTTTTAAATTACCTGATTGTGAATTATATTGTAAACTATTTGAGCGTATTGTTAAATTACCTGTTACAGGATCATAATCAATAGTTGCACCACCACTCGGGATATCTGGAGCTGTTCCACCTTTAGATATAGTGTCTTCAAATACTTTATATTTAAAATTATTCAAAGGAATAATCCTTTCGTTGGTGTGTTTATCTTCTATCATGATTTGACAATGATATTCTCCTACTTCGTTTTTATATTCTGTTTCTAAATTACAATAATATAAATTACTTGTTTCGTCATATTCTGTAAGTTCTTTTTTTAATATTTCCTTATTTGGAGTTTCTATATATAATGTTGTCTTGTAATCTGATAAATTAATTTTACTGTTATCTCTAGTTATATTAATATAAAAATCTGAAGTTTGATTATCACTTAATGAAAATTTCATAAGTAAATTATCTTCTTTATCTGAAATTAAATCTAACTTCATAGCTTTATATCTTTTATCGAGCATCAAATTCACCTCAATTCATTTATAGTTCTATTTTTATCAATGGGTTTGATACCATATATTAATTACTCTTCTTTAAAATTGCTTGTATATTGGCGAATATAAGCCTTTTAAAAAATCTCTTAATGTATTTAATCCTTTAATTTGACCAACCAAAAGCATTATTTATAATTTCTTCATCTCTACTTTTAATATAACTATTTGTTGTTTCTATTGAACTATGGTTTAACAATATTTGAATTTCTTCTAATGAAAACTTTTTATTTAATTGCCTACATAAATAATGTGTTCCATTTGTCATATTAGTTGCAAAAGAGTGTCTAAATGTATGAGGATTAAAAGGTATTTCTTCCCCTTCAAGTTCTTTAAGTATGTTTCTGCAATAAATTATCCATGAATATAAAGTTTCATATGATGCTGGTTCACCTGTTTGAGTTATCCATAATTCTTTCACATTATCCTCACCTCTACTCGACATATACATTTTATAACATTCAATAGTCCAATCATGATAATATATATTAAATGTTTTACCTCTTTTTCCAGTTACTTTTCTTTTTGTCATATGTTTATCTATTTCTATGTCATCTTTCATTATTTGATAACATTCATTTCTTCTTGCCCCGCTATCATACATCAATGAAAGTAATAATGCTATTTGATATTTTTCTCTTTTTATTAATTCATCTCTTATTTTTGTTATTTGTTCATCTGTTAAAAATATAATTTCCCTTCGTGCTTCTTTATTGATAGGTTTTAATTTTCTGATTTGATTAACTGGGATATCTTCTTCGTAATCATCATCATCACAAGCAAAAGATAACATTGATGAACAAGCTGATTTTAAATTATTAATTCTAGCTACACTTAATCCTTTTTGTTGTAGCCATAAAACATAATTTCTAAATTGCTTTTTCTTTAGTTGCGAAATAGGTTTATTTCCTAATTCTTCTAATATATAAACAAACATAATTTTTATATTCGCTTTATACATTCTAATTGTTCCATCTTTTTTCCCTTCAGCTTTTAAATTTAAGATAAATTCTTCTAATAAATCTTTGTTATATTGATTTACTTTTTTATATTTTTCTGCTGTATCATATTTATTATAGATATTACTCACATTATCATCCCCCTTATAAAAAAAGAGAACCCTTAATGTGAGTTCTCTTTTTTGTATATTAATTATTTAATTTCTTCCAATATGTTGATTTTCTAATATTTTTATCAATATCTTTAAATTTTAAAAAGTTAATTAATGTCCCGCCATTTTTTATATAGTCTTTAAATGCTTTTTTATATAATTCTAATCTATTATTTTTATCTGCAAATTCATATGATTGAGTATAACTCCAAGCATAACCATAACCTTTACCATATTCTAAAATATATACATCTTCATATTTTGTCGAACCAAGATTTCTTTCAGCGTTATAGTCGGTGTATGTACTCATGTATAAGTCAAAATCAGCACAACCTATACCTGTATCATTACAAATAAATACTCCATCACAAACTGCTGTTTTACCATTACCATCTGTAAATTTAAATCCTTTCATTGAAGGAATGTATATTTTAGTATTATAAGGAAGATTGAAAGTTCCGCAAGTGTGACCAAGTTGTAATGGTATTTTACAAGCGCTAGAACTATTAGATCCATATGCTGTTATTTTACAATTCTTTAATGTGTAAATATATTTATGTCCGTCTTTTATACCTTGTTCATTAATACAATTTTTATATTCTTCTTTATTACTTTGTGTTTTAGATGATGGTTTATTAGATTGTATTTTAATATATTTACTTGACACAAAAGCATAAATCTCATCAAATTGTATTTTGTACCAACCTGGTTTAACATTTTCTTCTAATATATTAACTTTTGTACCTTTAGGTAATATTGCAATAGAAGTATAATTTGTGTCAGTACCAGTTCTTACATTTAAATTAGCAGTTGTTATCCCAATCATATAAATCACCTCTATTTTTCAAATACTTCTACATATTTTGTTGATGCAGTTATATAATACCCTGCTTTCACATAATACATATCTGTTCCTTTTCTTTCAATTTTTTTAATTATTGTTAACGCTTCACCTTTTTGGGCTTTACCACATATTGAACTAGCATCGAAGTCTGGTGTTGAATGAATATTTACAGTTTGTAATACTCTTAAATATTGTTGTTTTGTTGAGATGTTTTTATCGTTCTTAATAGATGTTGTTGACTTAGACTCATATTTATAAGCTTTTAATAATGGGTAAAAATTATTTTCAAATGCTTTTTTAGTATTGCCGAATCCCATAAAATTTGTACCAGGACAAGTTTTAGCAGATTTACTAGCACTGTAATTTCCTAAATAAGTTCCACTTGCTGTAAACCAACAATGAGGTCTTATACCTGTTGAATTTATAGATATATTAAATTTTTTAGATAATAAAGCATATACAAATATAACAGCTTTCTTTTGTTCTTCTGTCATTTTGTCTTTACCTTTATCGAAGCAACCATATATTTCTATACAGATTGCGTTTGTATTCCAACCTTTAATACCGACAGGAGTAGAATTTAGATTTCTACCTGTTGTTATTTTACCATTAGGGAATATATTAAAATGTTGTGCTATATAATGACCATGACCATCTGAATATTTCCAAGTTTGTTTTCCGTAATCATCTAATGCTTTTGTTCTACCTAGTTCTTTATTGTTTTTGTAATATTTTTCATCTGTTGTTTTCCATGTTGTATAATTAGGTAAATCCATATGATGTACTTGTAATCTTGTTATTTTTCTTGTTGGTTTTTGTTTGTCCAACCATTCCTTAAATTCTTTTTCTGTTTCTAATAGTGTAAATCCATTTTGTGTTTTCATTTAATCAACCTTCTTTTTGATATATTTATTAATTATTATGTTTTATATTTTTTTAAAAGTGTAATCCTTATAAACCTCATTATTTTTAATAGCCTTTGATGTATTATCATATTTATTTCTAAATTCGCCAAAATATTTATTTTCTGCTTCTTTTCTAGCTATTCCATGTAAACCTACTATATAATCTAGTACTATAAAAAGTACTAATACACTTAAAGGTTTAACTGCTCTATGATCTTATTTACTTTGTAAATTAGTACACAATATTTTTAAATTGCGTACTAAACTACATATAAAAAAAGACTAGAAATTAATCTAGTCTATAGTTATATCTTTTTTGTATTTATTTTTTATTCTACAATTGTAACAATATTTTACGATTTCACTTTCATATAAATCTTGCCCTTTTTTATTCGTAATATAAAATGTATCACTTTCTACATTTTCCTGTTTTGTATTTAGTCTTAATTCTAATTCTTTCCCACATACTTTGCATTTTTCTTTTATTACTAACATATCAATCGCCCCCTTAAATTTTATTATAAAGCAAATTGATAAAATTATAAACTTTTAATTAAAAATTGGAATGTATATTTTTTTAAATTCTTCATAAAATCTTTGTGCCACAGCCTCATTCCCATATGTTTTATTTAAATGCACTTTATCAGTTCCATTTAATCCGAATTTAGTTACACTATCTGTGTTATCATATCTAAAAATAAAATCATTGAAAAAATCAACATAATGTAAACCATATTTATCAGATAAATTCTTAAACGCTATTGCCTTATTTTTTGCATTGTCTCCATGCTGTGAGTCTGTTTTCCAATGTGAGGCTAATATTATAGGTGTTGTAGGAAATTTTGTTATAATAGCTTGTAAATATTGATTCCATTGTCCAAACCAAGTATCATCTGTTGTATCATCAATTGTTCCACTAATTATAGAATTATGGTCTCCTAAAAGAATTATAGCATCTGCATCCGTCTCATAAGCCTCAAGTCTAGTTCTCCAAGGATTGCTTGCTGTATATGTCATAGATACCCCAGCTACAGCATGATTATATACTGTACTTAATGATAGCCAAGTTTTTAAATAAGTATGCCAATTCCCGTTAGCTGTTAAACTTTCTCCATCCACTATGATTTTTTTATTTTGCCATTTTGAACGATTAAGGTCTAAATTATCAATTTTTTTTGAACTATATGTTTTTTTAATATTAGGTTCTTCTGAAATTGTTCCTATATATTCCCCTTCATATTTTAAATGTGATTCAGTTGTAGTACTACCTCCACTACCACCTTTAGTTATATAATATGATTCTTCTTTATAGGTATCATTTTCAACTGTAAAAGATATATATTTTATATCATCATCTGTTATATTTACGTAACCTTTCAATAAGCCTGTAACATCATCTAACTCAGCGGGTCTATAATTTCGTATAAAATTTTTATCTGAATCATACCCTGTAATAGCTCCATAATTAGTCCAATTTTTATTCCATTTAGAAATATAAATTTCGTTTATTGTTGAAAAATCTATTAAATCTGATGTTTCTCCTATACTTGATACATAACTACCACTATTGTTATACATTCCAGCTTTGTAATTAAGACTAGAAAAATAAATTTTATTTGATTCAGTTGTATCTGCATCAGTTGTATTTGTAATTGTATTTTTTTCTTCCGTCAAAAAAGAAAGTTTTTCGACTCCTATACTTCCGTCAGCTATAGATAATGCACTTAAAGAACCATCATCAATTTTACTTTGGATTATACTTGTCAATTGTTCATCTGTAACAGTATTAGTAGGTATTTCAATCCCATTCCCTAGAAGTGTACCATCTTGCTTTTTAATATATACTTTTCCATCTGTATGTTTTGTTAATGATAAGTTCGCAATATCTTTAAATTGTGCATTAATTTCATCAAATTTTGTAGTATTAGATTTTCCATTTGAATCTATGACCAGATCGGGAGAAGTATATGGATAGTTAAATCCATCTTTTCCTTTTCTTGTCTTCATATTTTTAGGCATTTATTCTACCTCCTTAGTTTCTTTAATTTTTATTCTTATGCTATTTTTCTATAATAGTTGGTTTATTTACTGTCATTATTTATCGCCTTCTACTATTTTTCTAATTGAATCATTGTTATTTATCATATCTTTCATTTCTATTAATGAATCGTCTACCCATTTACTAAATAATTCAAACGATATAAAATAAGATACAAATTTAAATTTACTTACAAATAAATCATATACATATCTAAGTTTCACTTGCCCTGTTTTACTCCCTAATATTTTTTCAGCTTCAAGACAAGCATATATTAACCATTGTTTTATATTTTCTATTTGTTTTACTTTGCCTAATTTTACAAATTGATATACTGAAAATATTAAAACCAATAATAAAACAATTAATATTAAAATAGTTTCAATGTCCATTTTTATCCCTCGCCTTCTAAATCATCATTATTATTTTCTTCTTCATCACTATTGTTACTTTTTGTTTTAGTTTTTGTAATAGAGGCTAATAACCATAATTCACCACCACAAAATCCATAAAAACAAGTTATTAAAGTTGAAGATAACTCTGTGCTAGTAGCATATTGTAACCATATTGCTATTGCTGTAAATATAAATATTGACCCAATAACTAGAGGTATTACCCATTTTCTAGTACTATGTTTTTTCTTTTTAATCCAAACTTCATTGTTATTACTCACACCAAGCACCTCCTAATGCATATGGTATTGTTAAGTTTCCATTTTATTGATTATATATTTTTTTAATAAAATAAGTTAATGCACAATTCATACATTAACTTATTTTATGATTAACTTAATCCTATATATCTAACTTTGCTATTTTTCTCTTTTACTATAATAGAATCAACACCAGTACCAACTATTTTTATTTGCTCGTCTGTTTGTATTAATATTTCATCACCTTGATTAACTCTAACATGAACATCTGTTTCACTCATGTTTTGTATTGTTACATTATTTAATACAACCACTGTTGTTATATCATTATCATCGTCTAATATTTCTTGATTAGGTACTGTTGTTAATACCACCTTACCTTTTACCTTTTTAGTTGCCAACATGATCACCTCCATTATTCATAAGAATTTTCATCATTTTCACCAACATATTGATTTGCTAATTGTTCTTCAAGTTCTAAAACTAATCTTTTTATTGCACCATTCCCATTAAGTTTGATATATGTTTGTCCAGCTAATACTCTTTCATCTAATGGTATATTTTTATTAATTATAATTAATTTTAATGTTTCTAATGTATTATAATTTAATGTTTCTTGAAAATTATTTATTTTTTTAAACAATTTCCATACACTTCCTAAAACACCACCTATTGTGATTATTGCTGTAATTATTTCTGCGATTAATATTATTTCTTCACCCATTTCATCACCACCATTTAATCTTCTATTTCACCAGTATAATAAATTCGAACTTTGCAAGTACTAATACCACTATAATGTGAGGAATCATATGTAGACTTAATACCGAAACCTTTAACTGTGCCGTTTGCTATACCAGTTAAAACATTAGAATTTGTTATTGTTGCCGAATCTGTTTCTCCCCATGCCATATTGACACTTGCATTGCAACTTTGCATTGAAGGATTAGAACTTGGTCTACCACTGTAAGTATGATAATAAATAGGATGATTACAACTAGCTGAATTACCTACACCAGACTTTCTTGATAATGTAATTACAACTTTGGTTATATTACATCCTTTAAGTTCTGAGAATTGATTTCCAAAAAAGAAGTATCCATTACAACTACCACTTTCTGCACCATTTTTACTCCATCTACCTTGTTTTGCAACACCGTCTTTTCTCCAGTTGTAATAATGAGTACTACGATAATTGTCAGAGTATTTAGGATAATAAGTGACGCTCTTAACAGTGCTATTAGTTCCACCTGTATTATTATTGCTACCACTATCAGCAGACGAACTAAATGTTACACCACTAGATAATACTTGACCATTAGAACCTGTGTCTGTGTTATTGGTAGAACCACCAGCTTGAGTTCCTGCACCAAAACTTATTCTACTTCCTGTACCTGCATACCAACCTACACCACTAGCTCTACCTGTTGATGCATCACAATGAACTCTAGTTAATGAATATGTTCTACAGTTGCTCTTACAACCTATAAATGATACATTGTTCATTATAATATCAGATTTTTGAGTTCCACCAACACCGACATTCTTTGATGTGTTTGATTTATCACCATAAATTATTAAATTTTTCAAATAAATATTTGGGGAATAAGAGCATAGAATCGTATAAACATAAGAATTTAGAACATAACCAGTATAAGGCATTATTTTAGCTTTAGTTGAATCACTTTCGCTACTTCCACCGTAAATCTCATATATTGAATTGTTGTGCATTGTATGAATATAACCATATAATGGATATCCACACATGAATATTTTAATTGAGCCATTTATATGTTTTCTCAATGTTATATCTTCCGTTAAATTTTCAGTAACATATATATTAACTTTATAACCATTTAAGTTATAAGGTATATCATCTAATATATCAGTTATACTGTTAGATGAACTAGCATAATAATCTTGGTCACTATCTAATACTCTACCTATAGTTGCTCCAACTAAATTTTCTGTTGAGAAGTTTTGACAAGTTAATGTACCTTCAATATTTAAATCATTAACAACGAAATTCCCTTCCTCATCGACTCTCCAGCCTACTCCTTCTAAAAGACCATTGATTAATATTTTTTTAGCGGAAAGCTGTATGTTGCTTGTTGCTATTGCTTGTATTAATTTATCTGTTATAATTAAACTTGATGAACTTGAACCATTCGTAACAAGCCATGAAAATCTATCTGACAATTCTTCATATTTTTTAGTTACGTTATTAATTCCTTCATTATAATCTGTTTTGTTAATATAATTTACTAAATCCACCCAATCACTAGCATCATATATTGTATTGTCATAATTAGAGAATAATAAAGTCCCTTTTAAATATGGTGGATATACTGTGTCATTTTCTAATATCCAACAATCATGTGCAAAATAACTAGACGGTTTAGAAAAATAAATACTAGCCTTGCCATCTATTTTATCATATAATTCATCTGGAATTTTAGTAGTTTGTAATTCCCATTTGTAAGTATATTTTCCATTTGCATTATCTACTCTAACATATTTATAATCTTCAGAAGTTGAAGGTTTTCTCCATATATCACCTATCCAACCTTCATACTCTGTCACTTTACTTGAAGTAGTGTATTGAGCATGAGGTGAGTTTTCTTGAACATAACTATTAGCTTTATTATCTATTTTATTGTTTATATCTTTAATATCATTGGTATAGGTATTATTAATAAATGTATTAACTCTATTAACTAAGTCATCATGTTGACTTTTGTCTATATAACTTAATAAATCGACCCAATCCGCTGAATTATAAGATGTATTACTACTCTTTGCAAATAACATTTCACCTTTTTTATTAGGTGGATGTATTTCATCTGATTCAAGAATCCAACAATCTCTTATCGAATAGCTATCTGGTCTACTAAAATAAATTGTAGCTTTGCCATCAATTAAGTCGTATAGACTATCGGGAACTGACATAGATTGAGCTTCCCATCTATATGTGTAAGTGTTAGATGAAGTACCTTGTACACGAACATATTTAAAGTCTTCCCCACTTGAAATTTTTCTCCAAATGTCTCCTAACCAACCATCATAAGTAATATTTTGTGTTACGTTATAATATTCTTCATGTGGTCTAGCTTCTTGAACATAAGAATTTGCTTTATTATCAATCTTACTATTTATTCTTTTAATTTCATCTGTGTAAGTATTATTAATAAATTCATTTAATCTAGTAACAATTTCGTTATGTTTATCTTCGGTTACATAAGAAACTAAATCAATCCAATCGTCAGCATTATATACACTATTTGATTTGTTTGCAAATAAAAGAGTTCCCTTTTTATGAGGTGGGTGAACATTATCATTTTCAAGTATCCAGCAATCATGTATTGAATAACTTGTGGGCTTACTAAAATAAATTGAAGATTTACCATCTATTTTATCAAAAATATCATCTGGGATAGTTGTTGTTTGTAATTCCCAATAATAATTAAATGTGCCATCTTTATTTTGACTTCTTAAATATTTGTAGTCTGCTCCACTTGAAATTTTTCTCCAAATATCACCGAGCCAACCATTATATTCGGTATTTTCCGCTATATTATTATACTCTGGGTGAGGTTTATCTTCTTGCACATAACTATCGGCTTTATTATCAATTTTACTGTTTATATTTTTAATTTCTTCAGTATAGGTATTATTGATCCAATTTTCTACTTCTTTTTTATAATCCTCATACTCTCCTCTAGTTATATAAGACATTAAATCCACCCAATCAGTAGCATCATAATGGTCGTTATCTTTAATAGAGAATAACATTGTTCCTTTTTTATTTGGGGGATGCACTGTATCATTCTCTAATATCCAACAATCTCTTGCTGAATAACTGTCTGGTTTACTAAAAAATATAGTAGCTTTTCCATCTATTAAATCAAACAAACTATCAGGTATAGATGCTGATTGTGCTTCCCAGCGATAACTGTATGTTCCATCTACATTTTTAATTCTAACATATTTAAAATCTTCACCAGTAGAAATTTTTCTCCAAATATCACCAAGCCAACCATCGTATTCACTTGTTTGTTCAACATTTAAATATTCATCATGTGGTGGATATTCTTGCACATAGCTATTAGCTTTTCCATCTATTTTATTATTTATATCTTTTATTTCATCATTATAAGTATTATTAATAAAATTTTCAAGTTTAGATTTTATAACATCATAATCATCATCTGTCACATAAGATAATAAATCTACCCAATCATCTGAATTATATACCGTATTAGATCTATTTGCAAAAAGAAGTGTTCCTTTTTTATTTGGATAATGAACACTATCATTTTCTAATATCCAACAATCACGTTTAGAATAAGATGTTGGTTTTGTAAAATAAATTGAAGCTTTACCATCTATTTTATCAAATAAATCATCTGGTATTGAAGTAGTTTGCAACTCCCAGTAGTAATCATAATTACCATTAGAAAGTTGTCTTCGTAGATATCTGTAATCTGCTCCTGTAGATGACTTTCTCCATAAATCTCCTATCCACCCGTCATATTGTTTTTTTTCTTCTATTCCAAAATATTCGGGATGTGGAGGTGTTTCTTGTACAAAACTATCAGCCTTTCCATCTATTTTATCATTAATATTTTTAATTTCATTATTATATGTTTTATTAATGAAGTCGTTTATCTTTTTAATATAATTCTCGTAATCGTTTTTAGTGACATATTGCATTAAATCAATCCAGTCACTAGCAACATACATTTTTCTAGTTGCATTAGCGAATAATAAAGTACCCATTTTATTAGGCGGATGAACATCATCGCTCTCTAGTATCCAACAATCTCTAGCATTATAAGATGAAGGTTTAGAAAAATATATACTTGATTTTCCATCTATTATGTCAAATAATCCATCTGGTATAGCGCCAGTTTGTTCTTCCCAGTAATAGCTATAAGCATTAGGATTAATTTCAATTTTTACATATTTATAATCTTTATTTTCTTTAGGATTTCTCCATAAATCTCCAACCCATACATTATAGTTGTTATTATCTGCTACATTTCTGTATTCTGGGTGTGGTGGAGTCGATTGAATGTAACTATCAGCTTTGCCATCCAGTCTCTTATTTAAATTTATTATAGCATCTGTGTATCCACTATTGATAAATTCATTTATTTTACCTATGTTTTGTGCTATATTACTTAAATAATTATTATTTTCAAATGTGGTATCAATTATATCTCCTAAAGCTAAATTTAACTCATTTAATTTAGCTTTTAAAGTTTTAATATCAGTAGTATGAACTTCATCTGCACTATTTAATGTTTGTATATCTCTATTAATAGATGATATTTTATTATTGATAGAATCTAATGCAGAATTTAATTCTTTTTCTCCGATTTTTTTATTCCATTCATTTACTTTAGCTTGTGTGATAGTTTGTAAAACTAAATTATTAGGTAGTGAAGGAATGCCTGTAAAAGAATTAGAATTGTTACCATTTAACATATGTATTTTACTCAAAATATCACCCCCTAAATTTTAACTATCCATTCACCGATGTATATCAATTCTATATCATATAAATTAATAGGGAGATAAACAGCTCGTTCATCTCCGCTAGAAATAAATTTGATTTTAAGTTCTTGTTCGCAATTTAGAAATAAATGTGTTATCATATCATAATCTAATATCGGCAAATTAATGGTTAAGTCTTTATCTATTGTTAAATATTGATATTTGTCGGTTGACAAATTAAAAATGTCATTTGTTATTTTTTTATATTTTACGTCCATATCTATGGTATAACTTAAAGCATTTTCAATTTTATCCATTTTTTCTTTGGTTAAATCAATCGGTTCATTCCATTGATTTTTATTATATTTCCCTTTATTTAAAATCACCATATAATCACCTCTAACTATTTTTGACATCTAGCAACAGTTACTATGTTTGCTCTATTTTTTCTTGCTAATGGTATTATTTGACACCCATAATTTTTACCATCGGAATGTTTTTTAGCGGTTGCACCACCTGTAAATTCAATTATACATTTTTCTCCTTTACTATTATCCCCATAATAAATACACACATGATTTACAGCTTTGTATCTGCCATTATCAGAATCACCTTTAAGGAATATTAAATCTCCAATTTCTAATCCCAACCAATTAGTTTTAGCTGAATCAGTATGCCAATTATCTGGCGGAACTGCCCAACCTAAGTTTTCACAATCCTTGCACATATTAGCTGATGTTCTACTTAATTGAGTTGCCCATGGATATTTAGAATTTCGAGGAGATAAATCTTTTTTAGCAAATGTATTACTATCTTTAAACACATCACTAAATTCTATTCCTCTCATTGCCAAACCAACAAAAGCAGAGCAGTCTAATTTTCTATACCTACCATCTGGGCTATCAGCACCCTTAGTTGTAACTTTTGTCCAGCCTAATGTAGCACCATCAGTTAAAATGTTTTGCATACCATAAGTCATATAATTTGCTCTATTTTCCCAATATGTTTTAGCTATTTTAACCAATTCAGCACCACCACTAAATGAGTGCAATTTATTTTCAACATCTTCACCAGGGTCACTTGGTTGTGGTGGATCACCATCAATTACATTTGAAGATGAAACTAATCCTATGAGTCTTGTAGCATATACAAAATCAACAATATATTCGTTATTTTCTTTAATATTTAATTTTCCATTTTCACAATGGTCACCCATAAATAATACATTATCCAATGTTAAATCCGAATCTGAAGAAAAATACAATTTAGATGAAAAGTTAACATCAACATTAGCAGGTATTATCAACGATATATTGGTTATACTTTCATTGCAAATATACATTTTTTTATTTTCTATATTTATATTTGGGGTAGTATTAGATATATCTACTCTTTCATAAACAAAAGTTTCCATATCATCTAATCTTTCTTTTAAAGAAGAATACTCTTTAGTTGTGGTTTCACCATTTACTAATTTAGTACTTTTTCTAGCTTCTAATATTTCACCTCTAGTATAATCTATTTTTTTATCATGTGATATATTAGTTTTAAGTAACGATGCCATTGAAACTTTTTCATAAACACATTCTATTGTATCTTCATGTTCTATATGAGATGTAATTATTAATACTTCATAGTTAGGATCATAATTCGGTTGATTTCCTGTGATTTCTTTAAATCCATAAGCTTTCATTAATTCAACAGAATTAGTGAAATTAGTTATTAATTCACCCATTGGCGTTTTATATGTATTTGGTGCTTCAATTAATTCGTCATTTATAAATTTACCATACATGAATCTTCATCCCTCCTTTATTTTTTATATAAAAAGAGTAGTTAAGTTAATAACTACTCTTATATTATTTAAAAAAAATTATTCTAACATTATTTTCTTCCAAGCACTTGTTCCATTAGATTGTCTAATACATATGTGAACTGTATCATCTTTTCCAGCAACTCTCTTTATCGCTATTTTGCCATCATCATCATCGTTTGTTGGAGTCGGAAGGCTATTTTCATAAATAGTTGCCGAACTCTCATCGACAGTACCACTGTTAATTGGTAATAATACACCATTGCCAATTTTTTTACCAGTAGTATCTATAAGTTGTAATCTATTTGTTGAAGAATTTAAAAATAAATCATTTGCAACTTCATTCTTTTTGGCATAATCGACTAATTCATCGGTAGTATCATTAGATATAGTTGTGCCTTCACCAATAACTGCACCGTCTTTTTTTACTAAATAAAGTTTTCCATTTATCATTATCGTATCTGTTAATTGATTATCATATAGATTTTTAAGTCTGTTTCTTTCAGTATCATCATAATCATTAGTGGTTAATTGTTTTCCCTCTACTTTGTCAACTTTACCGCTAATGTCTTGATGTGACGTAAGATATCCTTTATCAACTAAATTACTTTCAGTAACATAATTATTATCGTTTGTTAATTGTGACATTTTAGTAGGAATATCTTCTGTTCTAGCAAATTTAGCTGTGTCTATATTACCACCCCAATCAGCAGATGGCAATATAGCACCTTCACCTAGCCTTGTCCCATCTTCAGACATAAGTTGTATTTTTCTACTAGTAGTATTAAAATCAACATCAGCAGGAACATTATCTTTAACCTTTTTTATTGAAAGGTCAAATTTTTCTAAGGCTTTATCTATATACGATTGCATTGATTTAGTTATTAAACCTATATATTTTCTACAATTATTCATTTTTAATATATTCCTCCCCGACTGTATTTTTAATTATATCTTTATAATCATCATAATCAAAATCACAGCCTACAGAATTAGCATTAAATGTCGTTTCCTCGCTATAAGTTGCTGTTGTTGTAGTTGATTTTTCAAATGTATGTGCTTCCCCATACCATACATTATTATAACAAGTTAGTGTTATTTCGGTAAACATATCTTGTTTTAATACTGGGTAATTTTCCCATGAAATCTTAGGAAAAGTAATGGTTAAATCTGATGTGGGCAATATGAATAAATGTATTCTAGTAAAGTCAATATTCTTTGGTAATTTCAATTTAACCAAGTCACCAATGCTTAAAAATTGAAATTCGTCATTTGTTAATTGTAACGTATCTGATACCGTTTTAAGCGTCTTAATTTGCCCTGTGACTGCTAATACTTGATTATGATATGAATCGTATTTCAATAAAATTGGAATTTTATCCGTAGATAAATTTCTTAATATATAACTACAATCTTCATCTTTATATACTACATAATATCTTGCATTTTCAACTTCTTGTACTGTACTATTTGACAAATCTTTTATATATCCATTAACAATGTAATTTCCTACTGGAAGGTTATATATGTTAATAGGATTAACTGAAGTTCCTTCTTTAAGGTTATAACCTTTTTCTTTATTTAATAATTCTAATGCTTGAACAAACTGAATACTATTATCAACTTCATCATTAAGAACGGATTCAATTTTATTCATTTTATTTCCAGTAATCAAATCATTGGTTTGCCATATCGTTCTATTATAACTACCATCAGTTAAATAAGATGGGATATCCTCCCCTAAACTTTGAATAGATACATTGTCAACATTACCTTTTCCTATCGTTCCCCCTTCTAATGTTAATGTTGATAATTCATTTGATTTTATACATTCCATTTTAATTGGTGGTAAAGTATAATATTGACCTCTATCATCGATTAATCTTATATATAGTTGATATTCTCCTATTTCTAAAACATTAGTTAATTCATTATTTATTTTAAATAATATTCTGTTATCAACTATAGGTGTTATTGCATTTTCTTTTATTACTTTATATTTATCTGTTATTGATATTTTAGAATATGTGTAATTATGTTTGCTTATATCAAAGAATGGAGAACCTAATAATCTTAAATAAACACTAACACCATCATCATCTTTAGAAATAGATAATGCTTCACTTAATACACTTTTTTGTTTTTGTATTATTAAAGTATATTCTCTTTCCATTTTATCACCTATCCTTCTAATGCTTTTAATCTTCTATCAAAATCATCACATTTATTTTTTATAGTATTTATTTCTTGTGTTATATTCGCTATACTGTCATTTATATTTTGTATCTTTGTATTAATAGCATCTATACTATCTGAACCTTGTGAATTAATAACTAAGTTTATAACTGACATAAATTTACTAGACAAATCACTTCTTGCACTTCTAAACAATTCTAAATAATTACAATATTTTTTCCATTCACTTGGAGTGAGAATTAAATCGTTAATACTATCGTTTATGTCATTTACCATGTTATTTTGTTTTTTCTCAAAATCATCCATACTTTCTTTAAATTGTTTTTTCAATGAATCATCTAAAGCTTTATTCCCATAATAAATATTATAAGTACTTTTTAACTTATTTAAATTATTTACTAATCCATTACAATAAGTACCTAATGATGTTTTTTGTGCATTTGTCATTTGTCCACCTTCGGTATTAACGGCTGTCCTCATTATACTTAATATCTTATTACATATATTTATATCGCTATTAATTATGGTTTGAACATTTTTCTTTTCTTCCTCATAACCACTTGATACTTGATCTTTTAATTCATTAATTGCACTCTCTATGTTAGTTAGTCTAAAATTCAAACTATTTGTTGTATTGACAACTTCATTTCCACTACCCAAAAAGATTAATGAATTACATGAATCTTTTAATGTAGTTAATAATGCAGATAATTCTTCTAATGTTCCTAATAATTCAACTATATCGGCTTCACCCACTTCTTCAGTTTGAAGATTAACAAATTCATTCATTTGAAGATTTAATTCAGCTAAAACACCACTTAATTCAGATTGATTATTTTCTGCTGTCATAACACTATTTTTATCTATTGTTGTTGAATTTGCATTGTAAATTGTTACAAGAGAATTAGCTTGTGATAATACTTCTATTGCCCTTTGTTCAAATAATGCATACTCATAATTGATAGTTGCTTTTTCTGATGTAATTAAAAGATTATCAGAAACGCTTGTATTAATTAGTGCTGTTAGACTGATTAATTTATTATTAAGTTGAATCGTAGAAACGTTAAATGTTTCCCTTATTTCATTAAATGTATTATTTTTAACTAAACTATCTGAAACACTATTTATACTATCCGTAATATCACTTAATTCATTTTTATATTCTTGCGAATTTTTATTAACTGAATTTAGTTTATTCATTAATGTTTTTTTATTAATTCCGTCAAAAGTTAGTTCTAAACCTGTGTGTTCTAATTCAATTGCTATTCCTAAATCATTTTTAATAATTAATATTAAATTTTCATTTGATTGTCTAACATTAAACGTTTTAAGTGTTTCAGGGTCATTAATATCAAAATAAATATATTTATCTTTTGTATATATTGAATTAACAACGTATACCTTTTCTCCCCATACAACTACCATATTCTCTATATAAATATATAAATTTGTAGGTGTATTATTTAATAAAGCCATTTTTTTCACCTCCTTAACACAAAAATAAGGCACACTAAGATGCCTTATTAATTTCTATATTATAGATTTAATTGTTTTACTAATATTTCTTCTATATTATCTATATCATAGTACCAAATTTCTAAGAAACTAATGTTGTGGTCAATCGCATATTGTTTCTTACGTTTATCATGTACTAATTGTCTGTGAAAGTCTGCTTTATTTTTATGGAACCCTAGCCTAAATTCCTTATGTTGTATGCCTTGTAGTTCTAATAATAAATTGAAGTTAGGTAAATAGAAATCATAAGATAGGTATTTTCCACCTAATCCTAATAATCCTTCATATTTTACTTGTGTTTTATATTCTATATTGTGTTTTTGTAATATCTGTTTTGTTATTTCTTCTAATTGAGAATTATTACAATCTTGACAATAAACACCAGTATTAAAATGATTTAAAGAAGCTAAACTTCTTTCGAATTCTTTGCCACAATCTTGACATATAAATTTATATTTACTACCACTTTTAGGAGCAACTTCATAAGGTGATTTTTTATTATTAGAACTCCAATATTTAGCTTTTTCGGGATACAATTCTCCGAATGAGTCTTTAGGATGTACTTTTTGATTAGTACAATAAGGACATCTATCACCTCTAACAAAATGTGTAGGTGTCATTAAAGTTGATTCATGATAATTAGTTTTAGTGCATTTTATCCATACCTTTTTATTAGAATTTTTATTTATACAATAAGGATTAATAATATTTTTATTCCAATCCCAATATTTATTCAATGATTCACCTAATTCCACTTGAACATAATAAGCAAAACTATTTTCATATTTATTACAACAATGTTTACATTTAACTTTTTTATTTGTAAAACTACTCAATATAACATCATATTCAGTTCTACAATAAGAACATTTTATTCTAATATAAATTTGACCGCCTTTTTTATTTTTACCATCAATCGTTATTTCATTTAATTTATAGCTTCCTAAATAAGCGTAACCATCTCCACGATTTTCTACCATCTGTTTGTGCTTCTCATTAAAATACATATTTATTCCCCCCTTTATTAATTTTCATATTCATATTATATATTGTTATCAAAAGAAGAAGATTTTAAACCTATTTTTGTCAAAATTTATAATTTATTATACCAAGATTTAGATTTTATAGTTTTGTCATGGTTTTTGAATCTCCAGAAGTTTATTGTACAACCACCATATTTCATATATGTTTTCCATGAAGTATGAAAAGCCCCTACTCCATAATATTTATTACACCATTCGATAGCCTCTGTGAATGACCACGCCGTTTTACCATTTCCCCATTCAAGAACGTAAACAGAAGTGGTTAATGGATTTCCTAACAATTTTTCAGCTTCTTTATCAGATTTGGCTATAAGTAGGTCTATATCTGTTGTAAATCCACCCGTATCTCTTACTGTCCAAATGCCTGTTTTATTACCAAATTTACCCACAGTTGATGGAATATATAACTTTGTATTGTATGGCATATTATGTGCTCCACAAGTGTGCCCAACTTCTATTTTACCACCTGCACCAGTTGAAGAACTGTCTCCATAAGCTGTACAACGAGCTTTCTCAAATCTATAAACATAGTCATGTCCATCAATATTACCTTTCATATTATAGCAATTCTTACCTTCTTTTGAATTATCATTACTTCCACTTTCATTAGAATCGTCATTTGATTTTTTATCTGTCTTAGTTAATTCTTCAATCCTCATAAAGAACCATTGACTATTAGGTTTTCTCTTTCTTTTCACTATTCCTGTTGAATACCCGACAGCTTCATATATATATCCGTCAGAACCCATTATAGCAGTATGATGTGTTGCGCAAGTTGCCATATTACTTTTAGTTAAATCAACGGAATCATTTGCCATCATTACTATATCACCTGGTAAACATTTTTCAAATTTACTATCAACATATCTCCACATTTTAGCATTGTGTTTTTTAGCTGTAGATTGTAAATTACCACCTGCACAAGATAAACCTTTCATAAAGTCATATCCAGCATTTTGATAACAAACTCCGACAAATGAACTACAATCAAATCCGATTTTCCCTTTTCCTGGTTGCTTGTAAGTATATTGTTTACCTTGAGAATATATTGTCTCACTAGAATATTTTATTATTTGTTTTTTATTCCAATCAGTCGTCCTATTATATTGACTATACCAAGCCTTACCATTTTTACACATCTTAACAATTTCCTCAGCTCTGTCAATTATTAATTGTCTTTGTTTACTTAATCCACTACTAGAACTATCATCATCTTTTTTATTGTCATCGTCTTTTGATGTATCTTGTTTAACATTCATGTAATTTAAAATGGTATTAGTAATATTATTACATAATATCCTATATCCTGTTTGAGTTAAATAATATCCATCTTTACTATAATAACTATTTAATGTACCGTTTGTTACTAAGTTTAAATTAGCATTTACACTTTTAACATTTAATAAATTAGCATAATCTTTTATTAATGAATTAAATTTGGTAATTTGATTATTGACTTCGGAATATAATTTAGAACTTTCATAATTTACACCTACTGGCAATGGAGTTACAAGATAAATATTTTTAGTTGGGTACTTATTTTTTAAAGTAGTTAATAATGTCTTAACATTAAATGCACCTTGATCACTTAAATCATTTATATTAGGCATTACAATTATACAAGTTGGATTTACAGGATAAGTATTTATTCTATTATTAAAATAAGTTATATCAACATCGGCTTTAGCATCAACATATAATTTATTAAGTATACCTAAATTATTCATTTCAGCAATTCTACCATCACCTATAAATAATGCGTTGTTTAAAGTTGTATAATCCTTTTTGTCTTCTGTGCTAATTGAAATATAACATCTAGCTGATATCTCAGGATTATCTACTGGGATAACTTTTATTTCACAAACACCATAATTAACACCTGTAATTTTACCAGTATTATCTACAGTAGCAATAGTAGGAGAGCTACTAACATAAGTTACATCTTGATTTGTAGCATTGTTAGGTAAAATATTTGGAATTATATATTCTTCTTCACCAATATCAAGTGCTATATTACTATTTAATACTTGAACACCAGTTACTTTTACTTCATTTTCAATTGACTTTTGAATAGTAACTTGACAAACAGATTTAAAATTACCCTCTTCAGTAATAGCTGTTATTGTACAAGAACCATAGTTAACACCTTTGACAAGTCCAGTAGTACTTACACTAGCTATATTGTTATCTGAAGATGACCATATAACATTTGTATTTTTTGCTGTTGTAGGTCTTACATATGCTTTTATTTGTTTACTAACGTTTATATCTAATGTTAAAGTTGATATATTTAAATCAATCCCTGTAACTTTAGTCATATCGTTCAGCCTAGGTTCATCTAAATCCAAAAGTATATCTTCATTATTTAATAAATTAGATTTAAATCTATTATATTTTTGGTCATTCAGTAAATGTTTTGTTGAATTTATTTGCTTTTTATTATTTTTGCTATCTTTTAATAAGTCAGCTATAACTTTTGTATTAGTTTTATTCGTTTTTTTGTTAGATAGATCTAATGATAGTTCTGTTGTGATACTATTCGAATCATTTTGATAATTGTATTTTTTATCCCAACCAACAAAATAAACATATTCTTCTTTTTTAGTTTCTTTATCATATAATACTATTAAATCCCCTAATGATAATTCTCCTTGCCATTCACCTTTTGTTTTGTTTGATATTATTCTGCTTGTAAAATCATTTACATCAATAGAATACTCAACTGTTGGTTTACATTTGCTTTCTAATAAATGTCTTCCAGTTCTTAATATTTCATTAGCATCTATAAAAGAATCTTCTGAATAAGTATCATTATATGTAAACTCTTTTAATTCATCTAATAATTTATCGTTAAATATGAAATTACCTTGCCCATCTTTAGATGTTTCTTTTAAAATTAATCCATTTAATTCTTTAATTCTATTATTTACATTATTTAATTGTTGTTCTAAATTAGTTAATTCTTTATTTAATTCAACTAATTCATCTCTTTTTATTTGTAATTGATTTTTGAAATCAGTTAAATCATATTCCATACCTTCTTCTTCAATATTCTCATGTGCTATGATATAATTCTCATATTCTTTCACCATGCTTGTAAGAATATTTTCGTTACCTGTTTTATTATTTATATCCGATAATAATATTGATTTTTGAGTGTTTAATTCTCTCCATTCAGCTATTCTTTTTTCAGTTAATTTATTATATAAGTTTAAAGCATTAATTAATTCTTCGCTCATTTCTTCAGTTTCAACAAAGTATGAATAATCTTCTATATAATTTGTCCCATTAGGATTTGCATCTTCAACAATACATTTATCTTCATTTCCCTGTAATGTTAGTTGAGTTACTAAACTAGTAGTATTACTTGTATTTTCTAAATTTTTAAGATAATTATCTTTATTTAATATTATCTTAATTTCATCACCAAAACTATCTTCATCATAAAGGTTTACTTTTTTATTTTTAATATCAAAATCAGCAATACAACAAAATTGTTCTTGAATTGTTTCTTTAATAAATTGATAAAAGCTTGTGTCAGTATTTTCTTGAACTCTAACTCTAGGTCTACCAGTTTCATCATATCTTACTGTATCATCAACATACCCTAAACTCCAACCTGTTGTTTTATACAATTCGTCATTAAAAGAATATATTTCATTTTCTTCATCAACATCAAGTAGTGATAAAGATATATCTGATAAAACTATATTATTTTTTTCTAATTTCTTTTCATATGAATAAGCTGTAATTGTTTTAACTTTATTTATTTTATCTTCTTTAATTTCTTTAATAACATAATAATCTGACTCATTTACTTTTATAAATCTTTCATTTTTCAAATCATCATATATTAATACTTCTGTCTTTTTTAAAGTGTGATTATCTTGAAAATATTTAGGAATTTGTAAATTTAATGTTCCAATTTCATCTAATTTACACTCTTCTTCAGTTAAAAATTTAATTGGTATTTCTCCAATTATTGTTTTATTAATTTTACATAATTCTAATTTATTAATCGTTCTTAATTGTTTGATTTTCAAATAATCACCTCCTTATATTATTACTGGAAATTCACATAATATATTTATAAACATACTTCCCTCTACTAAAATTTTATTTAGACCAGGTTTTAATAAAATCCAATTTCTATTACTATTAGATAATAAATTTCCAGTCATATCCCCATATATAGTACACATATAATTATCTATTGTTACATTTTCATTATTCTTTATATCTTTTAATAGCATATTATTTATTCTTATTGTTTTATTTTCTGTACCTAGATTATTAATTATTATTTTTGGTTCATAATCCTTTTTAGTTATATTATTAATTTCAATATATTCTTTTCCATCCACAAGCTTATCAATACATAGTTTTTTATAAGCATAATGATTTAAAGGTTGAAATGTTGTAGTTATCCAACCTTCTTTACCATATGTGAAATTTTTTACGATACTTATACATTTAAAATAATAAACATACTCTGGATTATCATAACTTACAAATTCTTCAAAATCATCGCTTATCAACCAATCTTTAATATTTTGAAAATATTCATTTGTCCATCTCAAAGGCACTCTATTTTCATCTACTAATGTTAGATTTAATTCTATTGGATCTGGTGTTTCATCTTCTTCCGTATAATGAAATGAATTTTCCATTGTTAAATTTGTTTTATATGGAACACCGACTTCCACTATATCATCTTTATCAGTAGTAGTTATCATTATAAAATAATTCCTACAATCAATCCCTTTAAATGAAAAATAAGGACTTAAAAACATAATTGCCTCCTTCCTATAATATAAAAAAGGAGAACTATAAAAGTCCTCCATTTGTTATTTCACTAAATTTACCATCAAGTTGTTTAGCTACTTCTTTAGCTATTTTTTGTTCATCCATGTTGTCAGTACCATATACATTGATACTTATATCATCAACTCGTAATGTTTTGTTATTAAGTTTATCACTATAATTTACATTACCTAGATGTTTTAATCCTAAGTTGTCAAATATATTACTATAATCTTTAGCGTATTCTAAAGCATCTTGAAGATTTAATACTAATTCGCTTTTAATCTTATCTCCTAATATTCCTAATGCATCTCCACTTTCTTCAGCAAAACTAAGTAACGTATCTTGTAAATTATGAATATTACCATCTATGTCGATAAACGTTCCGCTTCCAAGTGCATTAGCTACTACTTCAGCTATTTTACTATCTGACCATTTATCTTCAAGCTCTTGTATTTTATCTTCTTGTTCTTTTTGAAGTCTATCAATTTCATCGTCATACATATTATTAATTAAATCGTCTTGTCTATCGTTAACTAAATCATTATACTTATCTTGTGCGTCTTTTAAATCATCCATTAAATCGCTTATTTTACTTTTACTAGATAATGAATTGTCAAAACTTAACCTATTAATTTTAGCTTGTATTTTATCAATTTCAGATTGCGCTTCTTCTAAGTTTTTATAATAATCATTTGTATTTTTATTGTTATTATATTCATCTTTTCGTTTATTAAGTAATTCAATTTCTTTATCATATTGTTTTTGAATTAAATCTTTACGTTTATCAATTTGATCCTTAATAACTTCTGTTATTTTATCCTCAACATCTTTAACAACATCTAATTGACTATCATAAACATCTTGGATTGTGTTGTTTAAATCAGCATATTCTTTTTCAGCGTTTGGTATAGTATCCCTAATTAAATCGTTATATTCTTCTATTAAGTCATTTATTTTTTCTAAATCTTCACTATTTTGATATTTATTCAATATATCAGACATATTTATAATATTACCGTTTTCGCCAAAATTAACACCATATTTCGCTAAAGCTTCTTGATAAACTGGTAATTGTGATTTTAAAGATTCTAATGTTTTTTCTTGTATTTCAAGTTGTTTATTTAGAGCGGATAATTTTTGTTTATACAATTCAACTTTATCAGTTTGTAGAGAGTTGTTTAATTTAGTGTCTATCAAATCTATTTTATCACTCCATATGTCATATTGATTAGTTAATCCTGTGACTGAATTTTTAAACTTATATAGTTTATCTTCCAATTCAAGTTTTTCTATTTCATCATTATTTTTCTTGATGGAGTTTTGCATTTCTAACCATTCTTTTTCTGCATTAGGAATTTCATCTCTTTGCATTTTTAAATACTCACTAGTTAAGTCTTTTACTTTTTCTAATTTTTCTTTATACTTATCTGATTCGTCCTTAGCTTTGTCGGCTTTCTTTTCTAAAGATTTCTTAGTTTGTTTACTTGCTTTGGATTTGGATTTAGTTTCGTAATTAGATGCTTTTTCACTAGATTTTTCTGCTGTTTCCTCTAACTCTTTAGCTTTCTTTTCCATTTTGATTAGAATTTCATCATAACTTCTTAAATTACCTTGAACGTCAAATGTGAAACCATAACCCTTTAGTTTATCTTTCACAATTTGTTTTTCTTGAGTTAAGTTATCATATAATTCTTTTTGGAGTTTGGCTTGTTCTTCGTATAATGCATTTTGTTTTTGTAAATACTTAATTTTTTCAGTACCCACAGCATTTTCCATTTTAACATCTAATAAAGCTAATTTATCATTAACATTGTCAATTCTATATTCTAATTCTTGCATTAAATTTACTGAATATTCTATAGCATCTAATGTTTCTTTTTTAATATCAATTTTAGTTCCTATAGTTGTTGAACTTCCTATTTCTGTAAATGGTCTTAAAGCTTTAGATGCAAAAGTTTTCACTTTATTGATAGAAGAATTAGTATCATTTATTGTTGAATTAGCATCTACTAAAGAATTACTATCATTCATTGTGGAATTATCGTTTGACATTGTGCTAAATGTTGAAATACTATTATCAACATCTTCAGGATTATTACCTATATTTGAAAACTCACTTACTGAATCATGTTTTGTAGTACTCCCATCACCTTTAGAATATATACCCATGTTTTTATGTGCGCCTGTTAACCATGAGAAAGCACCTGCAACAGTTTCTTTAACTTTACAAACTATACTGAATACCTTATCTCCTATTTTTATAGCATCAACATTGTGAACTGTATTACTTGCTCTATCGTATGCTGTTATAGGGAAAGTTTTCTCATTTACATGTTCACCATCTACTTTATTAACTGTATTTGTAGCATTATCTGTAGCATTAATGTTTACATTTTTATCACTTGGATTATTTTGTTCAGTATTATTTATTTTAGCTTGGGCATCACTATCATCACCCATTATCTCTAATAATTTAGGCTCAATTTTCTTTTTGTCTACATTATCCATTCCAGCGATAATATCTTGAATATTACTTACTATTTTTATTTTTTGTTCTGTAGGTAAATCCTTAATTGAATCTAACGCATTTATTATACCGTCAGTAGTACCGCTACCAATATTGTCAATTATGTCAATTTTAACTTCTTTATTTAACCCATCAGTTTCATCTAATGTATTAATTAAATTTTCTATATTATCTTTAGCACCTTCATCTTCAGCTTTTAATATTATAGTTTGAACTTTAGGCACATTATACAAACTATTTTCAGCATCTGTTACACCACTATTATCATATATAGTTCTGATTACAGTTTGAACTTCTTCTGGTAAAGATGATATAAATTGTTCCATTTCATCTGGTGTTAAATCACCATGAGAGACAAATGCAGTGGCTATATCTATTTGTTTCTCTGTGTCCATATCTTTGATTAATTCATTAAATGATTGAAATTTTTTATCTTCAAAATTAGTTACTAAATCTAATCTTAATTGCTTTTCATCTTTTCCATCTAATAAAGTTTTTAAATCATCATTTAATTTATCTTTATCAGCTTCTACACCAATTTTAATATTGCTTTTTTTACCTTTATTAGCATCGTTTATAGTTTGAACTAATTCTGAATTTAACACTTTACCGCTTGGCAATTCTATCCCAGCTTTTATTTCTGCCTCTGTCATTTCACCATTTAACATTTTAGAAATTAATCCAAATGTTTTATTGTCTAATTCACCATTAGATTGAATCTCTGTAGCAATTTCCATTATTGTAGGAACTTGCCATTTACCTAAAGTTTTACCGCCATCAAAACTACCTTTTAGTATTTGTTGTAGCTGATAAGGTAAATTACCATAGTCAACTTCACCAGTATTAATTTTAACCAAGAAATCTACCATTTCTTGTTGTGAACCTGCTGTTGTTAACTCATTTAAAAAGCTACTTGTGTCATCATATTCAGCTTTTATCTTAATTGCAACTTTATCTCCAGATTGTAAATCAGAAAGTGTTTTATTGAATTTTCTTAAAAAATTATCGGTATCTATCGCATCAGAATCCAAAGCTCCCTGTAATTGATTAGTAAATCCTGTTATCCAGTCTTTATAATCTGTTCCAGTTAGCTTAGCAATTTCTTTAGCTATACCAGTTATGCTTTTTTCAAATTGTTCATAATTACCTGTTTGTTGAAAAACAGCTCCCGCTTCAGATAAAGTTTTATTCCATTCTTCAACTTTTTTAGTATTACTTCCAACCTTTTCACTTAATGTATCAAAATTTTTAATAAATTTTTGTTGTTCTGATATCGTATCAACTACTGTACTACCCCAATTGAAATTACCAATTAAGGTATCCATTCTGTTTTTGCCTTTCTTTTTAAGACTATTGTAACCTTTATAAATATATTCATCCCCTAATTTATTAAAAACTTTTTGTTGTTGTTCAGCTTCTATCTGACTAAATTCTTCAAAGTTTTTAGCTAAATCAGTATTCAATTTAGATATTTTATCGTTTCTTTCTTTAACTATTTGAATATATTTATTAGCACCATCTTGTGCATTTTTTAAACCTATTTTATTCCAAGGAGAATCATTAGTATCATCCCATGCACTAGAATAACTAGCAAGATTTTTCAATTGATATTCTATACCACTTTTATTACCATTATATTTTTTAGCATTATTCAATGATGTGTTGGCTAATGAATTTTGCTGATTCTTTAATAATTGTTGCTGTCTTTCTATTGCTGTATCTAAATTATCAATATAATCTTCTAATGAACCATTTAATGCTAAAATTGGATTTCCTTCAGAATCCGTACCTAAAACTAAATCGGGTGCAATGTCAGCGATTTGTTTTTGTAACTCATTGTATCTTTCTGATTCTTCTTTTGTTTTTTTAGTTTTATTAGCTAAGTTGTCATATTCTTCAGCTACATCTTTTAAACTATTTTTTTGACTTGTTAAAGAACTTATATTACTTTTAGTAGTATCTATATTATCTTCTATTCTATCATGTGCAATTTGATTAGCATTGACATAATCATATAAAGCTTTACAAACTAAAGCAATAGCACCAATAGCTAATCCTGTCATAACTGTATTTAATAATGTTACACCAGCAGTTAAAACAGCAGTTTTTGCTGAAGCCAACATAGATGCTCCACTTACATTAGTTAAAGCTACTCTAAATCCTTCAGTTGCAGTAGTGCTTTGTTGTAGAGTTTGTGGTATTTGAACACCAGCTCTACCTAATAAATTTGAAAATATACTTCCACCAGTTACAGTTAATGCTGAACCTGTACCTAAAGCTTTTATAGTTTTACCTAAACTAGCAAAAACACCAATCATCAAAGGAGCAGACATACCTATATTATCAAATGCTTTTACTATATTGTTAACTGTTTCTAATACACTCGTTAATACATCTAAAAATGTTTTAACACTATCCGTACTTATTGTAGTTGTAACTAAACTATTAAATTGTTCTTTTAATTTTGTTATTTTACCTTCTATACTATCTATGAATCTAGCATTCCTTTTTGTTCACATAGATTCGCTATTTCTATGCAGTTCTCTTATGAACTTCTCTATATTTCTATAGATGAGCAGACTATTTCTTCACCCTCGTCTTTACGTTAGGGGCAACCCACTTCCACTCGCTTGAGTGTAAAAGCATTTCAGCTTATAGTCGTTTGACCTTCCTATTTCTAGGCTTGGCAACCAAACATCCATTGTTCCGATACTTAGGTTCTCACCATATATCATTCTAACTATTGTTTCTGAGTTTCCTCACATTCATAAGACTTTCTTACTATATCTTATTGTAGTTGTTAGACTTTAGGAGTTACTGGTTTTCGAGTTGTGTCCCACATAAATTTCTCTATGTACGGAGAATGTTGTTTCTCTTTTTCTGCTGATCCAACCATGAATCCATCGTTATATTCCTTGTATTTATTATAAGTCGCTACACTTATAACGTTGCATAAAGCAACCTCATACTTTCATATGAGAGTAGACTATTTCATCACCTTCAGCATTACCCGTTAAGGGCAAACCACTTCGGATATCAATCGCTTATATCCTACGAGCATTTCAGCTCTAGTCGTTGAAGTTTATTCATGTTTATTTATTTTAAGCTTATTAATTATTATATTTTCAATATTATCAAAATCCCAATATGGAATCCTTATTAATTTAATGTTGTTTTCATTACAATACACATTTTTAATCGTATCTTTTATTTTTCTAGTGATAAAATCATCAAATCCACCAAAATGTTTTACTATTTCAAAATGTTGAACGCCATCATATTCAATACATAAATTATAATCTGGTAAGTAAAAATCAAATGGCAATTGTCTTTTAAATTTACAATTTTCAAATTTATATTCTACTATGTAATTTATTTTTAATTTCTTTAATATATTTTCTACTTTTTTATTTCCATTTGAAGAATTACATATTATACATCTATGTCCTTGTTGAAAATTATCAAAATTACTTGTATAAACATGACCTTTATCGCATTTTATATCCAAAGGTTGTCTATTGTTAGTATAATTTTTAGTAAGTAATTCATATCCAACACTATTTATTGTATTTTTAACCCATTTATATTTATGTTGTTCTTTATTTTTTATTTCTTTTTCTTTGCAAATAGGACATCTAATATTATTTACAAAATAATCATAAGTTTGTGGATAAATATGACCATTTGGACATTTAATTTGGAGTTCTGTTTTACTATTTTTATATTCAGATAAAAGTTCGTGACCTTCTTTTTTCATTCTTTCATATACTTCTTTAGTTGTTAATCTTCTTTTTTTGTTATCACATTCTTTACATCGCTTTCCATTTTTAAAATTATTCCAATTCATTTCTATATGATGACCATCTGGACAGATTAATTTTAATTTTTCATGTGCATCGCAATATTCATTTGATTCTATTATATATCCATATTGTGACATATAATATTTAATATATAAAAATGTATTTTTATTTTTATTATTTTTCTTACAAATTGGACAAGATTGTCCTTCTTTAAATTTGTTTAAACTTTTTTCAAAAATATTTCCACAATTTAAACATAAAAGCTTTAATACTTTGTTGTTATTGACATATTTATCTGATAATAATAAAGTATCATTTTTTAAAAAATAATCATAGACATCTTCGTATTTTAATTTTACCATTATTTTCACCTCCTATTACTTATTATTTCCATTTTATTGAAATTTAAGCTTAATTTAAATAAATACAGAATCTTACCTGCACGAACATCCATTGTGATATGGTAATTACTTTAACCATATCTAAGTACTTAGGATTTAACCATATACTTATCCTTGCGTTGTTTCTACTTTCGTACCTTCATATCGTGATTTCTCCGATATTGTGGTGCAAGGCTTTAGGAATTACCTGCAATTCAATTTGTGTCCTATGCACATTTCTGTACATACGAAGAATGTTATTTCTTGTTGGTACTGTACGACAGTATCCCAGTTGTTCATTAAAGCTTGTAATGTGTTCAAATGGTGAGCACCACCTAATGCATCTGCTATACCATTTTTCTGAACATCATTCATATCATCCCATTTATCTGCTAATTGACTAAAGATAGTATAAGCATCTTTTACTTTGTTAGTATCCCAATCTACTATTTTGATACCAGCTAATTTTTCAAATGCTTGTGCAGTTTTGTTAGCAATAACATCTCCTTCTTTCATGGAGTAAGTAACCCCATTAAGACGATTTATCATTGTTTTAAAACTATTTCCTACTTTCAGTTTGTTCTTAACGTGGAGCTTTTTATCTATTAATAGTAGGTCAATTCCTACATCCACCTCTGGAGGTTTCCCTCATTTTCATCGATTGGTTATTTCCAATCCAGCTTAGCATATATTTTCATCTAATTTTATATAAAGATGTTGAGTACTCTTGGAGAGATTATTCCTTTCATCATAATGGTCACTCTCTATGCGTTACAAAGGATATTAGATATTATCCTTCTCGGTATTAGCTTGTCTATAAAAATAGATTTAGCCTCTCTTACCATGTACATCACTATACATATGACCGATTTTACTCAATTCTATTATAAGTATTTATATTTACTTATAACGGGCAAGTATCCACCCGCATTTTGAACCGTTTCTTGAGCGCCTACAATTAATCCTATACCTTCATTTATATCCATACCATTAGATTTAAAAGCTGAAGCACTTCGCATCAATGCTTCACCTATGTCGGCTGATGTAACAGCAAAATTATTCGTTATATTCAATTAGGTTCGCTACTTCCTAATCAGTTCTCTTATGAACTTCCCTATTTTTCAATAGGATACTAGACTATATCTTCATCTTATAATTATTATAAGAGCTTTCCACTTCCATTCGCTTGAATGTACTTCCTTGCCAGGAATAGTCTTTGAAGTTTATTCATATTGATTTTATAATCAACTTAGAATCTTACCTGCTGATTTTCCAATTCTTAAATTTTTTAAACATTCACACTTATCTTTTCAGATTATGTTGTAGTATTTAAGACTCTAAGGAGTTTTCAGCAATTCAAAAAGTAAAATAATACAATCACTTGTATTATTAGGCGATTAAACTTTCACCTGCATAGTTTGCCTGATCCATATAATCAGTTAATCTACTGTAATTATCACCAGCACCTTTAACTTTGGTACTCATAGAATCTAATGATTCATCAACGCCACCATAAGCCGACATTATTGATTTTAAATATTTGTCCGAATCCTCTTCTGAAATATCCTTATATTCATCTAGTTCGCTACACTAGACAGTTCTCTTATGAACTTCTTATACTTTCATATAAGAGTAGACTATATCACATTCTTTTTTAATAAAAAAGAACCTCACCACTTCCACATATCAATAGCTTATATGTGTACTTCCCGTCACGGAATAGTCGTTGAAGTTTATTCATTATTATACATTTAATTCTTTATTTAATATATTGTTTATATTTTTAAGTTCATTATAAGATATTCTAATTAATTTTATATTGTTTTCTTTGCAATAAATGTTTTTAATTGTATCCCTAATTTTAGTATCTACAAAACCTTCATATCCACCGAAGTATTGTTTAATAACACAATGTTGAAGTCCATCAAATTCAATTAATACATTATAATCAGGCAAATAAAAATCAAAAGGTAATTGACGTTTAAATTTACAATCTTTAAATTTATATTGTTTTTTATATTTAACATTATGATTCATTAAATACTCTTCTATTTTTATTTCTCCTTTTGAGGTTCTACATTGAGGGCATCTATTTCCTTTTTTAAAATTATCTAAACTACATTCATAAATATGTCCTTTTTTACATTGGATAATTAATTTTGTTCTATTATTTTTATATTCTTTCGATATTAATTTTTCGCCAAAAGATTCTATATATAATTTTACTTCTTCATAAGTTAATCTATGATTCCTTTTACAATATGAACATCTTTTTCCTTGTTGGAAATTTGCAAATTTTGTATCATAAATATGACCTTTATCACATTTTACAGTTATATAGTCAGATACTTTTTCATATTCTGATGAAAGTAATTCATAACCATTATTTTCTATATATTCCTTTACATCTTCAAGCGTATATTTCCCCAATCTTAATAATCATCTCCTTATTAATTTATATATTTAATGTATAATAAAAAATCTTACCTGCTGATTACCCATTGTTCAAAACACTTAGGATTTAACCTTATGTTATCCTTATTACTTTTTTCTACTTTCGTAACATTCACGCTTATCTTTTCAGATTACGTTGTAGTGAATAAGGCTTTAGGGCGTTCCAGCAATTCAATGAGTTTGCTATATTCTTTATAAATATAGGCGGCTAAACCGCTACATTTGCGTATAGATTGACATTTTTAGCATATTCCATAGCTCTATCAATATTACTTACGCCTAACTGTAAAGCTGATGCTGTTGAATTAATTATATCCGTAGCACTACGAGCAACATCTTGTCCAACTTCTACTGCTTTTTGTCTTACATTTTCTAATTCTTCAGCAGTACCATGAAATGAATCTGGTGCAACTTTAGTTAACCCAACAAATGCTTTATCTAATTCTCTAATAGTATCACTTATACCATAAATAGCTTTAGTTATTTGCATACTTATAATGTTACCTAGAGAGAATGTAGACATTGTTGAATATAGATTACTAAAGAATGTACTTGTTCTTTTAACACCTGTTTGTAATCTAGCAGTTTCATCTGTAGCTTGTTTTAATTCGTTTCTAAAATGTTTTATAGCATTAGCTTGTTTCCCAACATCCATTTGTGATATTTGATTTAATTTTTGTTTAAGTTGTTCAGCTTGTTCAGTAGTCAATTTTTCTTCATTTTTTAACTGAGTGATTTTGTTTTTTAATGAATCTATACTAGCATTATTGCTATCAATTTTCATACCTTGTTTAGCTTGATTTTGAAATTCTTTTATTTCTTGTGTTGTTTCATTGATTTTACTTTTTATAGTTTCAAATTCAGATGCAACTTTTTCATCATTAACATCTAAATTTTTCAATTCATTTTTATACTGTTCTAATTTAGATATCGCTTCATTGATTTTAGATTCATCTATGTAAGCATTTGAACCAATTTTCCATTGTTTCATTTCTTTTAGCTTATTTAACATAGTATCAATCTGTTTAGTTTGTGAATTTACATCACCATCTATTTTCATGCTTAATTTAGCTGAATTTTGCAACTCTTTAAACTCAACCTTACATCTATCTAATTTTTTTATAATGTTTTCAATCTCTGATTCAACATTAGGTTTTAAATGCACATCAGACAATTGAGTTCTTAAATCTTTAACTTTAGCCTTTAAATTATTTAATTTTCCTTCATCAATAAATGAATTTACACCAGTTTTAGATTTTTGAGCAGAATTAATTTTGTTAATAAAATCATTAGTTGTTTTTATTGCACTTCTAATATTGTCGTTAGTTTTTATATCTATTTTAATTGATGAATATTTCTCTTTAATACTTTCTAAATTAGTTTTTATATCTTGTAATTTAGTTTTTGCTCCATCAGTTTTTAAATCTACTTTTTCACCTTTGATTTTTTCAATAGTTTTTAAGAGATTTTCTAAATCATGTCGCTGAGTCATAGTCAAATTAGAATTTTTTAAAGTATTTTCTAATGAAGTTTTTAAGGATTGAGCTTCTTTTTGAATTGTTTGAAATTGAGATGCCATACTTTTAGTCATATCAGCGTTTAACTTAATCTTAGTTAGTTCACTAAGTTTAGTTTTACATTCTTCCGCTTTTTGTGAAACTAAGTCAATTTCTCTTGTTAATGCATTATACGATTCAGCATTAGTTGTTTTAGCTCTTTGTTTTTCAAGGCTTTGTTTTAACTTTATTAATTCAGCATATTTTTGCTTTTGTGTTTCTAAATTTTTAGTAATTGTGTTTACATCTTTACTATTGTCAATTTGTATTTTGGTTTTACCACTTAATTTATTGATTTCTTCTAATACGGTTTTTAAATTCTTTAAATTATCTAATGCGCCATTATTTAACTTAAAAGCATCATTTAATTTTTTATTAACATCACTTAATGAATCTTTAAATGTTTTTAATTGTTCATTAAGCTTAGTTACATCTAATTTTAAAGTAATCTTCTTTTCTTCTAATGATTTTTTAAGATTCTCTAACTGTTTTTCAGAATCACCTTTTTCAACTTTAATACCTAATTTAATATTAAATTGATGATCTGCCATTTAATTCACCACCTTATTCTACCTTCAATCCTCTGGAAATAAGGTATTGTTTAAATTTAACAGGAATTTCTCTATCTAATTTTTGATAAGAACCTTCGGTAATATGCGTTAAAGGATAAGTTCCACCACCTTGACTTGTACTTCTTCTAACTGTTCCACTATCCTCCCAAGCAATCATAGGAAAGAAGTGACCACCTTTCCAACTTTCCCAATTACCGTTATCTTCAAAACTTGCAGTAAGAAGCTTATCACCAATAACAACTTCTGGCGTATCTTTTAATCGGTCTGTTCTTTCATATAATTCAGGCTCATGGTCATTATATATCTGTTCCTCTATTTCATTACTCATAGTTTCCTTAAAATCATCTTTAAGTGAAACTAATCCATCTTGTGAAATTCCTTCTACATATCTTATAGCTTCTTGTATATTATTAAAATCCATTATTAATCATCCTTTTTTAATTCATCTATTTCATCTTGGATTTTCTCTGCTTTTTTCTTAATGATATCTACTTTTTGAGATTTTAATATCATTAATTGGGTATATTGTAATTTTTCTAATTCATTGATAGCATTATATTGATTAAGCAACATTTCCATTTGCAATTCATTAAATATATCTATTATATCTCTCATTAGTAATAATAAATTACCAGTTGGATTAGCCAACATATCTACTATTGGTTCATCTATTTCTAAATCAGTACAATTTAATAATATATCTGTATATAATTCTTCAGCTATTTCTGAATCATTTTTATCATTATTGCTTAATTCTTTTATTCTATTAAGTAATATTTCTCTCTGTTCTTGTGTCGGATTAAATACATTAACCTCTCTAATTTCATCATCTATACTAAATATAAATGAATTTCTTAAATGATTTCCTTTTAATTCACTTATCTTCATTAATTTACCCTCCCATCACTAATTAAAATTTTATATTATTTTAAATCTTGTTGATTATCAAATATTCTATCTATTCTAGCATTAAGCTCTTTAACTACTTCAGTTATTCTTTCATTTAATATATATCCTTGTTTAGCACTTAAAGCCACTTCACCATTAGTAGTAACTAAATTATTAATGACTTTAGGTTCTATTTTATTAATAATTACCTTCTCTTCTTTTATTGCACCATCAGTAACACTCCCATTAACTCTATATATGAATGGTTGTGTAATTAACATTTGTTTATCATGTGAAATTCTTAATTCACATTTATATGCCCCTTTCGTATTTGTAAAAGTATCATCTATTGGGAAATTTATACGATTGTTTTCTTCATCAACTTCACCAATACAAGATACCCATTCTTTTAGCATAGGTGGTTTACAAACAAATAATTCAACTTTATAACCTTTTAATTCAGCCTTTTTTATTTGTAACTCTTTTGTTTTTCCATTTTTATATAATTCAAGACATATATTGAATATATTATTGTCTTTTGTAAAAGTTTCTACCTCTGGAACAATAAGGATATCTTCATCTATATTAAATTTTAATTTGAATGTTCTATCCATAATTCCCTCCTTTTAAAATAAAATTTAAAAATACATAAAAAAAATAACTCCCTATTTTCATAGAGAGTTATTAAGTGTCTTATTAATTAATATATTCAATTTTATACTGATTCACCAGTTTTAGGTTCTATTGTAAATACAAAATCTTCATCACCAGATAATATATTAAATTGTACTTCAAATGTAGATAAATCTACTGAAGATAATGATAATGAATTGTCTACATTTGGTTGCACTTTAGGTATTTTCATTGTTTTAACACCAACAGTACCGTCTTTATAAACTACTGTGAATGTACCTTCATAAGAATAACAAGTTGAAGGTACGTCTTTAGGAACAGTTATTTTACTTGTTGCTGTATCTATTGTACCACCTACTAATAATGCTAAAGCATCATCACTCATACATTCAGAACCTAATGTAAATGTTCTTTCTATTGAAGTACTCCAAGTGATAACATCTACTCCATCAGCTCTAGCTGTTATTTTATCTGAAGATGTTTCCATATCGAAGGTATTACAAAAATCTACTTTTATTGTTTTTGCACCTCCACCTATTTCAGTTAGTGTACCATTTACACATTTTTTTATTGCATATAAATCTGCACTTGTTTTAGCCATGTAATATTTCCTCCTATTTCATATTAAGTACATCATCGTGTACTACTCTAGTTTCTTTTTTCCAGTCTTTAACTTTCTTTAAATCAACTTTATAATTACCACCTGTAGCCAATAAATAAGAATCCTCTTTATTTTCTTTATATATTTCAGTAACAAAAGTATCTTTTAATTGCCATACAGTCCAATTTTTAATTGCTTGATAATCTAAGTTTCTATAATGAATGACATCGTGTACCATAATTTCAAATGTCATAATATTATCTTTTAAATGTTTTCTTTTATATTTTTCTTCAGCTTCTCTAACCATTTTTATTAATTCTGGTGAACCTTCTATTTTTTCTTCTGGTTTAGGTTTTTCAAAATATAATATTTCAAATATAACATCACTAAGTAAATGAAAATTTCTATCATTTATATTTGCAATACCTTTACCATCTTTTTTAATAATTATTATGTATTCACCATCTATTTCACTTAATTTAACTTCAGAAGCTTTATATAAAAATTTTAATGATTTAAATAATAAATTTATTAATTCTTCATTTTTCCCCAATGAAGTAGATAAATAAGTTAATAATGGTATGTTTAAATTTTTAATATCTTCATATAACATCATTGATTGTTCAATATAAAATGGTCTAATAAATTCATTTATATCATAATCATCCATAAAATCATCTACTACGAATTGATTTATAATTCCTAGCTCATCTTTTTTTAAATCTATTGGTTTTCCACTAACACATTGTTTAGGAAATTTCATTGTTATAAGCATCCTTCCAATAAATTATTTCAAATTGTGTAGAATAACCATTATAATCATAATAAGGAATACTATACATTGGTGAACAACTTTTAATTGTTAAATCACCAATACCTTGTAATTCTGGAGTTTTAGTTAATATTTGTCTAATTCTATCCGTTACTACTAATTCTCGTATTCCATTTATTGTTTTTCTGCATGATTTATGGCATATAACACCGATTTCAATTGTTAATACATTATATAAAGAAGAAACTCTAGCACCATCAGAATAAGGAGCATCGCTTTTAACATTTATAAATAATGTAATATCTCCTTCTTTGATGATTTTATCTATCTTTCTATCGACAAATACTTTATTTTCATTTAAGGCTGATATAGGATTTTTAACATCTGGTTGTGAAAGTATATCTTCATCTAAAATATTGTTGTAATATAGAAATTTATTAACTTGTTTATCTAACATGAATATTGTTGCTAATTTTGTCATGTAATTACTTGAGAAATTCTTTATAATACTACCCATATCCTATACCCCCTTAATTAAAATTTGTTTATCAATTATAAAATTACCTTCATCATTATTAACAATTAATCTTACTGTCTTACCTATTAGATCCATATTATAATTACAATGTAACGTACATATATTATTTTCAACAGATATAGTTATTTCTTTTGTATCGGTTTCAAGCTGATAACTTATCATTTGCTTTGTTCTAAATATATATTCATTCTCTTCACCTATGTAACAAATATCATTACCAACAAATAATTCATCAACATATTTACCAAAATTATTATAAGCAATATTATCTTCAATATCATCATCTGGCAATCTAGGTACTTGTAATAGTATAAAGTTCATTATACCGTCACTACCATTTGTATATCCATTATATTCGTAATCGACTCTATTTGTAACTCTGTAAGGTACATCATGATTTACTAAGAATCTTGCTCCAACATTTATATTTTCAGTTATTGGATTTTTACCTATAACAAATCTACATTTACTATCACCATAAGACATATATCTACCATCATTCATTCCATCTGAGTAGCTTTTGTTATTATCTATGAATTTTTTATTTCATACTCTGGAGATTTCTCTCATTTTCATCAACTTGTCGTTTCAAGTTCAGTTTGGCGTACATTTTCATCTTCAACTTTACTTGTTAAGATGTTGGACACTCTTGGAAAGGATTATATTTATTCACCTTCTACGCTCTACATTGTTAATCAGCCTTTCGTAATCTAATTAGTTAACTCGGTATTAACTTGTCTATAAAAAATAGATTTAGCCTCTCTTATCATATATGTCACCATATATTTGACCGATTTTGCCCAATTTTCATATACCATATTTCTATGGTAGGACGCCCTACATTTAAGCGTCATATTGTGTATATTAACAGGTATATCATATGTTGTACCATTTAATTTATATTTTACTATTTGATTACAAACTTTGAATATCAATTTCTTATATAAATTTAAACTCTGATGTTCTTTAAATACAGCTATCCACCAACAATTATTAAACCATATGTACGAACCAACATCCATGTCAGCATTTTTATCAACTAAAATTTTCTTTTCATCATAAGCTGATTTATCATTGTTTGTAATATCGTTTATATTCACTCTAATAGTTCCATTCTTTTTTAAATCTGGAAATTCACCATTTTTAGTATATTGAACAATATGAGTGGTTAATGCTTCATCCATAACCTGTTGAAATCTATATTCAGCATCTTTTAACAAAGATTCTTTACAATTTAATGCTCTTTGTGTTCTAATTTTATATCTTTCAAAATAACTCATTATCCATTCACCTTTTTCCCTTTGAACGAATAACGATTAATCCTATTTCTAAATTTATAAAAACTATCATTATATAAAGTATTTAATTTGTCTAATAGATTAGCGGGTGATTTAATGTTATAATCACTAGTTGTAATTATTAAATCTATCATTTTTTCAGTATTTATCTTTGGTTTTAACCAATATAAAATCATACCATCAGCTAATATATATTGTTCATTCAATGTTAAATCTTCTTTAAATGAATAATCTTCTATCGTTAAGTCTTTTTCGCAAATATCAAACATTGAAATAGCACCTTCTAAATAAATTAACATTAGTTCTTCAGCTAATTCTTGTTCTAACTCAGCTATTACATCTTTGCCTATTTGTGCTAAAAATCGTTTATAAATATCTTGAACAGAAGTTGCCATAAAGCACCTCCTATCTTTCATTTTCACCTATTAGCAATTGTAATCCTAATAAATTACAAAGAATTGTTTCTTTACTACGAGGTAGTATATATTCTTCAGTTGCATCCAGGTATATAGCTTTACAAGCAATTCTTTTAACATAATCTCTTGATTCATTTTCTAATTTAGATTTAAATTCGGCATCAGAACTATCAACTATAAATTCTTCAAGGTAATCATATCCAGCTTTATCATAATCTTTTAATTTTAAATATTCCATTATATCAACTAAATTGTATTTTTCATTATAAACATCAGTCATAACTAATACATCTTTTGTGAAAAAACCTTTAGCATCCCTTACTACTTCTTCAAGTTCATCTAAAGTTAATACTGTATCTTCAGAAGGACTTAAATCAAAATAAGGTATACCAGTTTTTCTACTAACAAAATAAGCATTACCATCGGATATATTTAACACTTCAACTTGTATCTCACTAGCTTGTTTTCTAAGTTCTATTTTCTTTTCTTTAAATTGTTGTCTTCTTGATACTGTTTTAGTTTTTGGTTTTGTTTCTTCTACAACTTCTTTAGTCTGTGTTTCAGTTTGTTCTTCTGCTTTTTTCTTTTCTAAATCAGCCTTACTTACTCTTGCCATTATTAATCTCCTCCTATTTTATATAAGTCCCCTTAATAAAAAGGGAACTGTTATTAATTATTATATTTATCAAATTATGCAGATATTTTTATCATTGCAAAATGCATTGCTACTGGGACACCAACATGGACAAATCTTTCCATTTCCATTTCTAATTGATAATCTTTTCTAGCTAATGTATCATTAGAATCTAATATTGTAACTCCACCCTCGTATGTAACAACTGCTAATTTACCATTTGCATCTGGAACAGTTATGATTAGATAATCATCTGGTATATGGAATTTATTATTTTCAACATCATAATATTGAGTTAATTCTACACATCTTGTACCTTCAAATAATTTTACATAACCACCATTTCTTCTATCTTCATTATCTAAAACATAATCATTTCCACCAGAATTAGGTATAGTTGCTAATGCTGATTTAGTACCTAATACAACTGGTTCTACACCAGTAGCACCTTTAACTTTAGCTATCATTTGTTTTAATTTGTCACCAACACCATCAGCATTTGTAGTAGCTTTTAAATTAGTATTAACAACATCATAAGCATCAAAAACAGTTTGTATAACCATCATTGTTACTGTATGATCAAAAGAATCTTTTACTTTATTAACTAATTCAGTCCAAGAAACTCTACCAGTTAAAAATTCAAATGCTTCTTCATATATTTTGATACCTAATCTAGTCATTTTAGTGTCTAGTTTACTATCATGTAATCTTTGTCTATCAGTCATTCCAACACCAGTTGCTATTTGACTAACTTTAAATAAGTCTTTATTTTTAACTTTATAAGTTTTCTTATCACCAAAATCACAAGACTCAACTAATATATATCCACCTAAGTCAGTTAATTTTGGTAAGTTTACTAATGGTTCTAAAACTTCTTCTAATAATTCATAGAATCTAACTTTATTTTTTTCAAACCATCTATTCATTTTTTCTTTTCTCGCAGGTGGTTCACCTATTTCATTTATTATAGCCTTTCTTATCACGTCTTCTGCTTCTGCAACTGAGTATTTTATAACAGTATTGTTATAACAGTCGAAAGCAGTTTTTTGTAAATCAGTCATGTTTTCTCTTAACATAATTTCCTCCTATTTTAACCTATTTTTCTATTATTAATTAATATATTCCCATTATATGAACATTATTTTATAACAATCTTTTTTCATATATTTTCTAACTTCTATAACTTGAGCTATTGCATTTTTTTCAGTACCTTTAGCTTTAGCTAATGTAGTACCAGTAGCAGTAGGAACTAATACATCACCAACAGCAACTTCTTCATCAACCAATGCTTTTTCTATAGTTACTCTATTACCTTTTTCTAATAAGTAGCCTCTAACTAATTCACCTTTTTTATGTTTAGGTATATCACCTGATAATACTCTTTCATCATATCTATGATAATCAGAAGCTATTAAACAATAAACATCACCAAAACCATCAGTTAAAGCAACACCTTTTAACGCTTCTCCACCTAAATCAAAATTACCAACTTTACAATCAGCTAATCCGCTTATTTTAACGAATCCACCATTTTCGCAGTCTACATCTAATTTAACTGAAACTGCCATCTTGTCATTCATATGATTTAACTCTGTATACATAATATCCTCCTTATTTGTTTAATAATTCATTGAATAAACCACCATAAGGTTCATCATCTGAACCTCCATTATCATCTATTTGTGGCATTTCTTCTTTTTCTTCTTCTTTTTTACTAAATGTTTGTTCATTTTGTTCTGCTAATTTTTTCATGGCAAACATATAAGCTAATTCTTTTTCATAAGCTTTAACTTCCATTTCCTGATTCATAACTTTTTCTTTTAATTCAGCTATTTCTTCATCTTCTAAACCAAATTTAGCAGTTACTTCATTAACTTGTTTTTCATATTCAACCTTGTCAGATTGAAGTTTAAATTGTTTTAATTCTTCATAATCTTTCATATCATCTAATTTTTCAGATAATTCAACAACTTGTTCTTTGGCTTTATCACTTTCTGATTTAAGACTATTAAATTTTTCTACTATGTGTTCTTTAACTTTAGAATCTTCAGCAAACTCAACTTGTTGTTCACCTTCATTCATTGGTCTCCATTCACATATGTAAGCTTTCTTTCCTTCAAAGTCAAGTTTAACAGTATCACCATCTACTAAATAAGGTACACCAAACATTTTACATTTGTCTGAATAATCGCATACTATTGCAATTTTATCGTCTGGTATTAAATCATATAGACAATATTGTGTTGTTGTATATGTATCTCCCCAATAATCTGTAGTTTCTACTGTTATATCTGAAAGACAATTCCATATTTGTTCTCTTATATCACTACAAGATAAAGAGAAGTCTAATTCTGGTTCTTCTACCTCTTGTTTTTTTACTTGAGGTTCTTCTTGTTCTTCAACAGAATTTTCAACAACTTTTCCTTTGTTTTCATTCATGTTTTCTTCTTCACCTCCCCTCAATTCTTCATTATATGCTGTTTGCATATCTTCTACTGTCATAGTATCTTCGCTTGAAAAATAAAACTCACCAACTGTATTGTGCATACCAGTTTCAGCACTTATAATAGTAGTTCCCATTAATTCGAATTGCTTTATATCCAATATATTATCGTCTGTCATTTCAGCATCATTACAATATAATTCTGTGCTTATATTAGATATACAATCTTTATCTAACAATATATCGTTTAATTTATCCATATAATGTTTCCATAATAAACCATAGACATAAATATAAGTTCTACTATCTTCTTCTTCACACCATATTTCTGTTGATTCTGGTATAAATCCAACTGGCTTCTCTAAATGATTTACAACTAATTCAAAATCATCATCTTCATTTTGTTCAAAACTATAATCAACATCATGGTTACCAATCTTATAATTTCCATCATTGTCTTTATAAACATGACATAAAATTGGTGTATTTCTAACTGTTGCTTCCACACATTCAACCATTGTTTCTTTTGTAAATTGTGTTCTATTTTTAGATTGACCATCATGCATTAATTTAAGTTTACATTTTACAAATCTACTATTATCATCATTTTCAGCGAAAGATACAATTTTTCCCTGTAATCTTTCTTTCAAGGAAGGTTTCCTCCTTTCTATTTTAATTTATAAATAAAAAAAGAGATTCAAATAAATCTCTTAATAAGCTAAATTTAAGTTTGTATTTTATCCTTATTAATTATCATATTCAATTTTACAAATGTATTTCATTACTAAATAAAATTTCCTTTTTATCATTTTCGCTAAATGTCAATACACCATTATTAGCAAATACATAATATTTACCATTTTGTTCTTTACATTGCAACATTGTAAATTTATTAGCTAATAATTTATCTTTAATATTTTCATCTTTAACATATAAAAATTTCAATCTAATCTCCTCCATTATAAATCATCATCTGTGTCAGTATAATATAAAAATCCATTACCTAATTCATGTGGCTTTAATCCTTTTATTTCTACTGTATTTTTGATTAATCTCGCATATAATTCTTTTTCACTAGGATCTCTATCCCATTGATAGATAAATTTCTCTTTTAATAGTGCTAGAAATCCACTTACAATAGGTGTTGACATAGATGTTCCACTACATCTACACCATTTATTACCTTCTTTATATGTTGATGTTATATCAGTTCCAACAGCACATAAGTCAACATAAGTATTGCTATTAGAATAAGGTGCTATTCTTTTATTAAGATCAATTGCACCAACATTAATTACTTCTTCATAACAAGCTGGATATTCTAATTCATCCGTATTAGGATTACCATCACCATTATTTCCAGCTGAACAAACAATACTTATTCCTTTATTAATAGCTTCCTTAACGGTAATGTATAATTCATTAGTATCTTTAGTTGCACCTAAAGACATATTAATAATATCCACTCCTAATTCAATACCCCATTTTAATCCATTAATAATGCTATCATATGACCCATTGCCTTTGTCATCTAATACTTTACCAACATATATTTTAGAATTAGGAGCTACTTGTAATATTTCACCTATTACAAAAGTCCCATGTCCATTATTATCTTTGTAATCTATTTCATTAGTAAAGTTTTTACATTCAACTATATTTTTCTTTATGTATTCATGTTCGGAATATCCAGTATCAAGTACCAATATGCTAATACCTGTACCCCTCCAACCTTGGGATTGAAACTTTTCAATATTACTTGCTTTCATTCCTTTACATAAAAATTTATCCATTTTATATCCCTCCTAGTTTTGAGATTCAGATTGATTTGTATCACTCGTCTCACTCTCACTTGCAGAAGGTCTGCCTTGATCCAAGTCTTCAGATGTAGCAGTATGTGATGATAACATAGGTGGCATAAGTTCATCTATCCCCATTAGTTTTTCTTGATTAAGAATACATAAAGCTTCGTAAGGCTCTAGTCCTAATGTAGCTAAATATTTTAATCGTGAGTCCCATAATGCTATTGAACTTACAGCTAACTTAATATTATCAGCTTTATTAAATCTATTATTATCTATAAAATATAAAATGTAATTTTTTAGAATTTTATCATTTTCCATGTAATTATTCCAAAATACCTCAAACATTTGAAGTAATTTTAATGGAAGAATTGAATCTAAGATTTGTCCATATTGAACAGAAAGGTTATTTGAACGTGAACCATTAAACATTTCAGATGATATACCAGCATCATCATAAGCTCTTTCTTTTACATTGCTAGTATAAGATAGTTCTTTACTTTTATTATCACCCAACGATTCAGAACTAACAGTATAAGGAGTTGTAACTACTCCAACACCAACGTTATCCCCAGCTCCAACCGCATTTTTTACTGCTTCATGATATCCTGTTGCTTCATCATAATCACATAATATTTCGCCTTCATCATTAAGTGGTAATTTTTGTACTACTAATTTATAATTTGAAAGTACAGCCCCATCATCTTCTATTTTAGCTAACTTATTTAATTTAACTAAATCCTTTATCATAGAAGTATAGTAAGGTAAACCTTTAGTTTCCATATAATTAATAGTAAATCCCCAAGCTTGATTACTTGTTATTTGATACCAATGTTTATGATAATTTTTATCTTTTGTAATATCACTATCTTCAGCTTTTTTTCTTATTTTTCTAAATTCTTGAGGTAAAGAATTTAATTTATCTTCATCATAACTTAATAATTTAGGTATATTGATTGAATATTTACCAATACCATTTTTAATGTTTGTTATTTTACATAATTCAGTAGGTATTTTTAATATATCAAAATTACCATTTTCAATATCATCATAAATATAAATAAATAATTCTCCTGCACTTAGTAAAGAATGCATCATCCAAGGAGCATTATATTTTAATCTATAAGATTTTAATCGTTTACAAGCCTTTGGATATTCTTTATCTAATTTTGTTTTCTTATTCACTTTTAATACATCAGCAACAAGAAAATGGTCATAAGTTAACATTGAAGATTTATATATTAATATTTCTTTTAAAATACCACAATTAGTTAATAATCTATCATGTAATAATTGTAGTTTTTTAGCATTATCTTTAGGTCTTTCTAATATTCTAGCTATTTGTTCTGGTGTAAATGTACCATATCGTTTATCTTCTAATTCATCAAAATAGCTAATATCACTTGCTATTTTCTTTGCAAAATCGACCATAGTAAACTTTTCATCACTCAAACACTTACACCTCCTTTAATTATAAAAGAACATAAATTTACTTTTTCTTTTTTTACCTTTTTTATATTTTTCATTTTCTATTAATTCAGCTAAATAATTAGCATATGATAGACTTGAATATCTATCTTTTCTATTTCTACCTTGTTCTCTTACAGCTATATTCCCTTTATCTCTAACTTCATATACCAAATTTAAAGTTTCAAATACAAATTGTGATGTTTGTATAAAAGGTGCTATTTGAAGTGCTGAATATTCAGGATCTGTAAAGAATTTTTTATCTTTTGTATAATCTGTTCTTTTTTCAGATTCATCTATTAATAATCTTATTTTTCTTGATGCAAATGCATTTTTTAACCATACACAACAATTATTATTACTTGTTTCTGTTGGTTTAATAGCATAGATTACAGGTAAACCACCTTTACCCATTTCAACATCAAGTTCATTTTCTTTAGTATTTCTTTCATATATTGCAAATGATGGATAATGTGCATCTGCAATTTTATCATAAGTATCTTTCATTAATTCATTTAAAACTGCAAAACCAGTACCATTGTAGTCAATGATTATCTTATCACATTTAAATTCAAAGAATAATCTTTTAATCCTCATGGCTTGTTCTTCAACATCTAAGCCATTATATGATTCCATATGCACAACTTCTCTAGTAAATCCATTTACATTAGGGATTAATCTCATTAAAGTATATATAGAGTTGTCATTATTTTTACCACCCATAACAGCAACGTCTATACCCATTATCCTAATTTCACCTTTCATTTTAGGCATTTGCTTTCTTTTTTTCTCTTTTTCTTTTTCATCTCTATAATCACTAACAGTCATAGGATAAAATGCTGTGTTTAATACTCTACAATTATTAATTTCATCAGATTTAAAGTATGAATTTTCTGATTCCCCAAACCATAACAATTTGTAATTAACGGTAAGCTCTTTATCTTACCCTCTTATAGTTTCCTATAAGTTTAGACTATATCTTCACCTTCGACTTCACTCGCTAAGGGTCGGTATTTCATGGAAGAATTATTGCTTGTCATAGCTCATCTTCTAGTCGTTACGCCTTCTAACTACTTTCACTGACTTTCATTAGATTGGCTCGGTATTAGCATATGTTGGTTTAAAAATGATAAAACTATATTTTCTAATGTTCTTCTTTTATTGTAATTAATTCTCAATAATATATAATTATTATCCTCACAATATTTATTTTTTATTTCATCGTGTTTTTTTACTTTTTCATAATAATTTTCACCATAATATTTATAATCTACTGATTCAAAATGTTGTTTTCCATCATATTCAATGAAATATTTTAAATTGTGATTTTTATCATAAATTCCAAAATCAAATCTTAAATAACCACCATTGATTCCTCTCAAATCTTTAAAAGCACATTCTCTTTTAAAATCAATGTTATATTTAGTTAGTATTTCAGTTATTTTTTCTTCTCCTTTAGAATTAACTTTACAATGAGGACATGATTTATGCTTCAGCAATACTCTAGCTTTTCTTTCAAACACATTACCACATTTTAAATGTTTAAATAAAACAACATCTTCAGCTTTGGTACATTCACTTAATACTTCAAATTCACCTTTTAATAATTCAGATAAATATAAAGTATCGAAATTTGTTTTTGCACCTTTACAATAAGGGCATCTTGCTTTTCCTATTGCTAAAGTATATGGTCTACAATGCCAAGATTTCCCACAATCTCTACAAGTTATAGTACATCTTGTTTCACTATTAATGTAATCATCATGAATTATGTATTCTTTATCAATATGAGGATATTTCTTTAAATAATCTTCTTTACTCAAATATAGTTTTTCTCCACTCATTTTTATTCCTCCCAACACTTAGCCTTCACCGAATTAAGCCGATTATTACACACATATTTCTATGTGCTGTGGCTAATGGTTAACCACAATACTCCATATCATAAGCTACTTGACCTATTTGAGCCTTATCTTCTTCTATTTTTTCTTTAAGCAATAAATCATGATCTAATGAACATATATAAGGTATGTCACAAGCAAATGAAGGTTTGCCTTCACACATACTTTTCACAGTTGTTTCAAATTTATTGTAACTCCAGTGGCTTTTCAAAAATGCCGAACTTAGGTATAATTCCTTGTTGTTTTCACGAGGATAGTTTTCATATTTAGGTTTGTCCATGAATGGAGGTTTTCTTGGGGCTGTTAAGAATTGTTTTAAGACGAAATTTATATCTTTTTCTTTAATTAATCTAAATTCATCTGCAACAAGTACATTACCACGCATCAGTTTTGTTATCCTATAAGTTTTTTATCTTATAGCTCTTACACTTTTCCATTGTGTAAGCTCAGCGTACATTTTTACCTTCAGCACTATCTGTTAAGGTAGAGGAAGCTCTTGGATGAATTATTGCTCTCATTTTATCGCTCATCATCTACGCGTTACAAACAGTATTAGATATTACTGCTCTCGGTATTATCCTTTGGCATTGGAGGACTTCACCGATACATCCCTCTAATTATTTAAGTTATTTCTAACTTAAACGGCTATACTTTTTAATTCCTGTACTTTATCAAATTTTCTATCTAAATATATATTTGCATTATCATACATTAAATTTATAAGTTTCATGCAATCCTTAGTCTTATGAATTTCGAATTTAAAACATTGTCTATCAGAATATATAGATGATGCAATATCAAACTCTTTTTTTAATCTATTTGATATATATACAAAGCATTCCTTATTATTTCCTTGAATTGTTATTCGAGGATATTTATGATTTTTTACCTTTTTAATACTATAACTCCCATCTCCATCAATATATCCTCTTAGAAAATCTAAAAATAGCTTTTTATCATTTATCATCGGATATATTGAAGAATATGTCTTTCCTGGAACTACGTTATTTTTTATTAGCCCATCACAAATGCTTTTACTATAAATTCTTATTAAGCACATTTCACCAATTCTATTACTTATTGGTTTATTATTAAGTCTATCTATTGCATCATAATCTTTTATTTTTTTAGTAACTTTATAATAATTATTAAATATAGAATTGAATTTATTTAAATGTTCAACATCTTTATAATTTAATTCTATACCCAATTCAGAATTAGTTTTTCCACCAATTATATATCCATCGGCATAAATAAATCCTAACCAATATGCCTTTTCTTCAGTATTTATAATATCAAAGAAATGTTGATTTCCTCTATTCTTTTTTGATATATTCTCAGTTAGTCCTAATCTTTTCTTTTTGCATTGTATCCCATTTACGGATCTATTAAAAATTTCAGCTAATTCTTTATTGGTATGTTCTTTATATATTTTTTTTAACTTCTTACATTCTTCTTTTGTCCATTTTTCATTATTCATAATATTCCTTCTTTCATATAAAATAAAAAGAAGGAATAAAAGCTTACACTCCTTTAAATTCCTTAATAAAAAAATTGATATATTGTAAAAATTAAATTTTTAACCACGTGATCCATCACCACTTGTTGCTACTCTAATTATTGAACCATTTTTAAATATACAGCATATATTATCGTGTTGAGTTTTAATTTCCTTAATTTCTCTATCTAATGCAGGAGATTGCCTTTGTAAATCCACAATTTTTTCAGTTATAATGTTTCCTGCTTGTTTTTTATTTCCAGATGCTAATATTATCTTACTGCCAGGATATAATATTGCTCTCACGCAACAGAATACAGCTGTAAGATAAGATTTCAATTATGTTATCTCATAGGCTTTTTATCCTATAATTCTTATAGTTTCCTATAAGTTCAGAATAAATTTTTACTCTCATTATTATTTCACCTCAATGAGTAACGGAAGCTCGTGGAAGGGTTATTACTTTCATATTAACGTTCACCTTCTATTCGTTACAGACAATATTAGATATTATTGCCCTCGGTATCACCATATCCTATTAGGACTTAGGTTTTCTTACCATCTTAATCTTACGATTTAATTGACCGATACATCCCGTTTACAGTATTACACACTTGAGTTTTATGTAATACTAGGCATTCCTTAAAACAAAAGGTTACTACCGAGACCTCTGGACGCAATAAATGTGAAATAGTTTGAAATATTCATCATATATATTAATACCATTTGAAACCAATATAAATTTAATTGTAAATATTCAGTTGCAAATCTATGTGGATTTTTTCTCCAATATTCAGCCCATATTTTAGTACCATCTAATAAATTTTGAAATGAATCTTTTTTTAAATTTTTTCTAGGTTTACTTTTTACTTGGTGGATCATATACCTCATCCTCCTCAGTATAAATTGCTGGTTCTAATCCAAATACTTTTTTCATTGGGCTGATAAAATATCTATTTAACCAATATAAGATTCTATCAATATCTTTAAATTCTTGATGAACATCAGGTATTGGTTCGTCTTTTTCAATCATTTCAATTAATTTACCAACAACTAAATCTTTGTCTTCACTATATTTCTTAGCCTTACTAGGTATAATATCTAATTCAGCCATCTTTTTAGATATCTGGTCATTGATTTTTAATTGTTCATTAGTATCACCTTTAATGATACTTTTTTCTTTTTGTACTTCTAACTCACAAAGAGTTTTAATTATTTGTTTTTCTTGCATTGATTCAGAAGGGTAATATTTAATATAATTTTCATATTTTCTTTCTAAACTCATATAAGATTCATAGTCATATCCTCTACCCCAAAATAAAACTAATTCATCAGATATTAAGCCTGTAGCAGATGAATCACCATCCATTATATTATCAATGCTAGTTTTATCCCTTCTTTCTTTTGTAGCTAATAATCTAAAATATTCACCTACAAAATTATCTTCCTTTTTTACACAAACATTGTATAAATCTAAATCAAAATACACATCAAAATTCATTAATGTATGTTTGAAAGCTTGTACTTTATCACCTTTATAAACAGCTAATAACTGTTCATATCTTCTTTTAATACAATGCTTACAAACTAGCATCTTTCCATTTTGTTGATACAATGAAGAAGAAGCTCTATAAAATTCTTTTAATCCTCTTTCTTCACCACAACAATAACATTTTAATTTTGTTTGTTGTCTAGCAATAGTCATCACCTCCATAACTAAAAAAAAGAATCCTATCAGAAAGGGGAGTAACTGATAGGATTATAAAAGTGAGAGGAGATTGATTTGATTGCTAATTCACAGTAAAAAACTTATGAATTAGATAAAAACTAAAAAATATTAATCTCTTAATCTTTACCTAACCCATAAGTTTTAATTATAAAATCATATTTAATTTTACTCCAATCTTATAATTTAATATTATATGAACATTTAATACCTTCATCATCAACTAACAATATTGTTTGACTAGGCATAGTATATAACTTTCTATTCATAGCATATTCATCAGTTCCAGATAAACTCCCAATTACATAAACTGAAGTTTCATTTATTTCATAATGTTGAGGATTGTGTACATGACCATATAATATTAATTGCACAGGCTTTCCAACAACCATTTCTAATTGTTGCTTAGCTTTCAATTTGTCTATTTTGTCACCATGACAAGTTGCCACAGTCAATCCTTTAACATTAAAACATGATACTTCACCATCGTTAAATTCATTATCAAGAATTAACACATTATCTAATTGGTCTAATCTAACTCTCACAATCTCTTTTATTAATTTTGTATAATTATTTCTATTAAGTCTATCACTTTTATTCATGTCTATAGCATCATGATTCCCTTGTATAATTGATAAAACACAATAGAAATGTTTAGCTAATTTATTTACTAATTGAGCTAGTATTTCACTAACTTGTATCACTTGTTTAGCAACACTTTCTTGGTTATCTAACTTAATAGTGTTATGTATTTCTCCACTAACAAGATCTCCTAAACAAGCAATATATAATTTATCAATATTATTTTCTTTCCCATATTGAATAACTTTATCAGATAGCTTATTTAATCTTTCTTTACAAATATCAGTATTGTATTTATTTACAGCATTATTAATTTCAATTCCATAATGCCAATCTCCAAGACATAATATCATATCATTTTGACCCACTGATATATTTTCATAATCATTAAAAAAAGATTTACTATTTGAAAGTTCTTTAATTTCATTTTTCATCAAATCAATTACATTTTCAGTTCTAGCTAAATCTCTTATTTTAGCATTAACATTTGTTCTTATATCTGTTAATTGAATCTTTTGTTTTTTAATTTCTATCAAAGTTTCATTATCAACTGAAATAGAATCATTTTCTTCTAAAATATCAGAATAAATTTTCATTCCATCAGCCCATCGTCTGATCGAGTCTGGGTGGCAATCTAATTCGTATTTATCAACTATATCTTGCCAAGAACAATCAATTAATTTATTTTTCTTCGATAGACAATCTTTGACAAAATCTTTTTTATTTTTTATCTCCATAATATAATCCCCTTTATAATCAATCTCTCTTATTAATTTCTATATTCTAGTATTCTTCATCAGCTACGATTTGCAAATTTATTCCAACTTTTCCAACAAATAGTTTTAATAATTCAATAGCACTATCAGAATCTAATGCATCTTCAGATGATATAGCTAATTTAACATTACCTAATTTTTTTATATCATCACACAATTCTTCAAAATTCATTGAAAAAGAAGGTATATCTTTCTTATATTCAACTACAAACACCTTTTCATTTTCTTCTTTAATACTAGCATTTTTTAATGTTAATTTATTTTGTTTTTTCATTTTCTCAATCTCCTCTGCATAATTATATTTAGATACAAGTTTTACTTGTAATTTGAAATGGCACAGATGGTAGGATTCAAACCCACATCATTCTGATTTGGAGTCAGATATTTTATCAATTAAACTACATCTGTATAAAAGGAATACTATTCGAGGTATTTTATTAAAAAGAGGTAACACACAAAAAAATAATATAGGAAGGTATAAAAATAAATAAAAGGGAGTATAAAATGAATTAAATTAATTATACCTCGAATAGATAAATAATTATAGTTCCTCATGGGATTCGAACCCAAATCTTGAATTAGTTTTACCAGTTAAACTATCGGAACACAAAGACTACATATTACCCACCACAGTAATAATGTAGTAAAATAATGAATTGTTTTAAAATATTAAAAGTTTAACGTCTAAATATTTCCATGCGATTTACACTAACTAGTATTTGTGAAGGTAGCATGGATTACCTTTAAATTCCACTTGATATAGCTCAATTGGTTAAGCTGAAATTCCTTGTAAAAGGTTTGACGATTTATGCACACCAACAGACTTGGTGAAATCGACTAATTTATCTTATGCTTTACCATTGCATAAGTTTGTACGCATTATCCCTCAACTTTACTTGCTAGGGCAAGGGGTTTTCTTTTGTAAGATTATAGCTAACAATAACACTCACTTACTCGTACAATACATATCTGCTAATATGCACTCAAGTTTCCCATGGAACATCGGTGGGTTTTCTTGATTTACCCCTATTGTAACACCATCACATTTGAGGATAATCTTTTAAAGAACATAGCCTTTGATGGATTGAATGAAGCAAGGATAGTTTATTTTTAGTTGGTCGTATCCTTAAAGACCAAATCAACTTAATCTAAATTCCATTGCTTTTCAGCTCATGTTTTAGATTATTAATTAATATATTTATATTATATCATATAATATTTTACTTGTCAATAGTTTTTATAAAAATTCTTTATTTTCTTTTTTAAATTTAGTAGTTAATTTTCCCATTGGTTTAGTATGTGCTGGAGTTGTATATTCTCCTTCTTTACCAGGAAGTGTACATTTTCTAGTTTGTTCTTTAACTTCTTTCTTTTCTAAAATAAATTCACCTATTGTAACTTTTTCACCTATTTCTAATTCCTTGTAACATTCTTTTGTTGTAACTGATAATATATCTAGTATATTATTAATAGCTTCTTGTGATAATTTCATATCTACTCTTTCAGCTACTTCTTGAAATTTTTTAATAACATCTTTTTTAAACATAATCTTAATCTCCTTTTCTTAATTTTTCTCACTGTAAAAAATAAACAAAAATTTTATATATAGAAATCATTGAAGAATCAACATTTTCTGTTATCCTTCATGTACTATAATGAATTAAGGTTGTTTCGGTAAACATATTTTGTTTTAATTCCAATGTTTTTTGTATGATTCAAAAATAATACGTCTAATTTTGTCTATAAGATGTTTTATGTATCTCAATGATAATTTATTCGTTTAAAGTATTAAAACCCCTCTTAGGTTGTTTTAGAGGGATTATTTTGTATGTTGCACTCCTTTAACTTTCATTAATTCACCTTTTATCAAGTAGATATATGTAACCTTTTAAAATCGACATTAAACAACTAATCCGTTATTTCAACTTCGTACTGATACATAGCATCATATAATTTTTGTGGAATTTTGTTTTTATAATAATCTGCAACCTCTTTAATACATTTTTCTTTGAATTGTTTGTAGTCATGAAACGCTTCATCGGGAGTATTATGTCTTTTTAAATTTATAGTTTTTCCTTTTCTTTCTTTTAAATCATATATATTACATCTAGCTCTAAATTTTCCAGTTTGTTTATCATAATGTACTCCAATAGGATATTCTCCTCTTGATTTATCTCTTTTAATAAATAATACGTTTATATTATTTGGAACAAAAACACAAGTATTTGGTGAATATATTTTATTACCTTTAACAAGAATATCTTTATCTAAACACATTTTTTCTCCTTCAATTTCATAATAATTATCATCAAACCATGATCCAAAGTTTTGAAAATTTAACAAATCCTTCATTACTTCACAGCCTTTATAAGTTGGATTTTTTTCGTGAAATTTAGGATTATAACATCTTTCTAACATACTTTCCCATGTATTATAACATTTGGTTTTCTTATTATTTTTACAAATTTTATATTTCCCTTCTCCTATATACCCCATTCCATATATTGTAGGTTCATAAGGACATCTAATTTTACCATTTTTAAAAACACTATAATAAGTATTTTTAAAAGTCCAATCATACTCTGGAAAATAAACGTCTATATCTAAAGAATTTCTATATTCCTTAATTATAATTTTACTTCCAAAGTTATTATAATTTTTTTCTCCAGTTCTATCTAAATATTTACTCATATTATACCTCCTTATTAAAACCACCCCTAGACATCGAAGTTAATTAAAAACCAATTAACTTCTCAGTCATACCCCATGAGGGGATTTTCTTTTTTATATTAAATTAAAGAGGACGCTTTGAGAGGGTACTACAGTAGTAGTCCCACGATGATTATCCATCCTCTGTCCTTTTATTAAAATTATAAAATATAATAATTAACTTAAATATAAGTTTTTCCAAATATTTGTCCACTTTATTTTACATTTTTTATTGAAATTTTAATGTTTTTTATCTTTTCCAAATATTTGTCCATTACATATGCATGATAGTCCAAATTGTAATTTTTTTATCATTTATTCTAGGTCTTGATTTTTCAATGTGTAAATTATAATTATTTTTAAGATATTCATTTATAGTTCCGCAACTTTTTTGTAATCTATTTCTATCATCTCTTAAATTTATAGTGTTTATTAATTCTTCTTGCTGTTCTTTATTTAATGGTTTGTTTAATAAAGATAAAACGTATTCTTCTATTTCATCATTTGTTTGTTTTGATTGTATTTCTTCTAATCTTATAATTTCTTTATCATTAATACCTAACCAATTTAATTGTTTATTTATGTATGAAATAGAATCGAAATCTTTTTCAAGATTAGTCATTTCAATTTTAGTTTTTAATAAATTAGCATATGTAACTTTATCAAATATAAATTGATTATTTTTATCTAAATGAATACCATTAGGAAGTTTATTTAATTTATTTCTAAATTTTTTATTGAATTCATTTTTATCAGCAATTAACAACTCAAAATGTTTTAATGTTTTATCAATAACATTTAATTTACCCCAAACTTGTTTATGTGTTTTTTCATCTAAGTATAAATTAATATTATAAGCTTCTTTTAAATTTTTAAATCTAACTCTACCTATGCTTTGAATTAAGTTTTCTCTACTCCAAGAATTTACAACTATATTCTTAACTTTATCATCCATTATATTAACACCATTGTCTAATAATTTAGTTGTAATTAATACTTTGCAATTAAATTTTTCTTTTGTGATTATATTGTTAAATTCCTCACTTGATTTCTTATCTCTTCTCCCTTTATATATCATCACAGCATCAATATTATTTGCTTGTAATTCCTTTAATAAATCTTTTCCCTTTTGAATACTAGCCACAAATATTAACCATTTATCTTTACTTTTATCATCGTTGATATGCTTGATTAATTGTTCTTGTTTACTGTATGTATGTGGAATAAGATAAGAATAATCTCTGTTAGTATCATATTCCCATATTCTACAATTTGATTTATTAATCATGTTGTCAAGTTGTTCCATAGTTGCACTCATAAATATTTTTATAGATTCTTTATTGCTTTTATATATTAATTCATTTAATGCCAATTCAGTATTACCTGTGAAACTATCTTCAAATATATATTGAATTTCATCACAAATTATATAATCATAATAGTTTACATTGAAATTTGATTCATTCATTATGTATTCATTTAAAGATTGATAATTCATCAATGTTATATTTTTTATTTGTTTGATTTTATCTAAATCTTTAAGATTACTAGGTATTTGCATATTATATTTCTTTAATAAATCATTTTTAGTTTGTCTTGATAAAGCTATTCTATTAGTTAAAATTAATACTTTAAATTCACTAAACACTTTTAAATTATTTATTTCATTAATATAAGGTATTAATGTATTTTTTGTAAAATAAGATTTACCAGAGCCAGTCTGTGTTTTGATTTTAATTATATCTCCCTTATTCCATTTTTTATATTCTTCCCCTATCACATCAGTAACATATTGTACATTTAATTTAATATTAGACATAACATTATTCTCCTTTCTAATCTCATTATTAATAAAGAGAGGAAATTAATCCTCTCTGTTTCTACTTTCTTCTATCCATTTTCCAAATATTTTTCTATGTTCATAGTAATCGAAAACCCAGAACGTCTTACGAGAGTGATAATGTGTTCCAGTGTCTAATGGTATCACCCCATTTTGCATATAATATATTGCTTGATATTTGTTGTATATGTACACTTTTCCATCTTTTTTCATATTAGAAATTCTCCTTTCAAATTATTAGGAGGAAATTAAATTCCTCTCATTCTATATAAATAATTAAAACTGTTTCGGTAAAGAGATTTTGTTTTAGAACTAATTCTCTCATATTTAATAATTAATTTAAATTATTTCGGTAAACAAGAAATGTTTCCTACTTTTTCTTATAATCTTTTTTTCTACATTCTTTACAAGCACTTTTTATTCCAGATTTAAGATTCTTATCAACATCAAATTCTTGTACTAATTTTATCTCTCCACATCTACAACATTTCTTATATGTACCTTTTACCTTGTTTAGATAATACCAATCTGTATATTGTTTTTCATATTCATTCATTATTTTCCCAATTATAGTATCCATATAACGTTTTATATTTTGTCTGCTTTTTCCTAATACTTTACCAATGGCATCTGGTTCTAATCCATTCTGTAACATATCTAATATTGCATAATGTGTTTCATTAAAATCACATTTTTCTATTAGTTTTTCTAAATCATAAAGAATACAACTTAAATCATTTTGAAAATCATTTTTTCCTTTTTTTATTTTTAATAATTCTCTCACTTGTTTTTTATCAAAGAAATCAAATTGATTATAATCAGCTTCACCACTATCTTTTAATGGTTGTTTCCATATTATTGGTCTAACTAATTCTTTTAAAGCTACATTAATATCTTTTTTCATTTCTCCTAATTGTCTACATATTGCTTTTGTTAATTTAAGTAATTCATCTTTATTTTCTGTATTTTCATCACTCAATAATTCTTTTATACGTTTTCTTTTTTCATTTAATACTCTATAACCTTCACAATATTCATGTATTATTGGATAATCTTTACCATATTGTTTATCAATAGCATTTACATTACTAACATCATAGGTTTTAACTTCTTTGTAATTTTTAGGAATCATTAACATAGCAAATTCTTGATTATTATCTGCTGTATTAATATTCTCTCCACCATTTTTTAAAGCTAACATATAATTTTTCTTTTCATTCTTTTCAGCTCTATCAAATTCTTCTTTGCTATTGTATAATCTTATTTTCCTTCCTCTACTATCTTTCATTCCTTCAATATCTTGATCTAGTATTAAGCTACCAAATGCTTCTAATGATTTAGATATCATTAGTTCACTATACAATGGTTCTGATGTGTTTATACATAATTTGACACAACCTAATTCATCTTTATCATCTTGTTGAGTAAATATAGTTCCCCAAAAATCATCTGAAAATTGTTGACTATCTATTTCTTCTATATTTAATATTTTCTTTGTTTGTTCAATAGCTTCTTCAACGCTAGATATTCTTTTATTTATTTTTTTAACATAATCATTATATGCTGTATTATTTATTCCTTCTTTATCGTATTTTCCTCTGATATAGCTTAAATTTTGCCCCATAATATTCCTCCTTTATTAATTAATATATTCTGGTATGTGTTATTAATTTCTATATTGAATTTTCTATTCTATCTTTAGCTATATTAAAATAATTTTCATCTAATTCAATTCCTATAAATTTCCTATTTAAATTTAAACAAGTCACCCCAGTTGAGCCACTTCCCATTGTAAAATCCAGTACTAAATCTCCTTCATTAGTATATGTTTTAACTAAATATTCTAATAATGCTACTGGTTTTTGTGTTGGGTGAGCAACTTTTTCTTTACTTCTATTAAATACTGTTTTATGAGTTAAAATATTTTTAGGATACTTTAATTTATTATCATTTCTATTTGCCGTTTTTGCCCATTGTCTACCTTCAGTCTGTGAACCACTTGTATATACTGATTGCTTACTTAATTGTTTCAATTCTTCCTCAGTTCTTTTAATCATTTGTGGATTATATACACATTGTTTTTTATAAAATACGGATATAGTTTCCACGGCTTTTAAAGGTTGTTTTTTAGCACTAAATACGCCACTAGGCCTATTTTTATTCCAATACCAGTCATATTTATAATTTTTCATATTACTTATTCTTAATTTACTACTAAATGGTTCAGCTCCAAATAATAATATAGGCGTAGTCTCTTTTGCTAATTTTTCAAGTCGTTGCCACATTTCATCAAATGGTATAGCATTATCCCATTTACAAGCTGTTGTTCCAATTTCAACCATACGGAGGGTCTGTAAGTATACAATCTATTTGTATATTACATTCTATTAATTTATCCATTACTTCTAAACAATCTCCATTTAATAGAATGTAATTAGAATCTCCGTATGAGTTGAAATCACCTCCTTTAATTAAATTATTTAAATCTATCATATTAAAAATCACCAATCCTTTCTTCCATAAGGTTATCACTCATTTACTGTTTAATCTGTTATTAATTTATATATTGATGTAATTTTTATCACATCATCTACTTATTATTGTTACCATTTGTTGGTATTTTTAAACTTAAATTCCCCTTTTTATCGTATAATAATGAAAAATTAAATACTATTAACTATTATATTTTAATTTTACCATATTTTTACAATTATGTCAACCATTTTTTAAAGAAAAATCTAAATTTTTTAAGATTTCTGACAAAAATAATTAAAAAAGTAAAGTAAATTTCCCCTTTTCTTAGTATTTCTTTAGTATTTATATATAGTATTTAATAGTCTTTACTAGTATTTAGACAACCTAAACATATTGATATTACTTAATTTGAGTTAGTTAAATACGATAAAAGGGGGATTATATGCGAGTTTTAGGGGAATATAAACTAGAAAAAGGGGATTTAAATGCGACAAATAGGGGACTATATACGATAAATGGGGTAATTAAATACGACAAAAAGGGTATTCAAATACGAGAAAAGAGGGAGTATAATATATGTGAAGGAGGATATTGTATGGATAATGACAAGATATTAATGAAAAATAATCACTTGATAAAGGCTAAATATAATTTAACATTAATACAATCGAGAATATTCATGGTTATATTATATAAATTACAGAAAGATAATAATGGTGATATGAGTTGTATATTAACTAGAAATGAATTAAAGAGCATAATTAATAAAAAGTCTAATCATTCTATCAAAGCTATGAATAAAATATTAGATGATTTAAGCGATAAATCTATTTACTTTAGAGAAGTTAAAGCTAATTCTAAATACTCAATATGGGGGAAATATAATATTATATCTGGTGTTGAATATGATGAAGAATATGATTATTTCAAAATGAATTGTTCTAATAGAGTATATGAGCTTCTAACAAACTATTTAAAAATAGGATATACCCCAATCAATTTAAGCATATTTCTATCTTTAAAATCAATTTATGCTCAAAGAATGTATGATCTATTAAGATTATGGAGTAACTCTAAAAAAATAATAACATATTCAGTTGCTGAATTAAAAGAATTAATGATGGTAGAAGATAAATATAAGAATTATGCTGATTTTCAAAGGAATATAATAACACCTTCTGTTAAAACTTTGAATAGCACTGGTATGTTTGAAATAGACTTTACAACTAAGAAAACTGGACGTACAGTAACAGATATAATATTTGATGTAAAAGACTTAGACAAAAGAAAGTATTTTGAAAAGAAAGAAATAAAAAATACAACATCAATGGAAGATTATTTTACTCAAGGAACTAAAGTATTGTTTGATAAAGATTTTGAAATATATAAATCTAATTATAATGATGATTTCTTTACTAAAGCATTTTATGATTCAGTTTCAATAACATTAGATAAAGATAATATAACAATCATTGGTAATCGTTCTTATAATTATTTTAAAAAGACAATGGAAAATAAATTACAATATTATATTGAATTAGAAGTAAATGAATTATTAGGTAAATAAAAATAAGAGGGAAACTAATCCCTCTTTAATATTATCCCATTATTATATTATTTAACATATAATCTGTTTCTTTTTTATTTAATTTATTATCTTCTTTAGGCTTAACATATTTTATGTCCCCATTAATCATATATTGATATAGAGCATTTCTAATACATTCATTCTTCTTACCATATGATTCAAGGAAATCCCATATTTCTTTTTCTTTTGGATTATCAACATTTAAATATAAACTAACTCTTTTTTTATTAGTCATATTAATCTCCCCAAATCATATTAGCTATTATTTCATTACCTTTTACATTAGTAAATAAAGGATTATCCATTACTATACCAGAAGGACTTAAATATTCTTCTATTAATCTTTTAAGTCTTAAACTACCTCCCCCAGTATAATAATTTTTATATGTTCTCCTATCCACCTTACCTTCTATATAATTCATTATATCATTTAAGAATTGTTTTTCTTCTATTTCAGTATTTTTAATATATCCATTATCAATTAATCTTTCTATTTCTTCTACAACCTTATTAGATCCTTCATCATTATTAAATCTAGTTCCAATCCTACTAAATAAATGTATTGTACCAAGTGGAATAGTAAATTTATGAGTTAGTTTACCTTTTTCGAAAGTAACAACATTAGTAGTTCTACCACCTATATCTATTATTAATAAATCTTCACTTCTTTGTTTCTCTGATAAAGTATAATAACTTGAAATACCCTCCCCAACAGCTTTAACATCATTAATATATATTTTATATGGAATTTTATTATATTCAAATTCTAATGTTTGATGTAATAATTCTTCTTTAAATAAATCAAATGCACCTAAAGAATCTAATGGAATGCCTAACATTAAATTAATATCAGCTTCAGTAATATCAATGGATTTAGCTATAGCATAACATAAATTTGGTTTATAATTCTTTAAAGCTTTGTTATTAGTATTATCAAATGATCCTTTTTCCATTGTGTAATATTCATTTTCAACAAATATAATATCTTCACCAAAAGGATTAATTTCTTTACCTTTTTTAAACGTGCTTTTAAATACAATTCCCATATTAGTCTTTATATTGTAATGACCTAAGTCAATTTGTAAATTAATCATTTTATATCACCTCAATAATATTGTAGCATAGATTTTATAAAAATACAACTTTATTTTACTGTTATTTTAACGTTATCTTTATATTTTATACCATATTTAATAAATTGTAATGTTATAATAACATCATTTTAACATCAAATATGCTAATTTTCATTTACCACTTTTTATAAATGTATTATTTGAATTTAATATTGATATTGTAATAAATTTAAAGCAATATTAAAAAATAATCAATTAGAATTAATATTTACACTTTTACACAACTTTGGATTGTTGAAATATTAGGATATTATTAAGTTAAAATAAAATTTATATATTTGATACTTGATAACAGTTTAAGAATGTTGGAATTTCAATGTTTTAATCGTTTAATTGGATTGATGATTTTATTTTGTTGAAAAATATTTATGTTGTATTTTAAATAAATAAACACAATTTGAAGGTGGTATGCGTTATGTTTGGATGAGATGTGTATTATATTTGAATGGCATGTGTATTATGAACAACTAAAATAAATTTCAACAAAAAATACGGGTAAAATTATAAAAATACCTCCCCTTCATTTATTAACGTATATATTAATAAATGTAATCCAGAAGTAATGCTTTACATGTGATTTTAAAAAGAAGCTTGTTAGAATTTGAAAAAATAAGAAGCTAAAAAGAGGGAGTAATATTTTAGTGCTAATATCATAAGAAAATAATTATTGTAAGTTATTGAAAAAAAATTTGTGTATAGAAAAAAGAATTAACAACAAAATACAAATACAAAATAATTATATATAATGCATACAACATAACAACATAGCAACATAGTAAAATATTAAAAATAAAATATATCTAGCAATGACAAAATAATAAAATATCATAACAATACATTTTTTCCAGTTGGCAATAAAAGGATCAATATTGATATTATGATATTCTCTAATGTGCTATTATACTTGTCATGACGTTCAATAAATAAAAATAATAAAAGAATAAAACATAATAATATATAATGATACATACTAATACATACTAACATAACAATATATAACTAATAGCATGATACAGATATACACTATATAATAGAAGGAAAATAATAACAGATAATAATATAATCCCTAATATACCAATATATAATAACAATATTAGATGCTACAATATAACAGACTTTCTATACGTCAATATAAAGCGTTATAAAAACATTCTAATATAATTTATCCTTAATTCAATATAGTCAAAATACCTTCTATAAGCCAATATAAGCTATTATAATTATAATCTATAAATAATATACAAATTAATAAATTATATCTATAAATAATAATTAATCCTTTTCTTAATCCTAAAGTATATTAAATCATACCTCTATTAAAATATATCTGGAGCAAAAATATATTAGGTTATAAGATAGTCAACTTATAATGGAATATTAATATAACTATTAAAAAAAGAAATATAATCCTATTCCAAATATATAAATAAAGATT